CTATAGATCGTCTACATAGGACTGGGTCTTTAAACCCTACAACACCGTCCCTATACCGGCTTACGCCTTTGTCCCAGGTAACGGGTGCACACTGGCTACTACTAGCCATTAAAATAAAAAGGAGCCCCCTACACCGAAGTGTAAGAGGCTCCCTATCTACTTATCCTACGAGATCTCTCTTGACGATCACCGCGCCAAGAGAGAATCCAACTGCCAGGTTCACGTATGTGAACAGGCAGAAGATTGCCATAGTCATGGTATTCTCCTTATTGTTAATGGTCGCATATACATCAGGTACATGCTAACCACTGAAATAAAAAGGGGAGGACAAGCCCTAAGACCTGTCCTCCCCAATGCGGACACCTACCGAAGCTCCTCCACTTCGACAAGTGTCCGCGCGCTCACCTCTGTGACCTCTAGGGCCTCAAAGGTGAGCTCCTCCAGTTCCTCACTGGAGGGGCTCTCCCCGAGGGGAGGGAGGGCCGACGCCCTCATCTCCTCCACCTTGGAGAGAAAGTACTCATATAGTCCCATAGTATTACCTCCACAGGAATAAGAGTCTTGGTCGCATACATCTCACACGTATGCTAGCCATTAAAAAAGAGAGGAGACCTAGCCTTACGACTAAGCCTCCTCTCAAACCCTGCTTGTTGCTCACACAACAAGCAGGGTGATCACCACAACTCCCCAGGCACTAAGCCTGAGGAGTTGGATGGCTCCATAGTACCTATAGTACATACCGCCTCCTTGACGGGTAATGGTGTCCTCCATTGAACACCATTAAAATAAAAAAGCATACTTTACCCCGGTAGGCTCCGAACAATAGGTTCCGATCTACTATTAACTATAACCACCCCACAATCTCCTATATATCTTGTCTAAATACGTATGCTGGCCCACATCTCCTATATGTACTACTGTTCCCTATAGGGGTGTGATGTGTCGCCCCCAACCTTCCTATATATTTTGTCTCTTATTCATCTCTCAAGCTCGCGCCCAAGTTTCCCCAGCCCTATTCCCTAAGAGAACTCTACCCCCTGCTTAGAAGCTGAATATGACGCGGCTATTCCTATTTATGATCCGGCCTTGAAACCAAGAGTGTATAATTTGTATTATGAGAAATATTTTCCAACTAATTTTAGTCTCTATATAGCCGGCCACCTACTGCTTTCTTTTCTAAAGGCTTAGAATGACAGAAGATCTACTCTATACTTATTCCTCGTCTCTACATTCACTTCACCAAGAAGTAGAATCACTACTACAGTTCCACTACTACCGCTACAAGTATCTTGTTGATAGATCTGAACTAGGCACTTCCTGTAGATATGCTATAGTCACTAAACAATTCGGAGAGAGCGAAGAAGCAACTCTTCGCAACTATCTAGAATCACTTAAAGATACTATTGACACTGCGCTTAACTCCCTCCCTAAAGAGACTGAGTTAACTCCCTAAACAGCGGCCCATTACCCCTTACTTTTACTTCTATTGGCTATGTCTAAAAAAGATACAAAGCAGGTCGGGCTAGATTTAGTACCTACTAAGGAAGAAGCAATAGCTGAAATAGCGGAAGTAGAAGAAGACTATGTCAACTATCTAGACCGGCTTTCCCCCAATAAACAACTAAGAATAAGAAACTCTGTACACAGTATGAGTCACGGCTTACACGCTGTAGCTCCAACCATGTGTCTTGGACCTGTAAAGTGTGTGTTTGTAGAAAGGTGCCCTATACCTGAAAGAGATGAGACAACAGGGGCTTTAGTATATGGTAATGACACCGACTATCCGATTGGTAGAGAGTGTATCTTAGAGAAGTTCTACATGAGACAGAAGATTATTGAGTATATGGAACATCTCAATGTAGACCCTAAGAACCCTATTGAGATGTCTATTGTTAATGAGTTGGCGTTGTTAGACCTGTATAAGAATAGAGCATTAATGATCTTAGGCGTAGGAGACAGAGGGGGGCAGGGCCGGGACTTTATGCGGGTAGACATAATAGGGTTTAATGAGAATGGTCAGGCTGCAGAAGTTGCTAAGTTGCACCCGGCTTTAGAAGTTCTAGAAAAGCTTGAGCGTAGGAGAGATAAATGGCTTACCAACCTTATGGAAACGCGGAAAGCTAAAGCAGATTGGGCTGCTAAAGTTGGTGGAGTTGGTAACGAGAGTAGGGTGTTGGCTGAAATAACTAAATTGCGGGAGGCATTGGGCCAGTTAGAAGTTGAAGAAGTAGAGCTAATAGCAGAAGACGACGAAATCTTATTAGACGACTAGAGCAGATGCCTTCACACCATTCGTTACTACAGAATGCATTAATTCTTGATATTGAGACCCTAGGGCTTAGAGAGGGTTCTGGTACCGTAGAGATGGCCCTGTATAGCTTAGCTACACAGGAAGCTACTGAGTGGAAGATAGCTCCCAATATGATCTTGGGCAAGAGTAACAGGGCTCAAGATCTTACACAGCTTTCTAGCACTGCTACAGACAAGCACGTATTCCACCCTGGGCTTAAGTTCCTAGGAAAGGCAGCTACATGGGATGATGTTGTTGTAGCTAAAGCACTTATGCTTAAGGGCTCTACTACAGGCGGTAGAGGCAAGGAAGCAGCTGAACAGCTAAGGAGAGCTTTCAAGGATGTGCCTGAGGGTAGGCTTGCCGGGGCGTTAGAGAGTATCAAGCAGAAAGATAAGTGGATCTATGACCAGCTTACTACTCCAGAAGGTCCTCTTGGAGATATGCTTAACCGAGGGACGCCGGGAGTAAGTAGAGAACAGCGTATCTTAGACTTACAGGCCTTTGGTTCTAAACTAGCAAGCTACAAGACTGAACTCACTACTTTAGAGCGTGTACTCTCTGCCGATTCTGAACTAGTTAAAAAGATGAGCCAGAATGTTACATGGATAGCTAATGCCAATTTTGAAGCGGCTCAGATTGGGGCTCACATCTCTGCTGAACAGCAGCCCCTAATAGACAAGCTTGTTGCCGAGGGAATGAATGAGAAACAAGCCATACGTAAGGTAAGGCAAACCCACCCTATGCTAGCCGCTTTGCCGTGGAGAAATCCCTTATCGTCTGCTCCTACTTACGTCACTGGGCCTGAAGCAATAGCAGCTAGAGCAGAAGCAAGTGTTACTGGGGATTGGAAGCCTGTCTGGAAAGCATATCTAAAGCATACGGGTGCAGGCGATGTACGAGATATAATCGATGTATTAAAGGCACGACAGTCATATGCAGTAGAGCTAGGCTTGTCTACTATGCCTGCTGGCAGATATGGGTCCTCAATGGATATTGCTGCTAGGCTTTTTGGGGCTACAGAACTAGAGGGCCGTGCAGCAGCAAAGGCTTTTGGAGCAAGAGAATGGCACAGGTCTTTAGAAGATGCCATTACAGAGGCCTCTATCTTAAGAAATGCTGTTGCCAGAACTGCAGATCTGCAGCATATAGCAGAAGGTACTGAGCATGGTAGAGCACTCATTCGCATGTATGAGAAGGGTGGCACGGGGCCACTAGCCAAGGAAGTAAGGTACCAAGCTCTACAAGATATCTTATACAAGCAGGGAGAGAAGGCTCAGGTTATCCAGCAACTTGATAGAGCCTTTCAGGATCTTGCAACAGAAGGGGTAGCACACCGCACAACTGGTGTGCGCAAAGCTGTTCCACTAGAGCTTGTGTCTAGAGCAGGCGAGACAGAGCATGTAACAAGGCAAGCAGCACAAACCAGACCCATCTATGATATTGCAGATATAGTAGAAGATATAAAAGCTTCTGGCAGATATACGCACACAGACATAGATGATGTATCAAGGTCTATGATTGATGCTCTTTCTAAAGGCGGAGGACTTAGAGAGGGGGCGCATGGTGTGGAGGTCGCAAGCGCCGATGCGCTGCAGAACCTAAGTGCCCAATATCTAAGCCGGCACGGAAGAGATCTAGAGCATAACTATATTAAGCAGATACTCACACAAGACGATAAAGCTATAACTAAGTTTTTAGGACAGCATGGTATGCATGAGCTGCCCAAGCTCCCCTCTGCTCTAAAGAGGGTAGGGCTAGGTAGAACAAGCAGTATGACTGAGCGATTGGCTAAGATTCCTAGTGGGGGAAGAACACTAGCAGCCTTTGCTGCAGGAATGGGTGCGCTTGGCGTTATGGATGTTATTAAGAATGGTCCAAGACATCAGCGAGGAGGTCCTGAATCTCTCCGCACCATGAACTACCAAGTATGGCTTGAGGGACAAGGAGAGTTTTACGGAACTAGAGATCCTAGGAAGACAAAGCGAGCAGGGATGTCTCCTACTGGTATCGCAGCTATGGGCAAGAGAGCATTTACTGATTTTGGATCTCCTTATAGAGGGCCTGTATATTCTAGTCATGTGTTTGAGCAACAAGAGCTTCTAGATGCAAGGGAGAAATACTTGCGTTCTTCTTTTGGTGCTAAGCATTACGATCCTGTGAATGGTCTCTTTGGTAAGGTGCAACAGATATGGCCTTCGCTTGGGGTCAATACGTCGGGACATTCCTTCTTGACACAAGATGTTCAAAGAGCAGATCCATCCAACTATGCAGGGTTACAGGGAGCTGGTCTCCAGAAAGTAAGTTTGTCTGAAGGAAACTGGAAGGTAAAAGTAGAAGATGCTGACACTATTGTTGTTCAGCGGGGTGGTATACGTGGTGCAATAGCAAGTTTCTTTGGGGCCAACAGGGGATTCAGCTTCCGCCTTGCAGGTATTGATGCTCCTGAAATAGTACACGGCAATGGTATATTTAATCTTAAGGGCTCCTCTATGCAAAGCCAGCCTAAGGGCGAGGCTGCAAGAGTAGCTTTAGAAGCCATGATAGGCAAGACAGGTAAGCTTGATCTTGTCTTTGATCCTACGAATGTAACCTATGGCCGTATGGTAGGTGCCGTCATTGGTGATGGGCAGAACCTTAACTTTGAGTTAGTTAGGCGTGGTATGGCTGGGGCACTTCCTTTCTATAAGAAGGGTACTGAGCCAATGATTGATTACCATTCTCTTGGTAGAATTGAGAAGACTGCCCATGGTGCTCAAGCAGGTATGTGGTCTGAGCCTTTCTTCCAAGCTGCTTATGATGTTACCGATGCAGCTGGTAGCAGAATTACGTGGGCAACCTTTGCCAATACAAATAAACTAGTAAAGAATAGCGCCACCATGTCAGGTGGCGCACTGATGATGAACGCACAAGCACAGGGTTTCTATAGCACTGCAGATAGCATAGCTGCTGCAGAGATTGGAGCAAGAATAGGCAAGCTTGGCTTTAGTGACGATGCTAGAAGTTCAATGCCTATGCACTATGCGCCAAAAGCCCCACACACAACCTACATGGAACAGTTACTTCAAGACACTGGTTCACTTACATCGACTCATGGTAGCACTTATGACAGAAAGCTAAGTAGTGGCACTGGGTATGGCAACTATGATAAATCTATGTCATTGGATCAGCTTAGCACTACCAACAGTATGTGGGGTAAGCGCAAGTTAGAAGCATATGAAATGTATGGGGTACGTAGAAGAAATCTTAGAAGCAAGATGGCTGCTGGTCAAAGGCACCAGAACCATCAGATGTTTAACAGCCCGATTGGTCACCACAGGATGTAGGCATGGTTAAAAGCGCACTATTAAATCTTCAGAACTATGTCCATGGTGGATTTCTAAATACTGCTGGATTCTATACTCTTGCTCCCGAGTATGGAGAAGGATTTAGCGACTGGAGTGATACTCGCCACACCAAGTGGGGCAATACCAAGTGGGACATATCTCGTGGAACTGGACTGGGTGGACCTCCTAGTTTTCCAAGAGGCAGGGGCAAGGTGGGGGACCCTGGGATTGGAAAGACTCTTGGCAGTCTCTTTGGACCAGCTCTTAGTGGGTATTTTATGTACCGAGGGTGGACAGGTGCAGACGGTGGTGAGGGCGGTGTTGTTGGAGCAAAAGATGCTCTTGCTTACGACATAGGAGTAATGAGCGGGATGCAGCGGTGGAGCCATGTGCGCCAAGCAGGTGGGGGAAAGCATGGGGGCAAGGTAGGCCAGTTCAGATATCGTAGTCGTGGTATGCCCGGCAGCATAGGGGTAATGCTTGGTGCTGGCATAGGAGCTAATCTTGGACAATCTGTGCTGGGAACCCCTGGCTCACTTATGGGCGGCTATGTAGGTGGTGCTATGGGTGCAGCTACTATAGGTTCGGGTTCGTGGCTGGCAGCCGGTCCAAGAGCGCTAGCAGCAGGTGCAGTAATAGGTGGGGCGGTACTTGTAGGGAAGGGGGCGTTTAGCTTGGTGAAGACTGGCTATAGACGAGGGGCAGCTCGCCATTCAATTGACACTGCTGGAGATACTTCTGCCTTTATGACACGCAACGCAATGACTATGAGAGCTAGGTCTGTGGAGGCTATGAGAAACTCACATATGAACGCGCGTCAATCTTTGGGAATGGAGGCGACATATTTGCACTCCTCCCGCAATTACTTCTCTAACTATAGGTAAGCATGAGTCCCACTATCAAAGAGTTACTTAGTGAACTCTATACTACTAATGAGTATGGATATACACATCAGGACCCTGCTGCGAAACCCGATCCTGCTCTTGCTGAACACTATAAAGAAGAGTATGGAATAAAAACTGATGTCCATAGAACTTGTATCAATTGTCAGATACGACAGATAGAGAAATATAAAAGAACTAAGAAAAATGAAAGTGCCTTTAAGGTAAGCTGCAACTTTATCCCCAGAGGATTACCTAATGGCTCCAAGGAAAAGATAAAGCGTCTTAGTGCTGCTAATGACATTCCTTATGATAGAGCAAGAAAGCTTCTTCTCTCTACAGTCGATCCTGTAGCTTGGGCAGAGCTGATGTTTGGTTTTGATGATAGCGATGAGAACTGGCGCATACGAAATTATCAAAAGGAACTGCTGCGTTGCACTAGTCTTAGAAATGTATGCAGGTGGGGGAGGCGCTCTGGGAAATCTTTTATAATGGCATTGAGGCTTGTTTACTATGCTTTCAACCTGAAAGTAAGCCGTGGTTTAGACGCAGAAGGCAACCCTGTAAGTCATGGTCCTGAGATCTTAATCATTACACCTTATCAATCTCAACTAACTGTTATCTTTGATGAAATGGAGGCCTTCATCAAGAGAAACGTTGAACTTAGAAGAGAGGTTACCACTGGTACAGGAGATAGTCTGTACATTAAAACTCCCACCTATAAGATGGAACTAAAAAGCGGTACTTCAATTAAGGGATTCGTGTCTGGGCTTGGAGTCAAGTCTGATGGTTCGGGTGGTGGTACAATTCGAGGCGGCTCAGCAGACATTATCTATCTCGATGAAATGGATATGATCCCAGATGATATTCTGGATAAAGTTATTACACCAATCTTGCTCACAAGGCCAGGCGTGGTGCTGATGGCCACTTCAACTCCTATCGGGAAGCGAGGCAAATTCTACAACTACGCACTAGAGCGTGCGGATTTCAAAGAAGATTATTACCCATCTACGGTACTTCCTCATTGGGATAGCGTAAAAGAAGAGATAGAATCTGAAACTACTGAGGAGGGTTTTGAGGCTGAGTACATGGCTCAGTTCGTTGAGGGTAACTATGGAGTCTTTCGTCCTTCATGGATACATGCAGCTCGGGCAGACTATACCTATGACCAAACAGCCAGCCAAGAGTTCCTAAGAACATCACTAGGTGTCACTGAGCCAGCCAATATGCTTACCTGTATAGGTATTGATTGGAACAAGAATGCAGGTACTGAGTTCTATGTACTCTCTTATTCTACTTCTACAGGCAAGTGGTATGGTAGAGAGGCAATTAATATTCCAGCTTCTAAATTCTCAGCTAAACGCTGGATGGAAGAAGTGGTACGGCTCAACCACAAGTGGAAGCCTGATTGGATCTATGCTGATGAAGGTTATGGTCACACAATCATCGAAGACTTACTTCTCTATGCTCATAGACTGAAGAGAAAAGAAAATAGAAACGAGATAGAAGAACAATCTGTGAGGCTTTCTGATCGCTTAGTAGCCTTTAACTTTTCAAAGACAATTGAACTGAGAGATCCTATTGATGGAACTATTATCAAGAAAGCGGGCAAGCACTACCTTGTTGAGAATGCTGTTAGGATTCTTCAAGATGAACTTATCGTATATCCTGAGAGCGATGAGGACCTAACTAAACAACTAATGAATTATGTTATCCTAAGAACAGCGCCTACTACAGGAAAGCCTGTGTATGGTCCAGAGAATGTTCGTGTTGGCGATCATAGACTAGATGCATTAATGTTGGCACTTGCAGGACTATCTCTTGAGGTGTCAGTATATAGTGGTAATCAACTTCCCATTTCCAGACCAAAGTTTATCAATAAGTCTTCAGGAGAAGGTTCTTATATGTCTCCCAAAGCAGAAGCAAAAGAAATGTTTAACGAAGCTAGGGCAAGAGGTCTCCCTGGATTTCCTAGTGTATTGCAGATAGTCAGAGGAGAGGGTCCCGAAGTAGATAGGCTTGTTAAGCAAAAGTATCAGGCGGAAGAAACCTTGTCTGGAAAACACTTCCGCAAGAGTAGAGGAGATATAGGACGTACTAGAGAACCAGATGCACACCAGAGTATATTCGAAGGACTTGCTTCTCATTCTAATCATACTAGAGGTCATGAGATGGACTTAGAGGGTATCAATGAGGTAAAAAGTATGTCTAAGCCACATCGTGTTGGTCCTAGAGTACGCTCTCGTGGTAGAGGCAACATTGGTAAAAAGAGGTAGACAATGGTTAGAGCAATGATGAGTAGGCTTGGTAAGCTTAGAGGGACGAGTAGCCGAGCTATAGATAAAGTTGCTGGTACAGGGCAGGGCGAGCAATTGTCCTTTGGCTTTGCTACTAGAGTAAAGCCGGGTGCCCCTCAAATGTGGGGAAAGACTGGAAGCGGTGAGCAAGCCTTACTCTTTCCTGATCGTGGTCCAGGCGCAATACCTTCTCGCCCCGCTCCTGATCGTGGTCCAGGCGCAATACCTTCTCGCCCCGCTCCTGCTAGTGGCCCTATGGCAGATGCAGTATCCGAAGCTACTAGTGGAGCATTGAATGCACAGGGATTAGGTGGTATGGCGCTCATGGGCCTTGTAGGAGGCGGAGCATCTGCTGTAACTGGTGGTGAGTTTGGTCAGGGAGCTGTAATGGGTATGGGTGTGGGTTATGGTGCAAGGAGTCTTATTACTACTGCTAATGTTAGAGGCCTTGGCAAGAGTATTCAAAGCAATGAAAAGTTAATGGCTAACGGGTATGCAGAGAGTTTTGGCAACTGGGCTTCTGGCGCAACAATGAGTGCTAGAGCTGCTGCCTTCTCAGGTGCCGGCCTTGGGGGCTTCTTCTTAGGTGGCAGTAGGCAACCTTCTCACGCTAGAGGCTTCAACCAGCATAGAGGCAATGGATTTTAGGCACAACTATGGCACTAACTCTTTACGATGAAAACCTAGATGCATTTACTGCGAATCCGTTAAGATCTTTTCATGACGGTTACTTAGGTGCTGCACATGAGCAAATCTTTTATATTCGGAATCATGATCCTGCATACTACTATACAGATATTACTATCACACCAGAAGTAACTGGTGGATATAACGATACAGGTGAGTTTGGTACTAGTGGGTGGGGCATCAAGCTGATGTATGGAAGGCGACGTCCTACTGAAGCTGAGTGGGATCTAGTGCGCTCTAGTGACAGTATCGGAATACCTGATATTGGCACTACTCAAGCAGCAGATACTTTTGCACAGCATCCTATCTGGGTACGAATATACTGTCCTGGTGGAGAGCTTGCTCAGATAAGAGAGAATATGCAACTTAGAATACGCTACTATGTAAGAAGTGTTGGTGCTTAATGGGTTTTAAATATGGCGAAGATGGGCATAATCCGTTTAGAGATCTAAAACAGCCAGAGTATAATCCAGAGGAAAATGACCTTAAAGCTTACTTCTCTGACAAGAGTAATCTTGAAAGAAAGGTAGAAGTACTCCAGAAATTACTGGCTCAGCCTATTATTCCTAAGGGTCCTGTAGTGCCTCTTACAGATGAGGAAGCTGAAGTAACAGAAGAGATTAGACAGGCCGCACTGTCTACAGCTAGACGTGTTCAAGAAGTTATAAACAAAACTGAACAGCGCATCGATGACTTACTTGCTGAAACGAATCCTAGCTTTAGCGTTACCCTAGACAGAAAGCCAAAGGTCAGAAGGGCAATTAAGGACGTGTTTGGCAACGCAGGGAGCAGGATAGTAGGTGCTCTCGATTTTGGTATGGCAAAGCCGACTACTATTACATACGAAATGTATAAAAGAGCTCTTAAAATGAGAAATGATTTCCATGAAGAAGAGTCCTCTGATATATTCCAAGACTAGGAACTATCTATGGGTTTTCTAAAGATGTCTATGCGTGGTGAAGAGCCCGAGGAGGACGGTGGGCCTCAAGGGCGTGAGGAAGACTACGAGAAACTATTTATGAAAATAGGTAGAGACTTTGTGCACAGGGATGATTTCATACGAGTAATGACTGAGGTGATGGATAGGCTTAGAGAGATAGACACTTATGTAGACGGCATAGACTACACGTCTAATACAGGAGCCTATACAAGAGGACTAGAGTACAAGCATTACTTGGACAACGGTCTTGATGGCAGCATTGCTTATCGTGACCTTATTAATCTGGACGATGAATAGTGGGCAGAAGAACCCCGCCAGAGTATAAGGGTGCTAACCTAAGTTTAATCATAGATACCTATGAGAAGGCTGCTATCCGTTCAGAGACTAGAGCGGGTGCATTAGTTGCTTCCTTGAGTCCGCTGTATGCATGCAGGCAAATAGCAGAGAGCAGCCAGAAGACGTTAGAGATGCTTGCAAAGAAGCACACTGAAAACCTTAGTGGAGTTGGTGAGACTCCTGAAGAGTCCTACGCAAAGCAAAGCAATACATCTAGTGCAGACGATTCATCTTGTGCGCCCAACACTGTAGAGCTAGAGCCAGTGCAGTCGAATTTCACTACTCCGCAAGTGCCAATTGCTGGCTGGGAAACCGATCCATGGGAAGCAATAGGAGACTGGCTTGGGCTCGATCCAGAAGTTTTAAATAGTACGAATATGGAAGAGTGCTTTGGCTGCGATCTCAGAATGGAGCTAAACTGGGAGTTGCCGTCTGTCAATCTTGTTCTTCCTCTACAAGAACTCCTCACCGATATGGAGTCTTCAATAGAAGGGCTGTCGGCTAGGATCGATCCATATGGGATGCTAGAAGATTTGTGTAAGTTTTTTGACGGGCTCAATCTTGTATGTATACCTGATTTGGTAACAATGCTTGTATCGATTAAGCTGCTTTTGAGAAAGTATATTACTTTTGGGTTAGAGCTAAAGCTCGATTGGACAGCTATTATTGGGCCCCTTTTAAAGATGATAGTAGACTCTCTTGCTTCGCTGGTAAATCAAATACAATCTATTGTATTGGCTCCAATTGACTGCATTCTCGGTGCCTTAGAAATGGGAGAGCAACTTATTAATCAGTCTGCAGATACTTGGAACACAGCTCTTGCTGCAGGGCAAGCGCTTGGTAGGTCAGTCTCTGCACCTGCTGATAGCGTTACGATTACACCAAATAGCGAAGTTGTATATAAAGCTTCTGCTGTACATGCCGAGGGGCAGACCACCTTCAGCAAGAAGGTAGCTGAAGCCCTCAAGGCCCCTAGCTCCACCGCTATAGGTTCTTTCGAAAAAGCAGCAAGTGGCTCAGGTGGAACCAAGACAGGCTTTGTACTGCAAGCCAATAGTACTCTTGAGGCAGCTTTAGAACAGCGGGACTTTCATCCTCCCGATGTTCTGCAGACCACAATCCTTGCCCTTAGGGATGCAAGGAAGTATGTAGAAGAACTCTTTGCTATGGTTATGTATTCTTTAAAGAGTCTCAACGCCTTTATGAGCAATGGACTTGGCTTTCAATTAAAGAATAGTGGTATGTTATTGCTATTGATGGACATAATCAGCCTTGTCTTGTTGGTCATGAAAATGAAACAGCAAGGTATAAATATTAAAGACTGGTGCAAAGAGCTTGATAATAAAGCGGAACATAGTAAATTGTTAAATGCTATCTCTTCACAGTACCCTGGAACAACAGTATCAATGGCAGAAGACAGACCAGCTATACTTATAAATGATAGAGAAATACCTTTATGCCCTTCCGACCGTAATCGAGTGGAGGGCAAAGAAGTATTGCTTGAGCAATGGCTGCAAGACTTAGAAAGCCATGTAGGCAGGGGATAAGATGAACTCTGAACTGTTTAGATTGGCTTTAGATGCCATTGATCTGCATGACAAGCCAAAGAAAGTTGGCGGTGCAGGCAGTGTCAAAAGCGTCAGGAACAAGGTGCTCTCATATACAGAGAGACATCGAGGACAATGGTTTAGACCTGAATACGATCTAGAAGAAATTCAGATAGCACAAGACACGGACAGTTATTTATTCCGGGCTCTCCAAAAGAAAACAAATAGATTTTTAGTTGCAGGATGGGAACTTGTTGGCAAGAACGAAGCGACACTTGCTTATGTAAAAGATAGAATTGGTGGTATTGAAGTTGCCACTAATCTTCCGTTTGATGTTCTCTTGACACAGACTGCTCATGATCTCATGCGTTATTCAAATTGCATGTGGGTAAAGGTACGCGATCAAGAAGCTTCTTCTGGCAAGGTTAGGACTGATGTTGCAGGCAATGAACTAGATCCTGTGGCGGGCTATTTTGTTCTTCCGTTTGAAACCCTACAGTTCAAGACTAAGCCTAATGGTGAGATCAAGAAGATTCTTCAAGAGACTCCCTCGGGCCAAAAGAAAGAGTTCAGACCTAAAGATGTAATACATTTTTATATAAACCGTAAGCCTGGATTTGCTATTGGCACACCAGAGGTTCTGCCTGTGCTCGATGATATTGCCTTGTTGCGCAGGCTTGAAGAAAATGTTGAAGAGCTTATCGAGTCGAGCTTGTACCCATTGTTCCACTATCAGGTGGGTTCAGATAGTATGCCTGAGCGGTATGGCCCTGACGGTCTGAAAGAGACGGATGTTGTCAAGAGTACTATCGAATATATGCCTGCTGGCGGTATCTATGTCTCGGACCACAGACATCAGATCCAAGCTATTGGTTCCGAGGGCCGTGCTCTAAGAGTTGAAGGATACCTTGACTACTTCAAGAAACGTGTCTTTGCAGGGTTAGGTATATCCAGTGTAGATATGGGAGACGGCGACACAGCTAATCGATCTACTGCACAAACACTTTCTGCCGGGGCAGTTCAGGATGTTGAAGCGCTCCAACATGTGCTAAAAACATTTATTGAGTTCTATGTGCTTGATGAACTTCTAAAAGAGGGTCCTATATCTAGCGATATTGTCTTGCCAGAAGATAAGGTTGAGATAAGGTTTGGGATTGTAGATAAGGAAGCGCGCACTAGGCTTGAAAACCAAACAATACAGCTATGGGCCAACAAGCTTGTTACTGAAAACGAAGCAAGAAAACAGCTTGGGCTAGAGCCCCTAGATGAAGAGCAGAGAGAGGGCAGCTACTTCAAACTGTATGAAGAGCCTCTCGCTATGCTAAAACTGCTTGGCAATCCTGCTGCTGATGAAGCACTTGCAGAATCATCTACATCAAGCATCACTACGCAGGGGGTCAAGAAACAACAGCAGGCAGAGGTATCTCCGCGTAGCACAGGGAGGCCTCCAAACGCAGCCTCCGAAGGCTCCAAGCGAGCTTCTGCAGCTACGGCTAGGCCTTCAAACCAGCACGGAGTTAGGCCCAGCCCCAAGTTTACCAATGATATTAAAGACTCTTATATAGAGGGTTTGCTCGTCTACCTTGACACCGGTGAAGTGTCCCAGTATATGATGTACTTTGAAACTCTTGAAAAAGAATATACCCGAGCTGCTGAAACTATCAGCAGAGCAATAGACAGCAGAGTTATAGAACTTAAATCTATGGGTTTGAGTTCTACAAGCATAATCAATAGCATGAATTGGCGATTCCAAGAACTTGATACCCTCTACAAGAACCAATCCTTTAATTGTGGACTCAAGACTGGTGCCGAAGTGAAAGGGCACGAAGACACCTATGCCAGACATCTACGTGAAATACCAAGCAAAGCTTGTATTTCTAACCACAACATAAGTATAAATAACTTATCAAAATTAACGAATGGTTCTTCGGAGTAATATAGATGGAAAATAGCATTAAGCTTATTGACTATTTTAAGGTTCAGCCAGATGCATCTTTGTCTTCCCTTACAAAAAGGGAAAAGATTACTCTTATAGACAATTATGTGGGCAGTGACGATTCGCAAGGGCTGCTTGTCACCTATGATCTTAGCCATTCGGGCAGAAGAATTAATAACCGAATCTACCCTACAAAGGGTCAGCAAGATGGTGTTGATACAGTTTTAAGTCCGTATCCAAAGCCCATTTTGCTTCATCATGACGGGCATGAGGATCCAGTAGGAAGATTTATACACGCTGAATGGCAAGACCTTTCTTCTGAAGCATTAGGTTTCTTTACTGATATCAATGCCTTTATGGAAGTCAAGCACGCCTTTCAGAGTGATCAACCCAAGAAAATATACAAGGCAATGAAAAAGCATGGTCTGCTCACCAATGATGAGTGGCCTGGGCTTGGCCGTATGAGAGTGCAGGCTCGTATCACAGATAAGGAAGCTATAGAGAAATTCCTCGACGGCAGATATATAACATTCTCTGCCGGCAGTACTACTGACCGACATGTTTGCAGTATCTGCGATGAAGACTGGACTAAGGGTGACATCTGTGAGCACCGACATGGACGGATTTATGATGGAGAAGTATGTGTCTTCATTACTGGCACCTTCAAAGTTATGGAAGGTTCAGTAGTGAATATGCCTGCAGACGATCTATCACAAGTGCTATCCATGGAAATGACTGGCCACAATGCTCTTGAAGGTCAAGATGCTTGTCATGTAGACTTAAGCACTATTTATTTAACTGATTCTACTTTCAGTTTTACGGAGAACAGTATGCAAAAAGCAACAACTGTAGCTACAGTTGAGACTACAGATGAAGAAGCCACAGCAGAAGAAGTTGAGGCCACTGAAGATTCAACCGAAGCTGTCAATGAAGACAACGAGTCTGTAGAGGAAGAGACTGCTGAAACAACTGTTGAAGCAGGCGCTGTAGACTCCGAAGAAGACAATGAGATAGTTAGCGAAACAGAAGAAACTATAACTACTGAAGATACTGACAATGAAGACCTTGGTGGTGTTGTTAATGCTGTAATAGCTAAACTAACAGAGCTAGGTATGCTCAACGTAGGGGCAAAAGAGGAAGATGGCGATACACAAACAAGTGAAGTTCAAGACGACACAGTATCCGTCACCACCAAAGCCTCGGAAGAAGAAGTCGAAGAAGAAACCCAAAAAGAAGTAGTGGACAAGGCAGATTACATATCTGCTCTTAGATGCATTAGCGAGATAGAAGACAGGCTGGCTGCAGTACTTAGTGCTCACGCAGAGCTTCTCGAAAAGAGTTTTTCTGATACTATAGATACAGAACGACTTGAAGTTATGAATGCTTGGTTTGATAGTATTAAGTCAAGCGATTCTGAAGAAGAAACAGTTTTAGAGTCAAAGAAGGTCGTCGAGGTGAAGAACCCATCTGTTAGTTCTGCTGACAGCTCTACACCAGGAGATGGCAAGAAGGCTCTTGGAGATTATGAAAAGAAGATTATTGATCAATACAATGAGATCAAAGAAGCAGACGGGGCAATCACAGCGGAGAACTACCTTGAGAGTAAATCACGCTACCTGCCACGCGGCTTTCATCCATCAAATTATTAATTAGGAGTTAATCCATGTCTGTAAAAAGATATACAGCGAGTTTTAAGACTCGTGACGATGTTTTCGACAACATCACACCAAATAATGTCGTCCAGGCACCTAGCGGTGGGGTTAGCTCACCTGCTGGTGAGTGGAAGCCTGCCGCATGGCTGCCTATCGTATGGACGGGCGAAGCTAGCGATGACAGTTTTGTCATCTCAAGCGGCAAGGTAGTTTCTCTAGATTCAGAGGGGCGAGTATGTCCTTCTGGTTATCGTCATGCTGATCGTGTAGCTGCCGCTGATATCTGGGTCACATATGCTGCCGCCGATGTATCTGCCGGTGTTATTGACATTGTCACAGGTGATGCAGTCACTGCTGCCGGCACTCGTACTGCATCAGCAGTTGCCTCTGGCCTCCTTGCTCGTGGCCTTGTCCGAGAAGATGACTTTGCTGCAGGCAATTGGGGCAACGGAAGTTCTTTCGTAGCAGCCACTGATGCTGATGTGGCACTAGTTATCCAGTCATTTATTTCACATCCAGTTGGGGTTTGTGCATATGATGTATTCCTCTGGGCTGGCGATCAGTTCGAAGACAATGTTCTTGCTGGTGCGTCTGCTGGACTCAACTTTCACAACTACCAGAAGCAGCACCTTGTACAGTTCTTTACTGACGTACAAATGAGAGTACCTAACCTTACTCATGCTGCAGCTACTAATATCGATATTCATGGGGCAACTGGTTGGGTAGCAGGCACTACCACAGGGACTACTTTCCCGTCGCCCGGTATGGCTGGAGCAGCTTCCCTTTTTCTAACGTCTACACTGCTTGCAGGTTTGAGCCGATATGACGGTGTCATTTCTGCTGGCGATACTGTTGTTGGGTGGGCACTTGCGAATACACCGCTTGCAGGGAATAATGCTCTGTCTCTTTGGGCAGAGTCTAGTTCGGCAAGAGCCGCAGAGTACCTTCTGAATCAGAAGAATAGCCCCTCGGCTCTAAATGCTGCAGGAGATTATTTTATCGATGTGGATGGTGGCTTGCTACTTGTGTATTCTGCAGATGGAGCAACCGATCCTACCGGTGCTGCTACTAGCCTCACCTATTATTACTACACTGTTACCAATCCTGTAGGATTTACTGCTGCCGACGTTATGGATCGTATGATTCATATTGATGGTGCTCTCCGTCCCGGAGATTTCGTATCTTACGATTCAAACAGTAACCTTGCTCCTGCTTCCGTAACTGCTGCTACAAATATGGCTGGTATACTTGGCCGTGTCTTAGCACTGGTTCGTGAGCCCAAGGGACTACTTGACCGCGTAGAAACCGCATTCAGCGGCTCTAGCTTCTCAGCATCGGCACAGATGCCTGGTACAGCTACACAAGGCCTTAGCGACCTTCTTACTCTGAGTCCAGAGGATGTGTCCGATCAGATCGCTATTGTCAATATCAAGGTTCAATAAGGAGATTATCATGAACTTGAAACTAGCAGATGGTCGTGATATCACACTGCCTTCCAATGAAGATGCGGCAGCTCATTATGTAGCTGACCTATTCCTCAATAGAGGACAGCTCCCTGATAGCGACGATAAAGTAGAATGGTCGTCTTTCGCAGAGACAATCTCACCAAAGAACAGAGACCTAGTTCGTAGTTCCGAAATCACTCCCCTCCTTCAGAAGGCTACAGAGATTCTCATTAGAGAACCTGTTGAGCCTCTGATGGTGGTTACCTCCCTCTTCAACCGTGTTCAGTCTAAAGGGCTTAACACTCAGGTTCTAGCTGGAGCAATGGGTGCTGTCTATGCACAGGACATCCAGGAGCACGGAACTTATCCTGAGGTCAACTTCCAGATCGGCGGTGCTGTAAGCACAGCATGGATTGGCAAGTCTGGTATCGCAGCTGCTTTCACTGATGAAGCGCTCCGCTACTCCACATGGGACATCATGGCTATTAACCTGCGCCTAATGGGGCAGGCTCTTGTACGCCACAAGGAGCAGAAAGCTGTTGCATTCCTCCGTTCACTCGGAACTGTCCTAATGGACAACGCAACTCCTTCTGATTCTCTATATGGTGTTTGCACTGGCCGGGATATTGCTATGGCTGCCAATGGCTCCCTATCTATGGAAGACCTAATGCAGGGCATGGCTCACATGTCTGAGGAAGGCTTCCCGCCTGATACGCTTCTAATGCACCCGCTCTTCTACTACAAGTTCCTACAGGATCCTGTACTACGAGCGATGCTGCTTGCGCATGGTGGTGGAGCTTACTTCAATCCTTGGAGTGGCAACCCCGGTCCTCAGAATCCTTGGGACAATGGTGCACAAGGTGGCAGAGGCCCAAGTGCTGGCCACTCTGTAGTACCGGGTGGTACTACTTCTGGTGCAAGCCCCACTGGTCTTGCAGGTAGGTCTAACAGAGCTAACTCAGCTCCCAGCATTCCTAGCTACTTCCCGTTTGGATTCCGGGTTCTAGTGTCACCTCTTATGACATATGATCCCAGTAACCAAACTGGCGACATTATGCTTCTCTCTGGCGGTAACGTTGGTTTCCATCTTGTAGATGAGGATCCAACTACTGTTGAGTGGCGTGATGAAAGTGTCGAAGTGGTGAAGGTCAAGATTCGTGAACGCTATGGCTTTGCTGTCGCACACGAAGGCCAAGGCGTTGGCGTCTTCAAGAACGTTGTCATGGCACAGAACCACTTTGATGGTGCAGTAAGTGTTACTGGTAACGCAGCCGCTATTAACCGCAGCACTGCTGTAGTTTAGTGAACTGGGATAGAGGAAACGTTTAGTTATTGGGGGCGGGGCTCTCACAGAGTCTCGCCCCTCTTTGCTTGCGGAGATACTATGGGCTGGTTTTCAAAAGAGACCCTTGAGGAAACAGATGCCTTTCTGCATACTCCAGATCCAAAGAACCCTTATTCAGCGGCTGTTGTAGATGAAGGCGAGTTCATAACTATTAGGCCTAAGATAGTATTAGAGACCCTTACCGACGAGGATACTGAAAGTGGCAGCCCCAGAGATAAGCTCGATATACCCTAATGATGATTCTACAGGAATCCCAGTTGGGGCAGATGTCAATATAACATTTACTACTGGCGTTGATTTATTTAGTGCCAAGGCAAATGTTGTTATCTATGGTCCTGACTTTGACAGAACCTCTGGCCCTGATAGTGCCCTCTGGATCGATAAGCTAGGGAACAATCCCTACTACCTGACAAGTCCTTCGCTAACTGGGCTTGTAGCGTGTACATATTCGCTAACGTATGTAGACGGCAATGGTGCTGAAGTAAGCCCCGCTCTCTTGACGCTTGCTGCCGAGCAGGCCGGTGACGGCTCAAATGCCTACAGGCACAAGTTGGTTGTTACACCAAGTCAGCCACTTGCACCCGATGCAGACTATAAGGTCTATGTAGTCGGCAATGCAGAATCGGGAACCTCTAGGGGTATTTCTTCTAGAACTGTTTTCGATATAGATGCTTCTTCTGCAACTAGTACAACTGCTGGCATTGCTATTACAGGTGGTTATACAGGAAGTGCTGATGATCAGATTCTAGTAAAGATTACAACAGCGGGAGATATTGGTACTGCAAAATATAAGTGGTGGTACAGCTCTGCTGGAGAGCCTTCTGCAACAACTGGCAAGCTTACTTCTCGCAGATATAGACGATTAGAAGATGGGGTGCAAATCAGGTTTACTGGTTCTGCTTTCGTCTTAGACGATCAGTATACTGCTAATGTATACGGAACAGATTACTTAGCTAGCTCTTATACCTTTAACTTTAGCACTGGCAGTGGTTCTATTGTAGAGGTTCCATCCACGGCAAGCACTTCAATTATTGGTACAGAGTCTGCACTGACATCTGCTGCAACTGCACTAACGGTCGTGTCGATGTCTCCAGAGGATGGTGCTGTGCATCAGAGCTCTAAGAATTCTAGAGAAATTAAGGTTAAGTTTTCTGGCGCTTTGAATAGTACTACCGTAACAGACGGTGCAGTAACTGTACTCGCTTATCCAGTGTCTGGACATTTCAATACATCTATGGGAACTAATTCTAGTGAACCTGTAGAGCTACATAAGAAGTTATCTGTATCGGGTGATACACTAACTATTGAGTTGTAGGAGGGTCTGTGGCTTACCAAAGAGATTGTGTTCCGGCTGGCCAAGACATAGTGCTCCGTGCCATCTTTAGTGACTCTTGTGGGGAGCCGGTAGACCCAGATGCCAATACTCTTGCTATACACATATATAGTGGCTCCAACTTAGCAGCTAACGCAACACAGCTTGCTGCTGACATTACATCCTATGGTGCAGATCCATCTACAACAGGATTATTCTCTGAAGCTACGGTAACTGTTGCTTCAGCTAGCGTTACGCGCATAGCCACTGGCTTCTATGAGTACATATACACTGTGCCTTCATGGAGCACCACTATTGATGACGACGATATAGGTGGCTGGGCAGATATTTGGGTTGCGCAGACAGGGGGTATGCCTATTGTTGCACAGCTCTCTTTTTCTGTTGCAGAACTTGGGAAGATCAAAACCCAAAGCATAGACGGAAATACACTTGTAGTCATTTTGCTAGACGAAGATATTGCAGACACTAGTGGCAATACACTTGGCGAAGAAACACAACTGTCTTTCTCTACTGAGTACAGTCCTTACTATGCATCTCCCGATCTTATTAGGCTGGAATGTGGTGGATGGATAGACGGTGTGCCTGATGAAACGCTTAGCTTGTTTATACATTGGTCATCACTGGAAGCAGATGAGCTTGTAGGGAACACTAAGAATCAAGATGGCAAGAATCTCAGTCTAGCTAAAACTAAGTTTGCCATCTATGATGCAGCACTCAGAGTATTGTTACTGCCAGCAGACCTAGGTGGGAAGACTAAGTCGCTTGGCGATCTTCTTATCAAGAACAATGATAACTTCAAATACATTATTGACGATTTGAAAGCTAATAGGTCTGAATGGGAGCGTGTTGTTAATGCTGGCGGGGCTATCGTTAGAGGACAGGGCTTAGCCCCTACCTACGCTGTGAAAGGAGCGAAGACCTCAGGGGGAAGAAAGGTAGGCAGACTGTGGAGATCTCCAAGAGAGACCACGTTTGATCAGCCTACAGTAAATAAGAAAACTATTGAGAGTGGTGAGTCCCGATATAAGTTCCGTTTTGAAGACTTGGATTAGGTATGGCATTCAAAAGAAAGCTATATCCTACAGCTAGAAGCAATAGCTCTAGCCAATCCAATGAGATAGATCTAAGAACAGAATTTGACGACTTGATCTTAGGAGGGGCCACATCTATACCGCATGGTAATAAGATTTTAATAAGAAGAATGAATCGTGATTCCAACAATAGCTTAATGCCTTGCACTTGCGTAGATGCAACAACGGGAGAACCAGATATGGAATCTGAGTGTCCCTTCTGTTTAGGGGAAGGATTCTACTGGTCAGAGGCTTGGGGCGTAGCTTATTCTACTTATGTTGGTGCCGATGGTGGACAGGCGAACCGAGTTAGAGGTTTGGCGCCTGGTACGATTAGAGTTGATTATAAAGTTTTCTATATGCGTTATGATACCAACCTATCTTACCAGGACAAAATCATAGAACCTCGGCTTGATAGTGAGGGAGATCCAGTAGTACCATACACAAGAGAAGCAATATATAAGCCACAAACTATAGTTGATTACAGATCTGATCGAGGAAGAATAGAGTATCTCGCCATTTATTGTCGAGAGCAGGATGCAATAAGACCATAAGCCATGTCTGATACAGAAGTTTCACATTTGTCAGAGTCTCTTTCAAAAGACTTGTTAGCCTCTAATAAAGAGGCTGTGTTTACAATTGCAATTGTGGATCAAGGAAAGGTTGTGCACAAGTACGAGCTTCCTGTCGAGATGACAAACCCTTATGAGTTTGATGCAACACACTTCTTGCCTAATGTTACGGCAATGAGTCTGCCGAGATTCTTTAATATAGCCAGTAACTTAATTACAGATGCTCAAGTTAGAAGCGGAGTGGACGCTTCAAAGCGGGTCAGATTAATAGAGGAGTACCCACCAGAGCCTTTCGACAACTATGGAAACGAAACAATTGCGTACAGAGTTCTTAAAAGAGAGCCTGGCAAGATGAATACAAAGGGGACTGGTAGACCCCAGCGAAAGTCTACCTATTATTATGATCTTGTGTCTGCACTCAACCCAAGCAAAGTGGTTGTGGTTGAGTCAAGACCTGTAGATCATTCTATTGAGTTCACTTGCTGGGGCAAGAGCAATAAGCTTGCTAATAGCAGAGCTTTATGGTTAGAAAAATTATTTATAAATCACTCTTGGGCCTTTGAAGTCCAAGGCGTCGAAAGATTCTTTTGGCGTGATCGTGGTCCTGATACTTATATGACAAGTGGAGGACAGCGTCTTTTTTACAGACCCGTCAATTTCTTTGTTCGTTTTAGAGAGTTTGAAGTAAAACTACATCCAATGCTCAAGACCATTGAGTTTGAATTAGGACTCTCACAAACAGATTTTAGTGATGTGACGGGCGCATGAAAACAAGAATTTTAGGAGGTTAACATGCCTTATGATAGTATTCCGGGGGTTGGCGCTACTTATGTAGATGGCGCATTCGCAACGAATGCAGCTTCAACACAACCCCGTATTTTAATTCTTGGTGCTGCTTCACAAGGACTTACTTATGAAGTGTACCAAGTATCAGGCACCAATGCAGCCGAAAAGGAATTTGGTGCTACATCTGAAATGATGAAACCCATGTGGGAAGCTATTGCACAAGGAGCAGATAATGTTGCTCTTATGCGCATTGGCGGAACACAGGGAAGCATTGTTATACAAGCACAAGATAGTACCGGAAACGATGTTGGCGGCGCGCTCACCATAACGCCTGAGTATAGAGACGATAATATTCTAAGCAGGTATAAGCTAGTGCTTACGCAAAGTGGCGGTAGCACACGAGTGATCATCTGGGACGACACTGACAAGGCCTTTGTATATGACTCAGATGAAAAGCTTGCTCTTGATTTGGGCATTGTTCAGGTAGAGCTAAGTAGCACTTTCCTTGGTGAGACTCTGGGAGATGTAGACGAAGTAGATGGCGATAGCTATACTTGGGCTACAGGCGTTGGCATAGGAGCACCCACACTTGCACAGATAGGCACTGCTGACGTTGTCTTTAGTGATATAACTTGGGGTACTGGTGCTGCTGCCTATACTGGAACAAGAGTAGCTGGCTCAGACGGTGCCTCCATGTCTCTGCCCGAGCGCTATGCTGCTCTTGAGTATGCATATCAAATGTTAGATTACAGAGATGGTGATATTGTCATTCCTTCTGGTGTCTTTTTTGATGACTCAAACCTACTTACAGATCAAGTGGGTCAGAATTGGGCTTCTTTAACTACCCTGCTTACAGGTGCCGATCTTGCCGGCATTACAGGGGCAAGTGCTGTCAAGGCCGCACCTGCTAGTGGTGATGCAGACGACTGGCTTGGGTATGCATGGCAATACTTGTATAAGGGGAAAATTTATACTTTTTTGTCAGACAACACTGCGCTAGCCTCTGCTAATGTTATTGGGCATAATACTTTGACTGGAGATGATGTTCCTGCTGCAGTCTATACTGCTTTCAATGCTGCAGGCGCCAACGAGTTCCGTGAAGTCAACTTTGGACATCAGCTAGCCACGTTCTGCAACACTGCGTCTACAGTATGGTCTACTATGTTAGGCGTTGTCTCTGTAAAAGAACCTGATGGATACAGTCGGTCAGATGTACAAAGCTGGGCAGGAGCACTTCCTGACTACTCTGCTATTGGTCTACAAACAGGTATTAGTTCCTCTACAGACAATGGCGTAGGACTGCTTGGAGACAAGTTCTTAGCTGGTGAAGCTGCTTATCGCAATGCACAGCTAGATGAAGGCAGCGCTGCTAACGGATTTGCTTATGGTGGGCTTATCAAGACTAAGGGTGGAGCTCTCCCCAGCAAGTTTGTTTATGGTGTTAACGAAAATGATGAAGCCGTAGACAGTAATAATAAGCCAGTCGATATTGGAAGACACTTACTGGTTTGCTATGAGTACCCAGTACATACCAATAGTTATAACGGTGGCAGCACCTACCAAGGGAACCTATCTGGCTCACTTGCAGGTAAGCTTACTCAAATTTCTGAGAAGGAAGAGCCTATTGGTGTCAACGGTCTTCTAAGGGCAATATCTGACCCGACAAGACTAATGCTGCCAACTGTTAATGATCTGGCTAAGATTCGTATGGTTGGTGTGCGTCGAGAAGAAGGGCTAGGCAATATTCTTGTTTCGGTCAAGACAGCTGCCCACCCAGACAGTGACTATAGTAGACTCTCTACTATCCGTTCTGTTAACAGAGAGATCACTGGTATCAGAGAAATTGCCAAGAACTACATTGGCAAAGAGTTCTCTAGCACTAGACTGATTTCTCTTCAGACAGCTATTGACGGATTCCTAAAGGCAGAGAGAGAAGCTGGTTTCAACCAAGGAGCAGTAGTCTCACTAAGCTACACCAGAGCTGATAAGATTATGGGACGTCTGACAATTAAACTAAAAATGATTCCTCCGTTCTCAGTTGAATCTATTACAGTCGAGACTAGCTTGGCTGCAGATGAGAGCGAGCTCTAATAATAAGGAGAATATAAAATGGCAACTCAAAGTTCACTAGAGCTATCTCGTACATATACGAGTTTCTCTGGAGTAGACATTAGAGCTATTGTTGATGGCGAACCTATTGGTCAGCTTCAAGCTATCTCATATGCAGTCCAGAGAGAAAAAGCCCCTATCTACGTAATGGGTAGGGTAGATCCACTTTCCTTCTCTAGAGGGAAGCGTGGTATCGCAGGTACACTTATCTCGCTTATGCTTGATGAGCACCTATTGCATAGCGCCCCTTGGGCTGACAAGCTATTTCTTGCAGATGATAATGAAATTTATCCTAATGTATCTAATTTCAATCTACAAGATGTGAGCACAGCAGGAGATCTAACAGACGCAGAGCCAGCTTTCAATGAGCATCATATAAATGACAACTATTCTGCACAGAGCCCATGGTATGTAGACCAGATTCCTCCTTTTGATATTTCTATTGTTGCAGTTAATGAATATGGTAAAGCTGCTACAATGCGCATCTATGGCGTTGAGATTCTTAATGAAGGTTCTGGATTTTCAATTGATGATATTGTTATTGAGAACCAGATGACTTATGTGTGTCGGGCTGTCCTCCCATGGAGAAAGCTTGGCGAGTGGGAGCTACCCGGTAGTGGAGCCTACTCTGCTGCATCCTAATACCTAAGCAAACAAACAGGTGTGAGTGGCGGCTCCTAGTCGCCCTCCACCTTTCCTTTTTGGAGTCTCTTTATGTCTAACCAATGGCGCTATTCTTATTCTGGTGCAGATGTAAGAGCTAGTGCATGGTTTCCACACAGCATAGAGGATTTCAACGAAAAGTCAGCAGAACTTTCAGAACAAGCAGATAGAAAAGATAGCAACATCCGACTCGGAATAGCTGCGTTGTCCCTGGCTAGACAACGCTCTTCTGCTGGAGAGGATCATCAGCTTGTTGAACGTGGTATGCGCGAAGTTAATAGACACAGAATAGAAGCCCAAGCTGCAGAGGGTAGAGTAAAGGAACTGCAGAACGCACTACAAGATACTGGCCCTTGGCCCTTAGAATCTATTCATACTGTATCCTTCTCTGTACATGAGCCTAGAGGGGCTGCAAGAGCGTTAGGCTATCGTGGAGTAAAAGGCTTTGCTAGTTCTGTTAGAACTATAGCTGGCTCTATGATTTTCACAGTTGTAGAAGGTCACCCTTTAGAAACTTTAATGCTTAAAGATGATGGCGCAAAGATACCTTGGTCTATAGACTATATAGATGGCTCTAGGGGTATAGGGGCTATTGCCGGAAGTGACAAGCTGCAGCCAACAGATAGGACTGATATTAAATTGGCGACCATGCTGTCGCCTTTTAATGTATTGCTGATATATCAATCAGAGGTTCCTAGAACTTCTCCGAGTGGCTTGCAGGCTGGTGGGGCAGCTCTTATGCTTAAGGGCGTTCAGCTTATGACTGAGGGTATTGTTACATCAGTAAATGATATGGTTACTGAGATTGTGTATCAGTTTGTAGCAGAGGACTTAGCTGAGTTTTCACAGCATCATTTTAATGTTCCTGAACATCTTATCACCAGGAGTGAGGAGCGCAGTATCTTTATGAAAGCATATGAAGAAAGCAGGAATGTTGGCGTACTTGATCTCTTTCCAGTAGAAAACAATACTAATGCATCAGTACCCAAGAGAGATGAAGTAGATGTAACCATCGAGTCAGACTAGTATGCCTTCTTATGGATACGAATACTTTTGTGGGGCTAATATTCTTCTAGCTGTTGAAGGCCAAGCTCTAATTGAAGCAGCTGCTATCTCTTACAATCTAATAGATTCAAGCGTACCTATATATGGATACTCTTCTAGACTCTTTGATGCGGTAGCTCCTGGACAAAGAATCATACAAGGTAGTATTGCAATAAACTGGGTGCATCCTAACTATCTGTATGGTGCTATTATTGCTGGGAAAACCAATAGTGGGGTTCCGGCTACAGCTGATCCTAGTGATACTTTTTCAGACCCTGCCTTCTTTGAGAATGTAACTAGTAGCAGTGTTACTGCTTTAGCAACATCAGCAGATACGGATAGTGAAGCCTGGGAAGAGTATACTAAGTCTCTTAAAAACAAATGGTGGGGCGAGGAGCCAGGGCGAGCAGTTACTCATGCTAACGCAGACCCATTAGATTTACATAATATAAACATAGATATAGTATTTGGTGGTAAATATAAAACAACGTTAATATCTGCCTATCTTATTGGCAGAGGATCCGCTATACAAATAGATGAAAATGTTATACTAGAAGAGTACCCATTCTTTGCACGAGACTTAGAAACTACGGTACTCTCATAACGGAGTTTAAATTAAATGAGCATATCTGTACAAAAAACAGACCCACACACTATTGCTGTTGGAGGCACTGTTAGCCAAGAGCAAGTAGAGGCCCTTGATGGCATCTCTATTGGAACTGATGACATTCTTGACAACATGGAACTGCTCAATGAAGAGTTGTCAGAGACTTATGCATTGGAAGAATCGGCAGAAGTTGTTGCACAGACGCTTCCACAGACTACAGCCCCTACACCACCCCCACGAAACAAAGCTAGGAAGCAGATAAAAACTGCTACTCAGCGAGTACCAAGAAGTGTATCTCGCGTTGGCTCTGATGAAGCAAGAGCAGAGATTATAGAAGAGAAGAAAAGGAGCACTATGCCCGTCCAAGAAACTGTTACTCACGATAGCTTAGACGCAGAACTTGCCGCACTAGAACAGCAGCTTACTACTCTGAAAGGAACACAGCCAGTTGCCACCGACACTAGTGCTGAGGGCCTTGATGTGGGAGACGGTATGCGTGAGCAGATAATGGAACTGCTCGGAAATACAGAAGGCGCTCCCACCGAAGCACAAATTGCTAAGTGGAAGATTGAGTATGGTGAGAATGGCGTCCACGTATTAGCGCTTGGTGAAGGTGATGTTTATATCTTTACTCATCTAAAGCGTGGACAGTGGAAGAAGATTCAGGAAGTAATTGCCAAGATGCAAGAAGCAGGCAGTGCAGGCACTGATCTTGAAGACACACTAAAGGAGAAGGTTGTGCAGCATTCTGTATTGTGGCCTCGCCCCCTCACTCTAGAGTTCTTCTATAATTCTAGGGCAGGAGTTATGGATAGTCTTTACCAAGTTATCCTACTCAACTCTTACTTCCTTACTCCTCAGCAGGCGATGCTACTCACAACTTCACTCTAATGAGGCGTCATGAACGTAGACGCAATCTTAGATGCAGACGGGAATGTATATCGTACACACATCCCTGATTATAATGTATCGTTTTCATACAGGCTTCTAACTCTTAAAGAGTACAAAGTCTTTCGCAGTATTAGGGACGGGGGCCTTGTGTCCCCGTTCACTATTGCCGAGTCTGTATTTGAGCGCTGCTATATTGGCAACTACAATGCTTTACCCGACACTCTTCCTGCTGGTATAGCAATAAGTATTGGGAATCTAGTTATGTATCTCTCTGGAGATTGTGATTCAGATTCTCTCGTACATGACATTGCAGCAATGAGAACAGTGTATCCACAAGACACTGTATTTGAGTATATGAGAGCAGCCATTCTAAGCGTTTTTAAATACACTTTAGATGAGATGGATGCTTGGGATAGGATGACTTTGTTAAAGCATTTTGCAGTAGCAGAGAATGTCCTAAGCAAGCAGAGGCCTGATTACGAAAGGCTAAACCTTAAAGAGATTAAGTCTTCAGAGGATATGCAAAGACAACCTAGTGGCCCTGACATTAACTTCAAGAAAGAGAATGCCCATATTCGTCGCGCAATGGGTCCTCTTGCTCTTGAAGAGGCTGAGGCTGGCAACCTATCTAGGGGACAGCTTAGGAAGCTATCAGCAGCTGGCAGAGGGTAAGGGTGGCTTATCACCCTGGGCATAGGTGGACTTCTGAGGAAGCCACTCCGTGGAATCCCCCCTCAGGGAGAGCTTTCAATCTTGCTATCACCGCTGCCTTAGGTGGAGCTGGGCTTTATGCAACTACACGTCCGCTTACTAGTGGCGGTCGAGTTATTGATGATCTTCAAAGAATAGTAAGACATGCTGCGTCTAGCACCCCATGGAGTTTTGGCAATACCTTTGGTGCTGCCGAATGGATGTCGCCCTTTGTATCTTCGGGGATGCAGGGAGCTAAGAAGTATGCTGCTCAACAGTTTATGGGGCCAGGAGGTAAGCTCTTAACTAGAGATGTAGTTGGAGTGCACTGGGGCAAAGATGTTCTTGGCGCTGGTGAGACAGAGCAAGTTGTTAGGAAGTTCTTTGGTGGGGAGACTTTTGACAAGTTAGGCATCAACAGAGGGTTTGGCGACGAAGGGTTCGAGCTCCTCTTTGAGAGAGATGCCCGCTCAGCCGCTAGAGGTAGTCTTTTTGCACGCAAAGGAACTAAAGGCCTTTGGGAACTAGTATCCAGCGCTGCTTCTTTATTTGAGACTACTCCAGTATCAGCTAAAGACGTTGCCCAAGCTGCACAAGTAGGCCTCAAGCAACCCAAGATGACTCCTGCTTACCAATCGGTTCTGCAGGCTGGCGGGTTTTTTAAAGAGTGGTCTCCTAACCAATTTAGAAGAGTATTCTCTGACTCGGTATCTGGAGAGATTTCTCGCTTCATGCCAATGCCTTCAGTTGGAGGTCCGCTACGAAACCTTTCTGATCTATCTAATAGAAGTACTTATTTCAGATCGCTCTATGCTTTTGGAGCTCAAAGACTTAATAGGCTTATTGGAACAACGATGGATCAGCTGCCACTCTTAGGTGGTGTAGCACAATCGTTTGAAAAGCATCTTGGAATGTCACTTGCTGTTCGTCCTGGAACAGGCATGGAGATGTTTACACGGTTTGGCATTAAGGGGGCACAGGTTGGTGGTGCTATTCTGGCTGTTAAGCAGCTAGACTGGATAAGAAGGCAGGGTGGACTTCCTGGGCATGCACTTGTGTCAGGAGGAATGGCAGCAGGTGCCGCTGCACTTACTAAGAAGTTTGGAGGAAGTCAGCGCGCCTCCATGATGGTAGGCGTAGGTGCTTTCTTTGGGCAAATGCTATTGCCTGGTTTTGACAAGGGTACTGGACAAGGTATTGCTGATACTTGGGCAACTGGCCAAGTAGGTCTAGCTGCCGTTGGGAAATTTACTGGGCTTAATATATACCGAAGGACACTGGAGGGTTTTGCCCCAGGGATAACCGATTGGAAGACTAGTGCCTTTGCCGGCTTATCATTGGCTGCTGCTGGGTATTTAGGTTTGCCTGCACATCTTGTTGAAAGGTATGGACAGGAACCCTTCCGACTAAGTGGAATTCTTGATGGCAGGATTGGTTTCCAAAAGGCTGCACTAGAAGCAAGCAGTGTCAAGGGTGCTGGAATTGTTGGCCTCTCTGCTAGAGATAGGTATTGGAGCAGTGTCCATAATGTAGCAATTAATGAAGGCTATGTCTCTGCAGAAAAAGCTAATCAAATCATGGAGGGCAAGCTACCCAAAACAGTTAGAAGAAATCGGCTGTTCTTTGCTATGCAGAAGTCTGCCAAAGAACAAGGGCGATGGGGTGCTCTTATGGATAGGCTCCAGCTTGAACGAAGTGGAGCTACTGCACAAGATAAAGCCTTTCTTGAAAATAACCCACTCAATGCTTCCCTACAGCAATCGTTAAAACGGATAGACAAACACTATTCTGGAAGGACAGGTTTTGTAGCTAGAGCAGCGAGAGTCGCAGAATCATTTAGCAGCCGTGCCATGCACGGGTTCTTTGGAGCAAATTTAAGCAAGGAGCTTGTAGGTCAAGAGTATCTTACAAGACTTTTTGAGGAGACTGGATTTAAGCCTCGTATCGGTCGCTTAGGAGTATTGTTTGCCGCCGGCGCAGCAGCTCACAGATTGCTTACTACTGGTGGTATTGGCAGCCTAGAGAACCCCAGCGATCTCATGGACATATACTCTGGGAAGCAACAGATTGAAGTAAGAGCAAGTCGGTTCTGGGAAGGTGGTGGTGGAGATATTGAGGGAGGTGAAACAAAGTATATGAGACCTCACCGGTTTGCTCTTTGGAGAAGCAGGGCTTCAGAGAGAGCACGCTGGGGAGAGGATGAAGACAGCATTAGTCCTCTTGGGAAGTTCTTACGAAAGAACTTTACTTATGAGCTTGAGAGAAGAAACTATTGGAATAGGCCCCATACAATTACGGGTAGTGCATTTGAAGACGTCCCAATGATTGGGCCTGCTCTAGCGGCAACTATTGGACGAGTTATTAAGCCGCCCAAACTCATGCATGTCCCAGACTGGGTTCGTACAGGCCAAGGAGACCAGTTAGAGTTCGCTCATGCCCCTGAGTATAAGGGTCCTAACTATGAGCTTGGCGGGCTAACGCCAGGCAAGCCAATGTCCCCATATACGCCTGGCTTTGTAGCAGGTGCATCAAGTTATCGCTTTAGAGAGATGGAAGGATTAACAGGATTTCTTTCCAATGTGATAACAAAGAAGCTGACTGGCTCAGAGACATTCTTCAGTCAGCGCTCTGTATTGTCTAGTGCAAGTTCCATTACCGATCTTAGAGAGGCCTTCTGGGGTATGGACTTGGGGGGTGCCTTCTTTACCTCAGAGCTTGCAAGGCGCTTTCTGCCTAGAATAAGACCAGAGGTTGACGAATATAATCCTATCTTAAATACCATGCCTTCATGGTTGCCCCAAAGGTACAAGATGGGTGATCCGTACAGAACTATTCCTGATGCTGATGTAAGATTGCCTGGGGCTGGGTACCAAGCTATACATCCAGAGCTGCGTGGAGTTGATCCTGAAAAGTATCCAATAGCTTATCGATATGCCATCCTAGCTGATGTGGCAGATTGGTCACCTGAGTTTAGAACCACAAGAGCTCAGATATATAAAGCTCGTGCCGCTGGATTGACAGGCAGGAATACAAACGACTTCATTGATCTTATTGATACAAGACTTAATAAGAAGCTAATCGGTGACGGTTTCTTACCAACTCATGATAACGCAATTGAAGTTCCACTGCTTTCTGAAGCTACACAAGCTGCTTGGCATGTTGGACAAAGATCGCTTAGAGCTATTGTTGAACCCGCTGAGTATATGATGCCTTTCGGCTTTAGACCTATGTCTAAGCTGATGGGGAATAGAGACGCTATAGAGGAATATGAAAGGACAAATTTGTACGGCACGAATATGGCGTTTTGGGACAAGCCAGTACGTGACTGGTTTAGGCCAGCTGCTTATCAGGCTGCTAATCTTATGGGCTATAGGGGAATCCCCGGTCATGTAGAAGAGACGCGTCAGACCGATGAGTATTTTGACAAGCTAGAGTTTATGAAGTGGATGACAATTGCTCAAAAGTCTCAGGGCAATGAGAAGCGTCAGGCCCTTTATAGGGCTCAGCAAACTCGCTTTGGTGTCAACCCTCAAGGTAATCCGCTTGGCATCTATGCAGCAATGCCAGAGGGAGAAAAGAAGTTTTATGATGCATTCACTTTTGCACAGGGAGAAGATAGGCAAAGAATCCTTGAAATGGTTCCTACGGATCAGGCCCACCTCTATCAGACAGTATGGGAAAGAATGGATAGGGGCGATCCTGGGTTGCATGCAGGCTCTGCAACACAGGTTAATGAAGCTTACTTAGCGAGTCGTTTTAATGAGCTGCAAGGATATTTCTATGATAAGCCTTTGCCTTCCGAAGACTGGATAGGGCATAATGCAGATGTAGATTTAAGAGATATCAAGATCAAATATACGGATGATCTTGGTAGAGATGTTCATGAGTATGGTGGCTGGCAAAGGGATGTGAGAATGCTCGCTCGCAAGCCCTACCTAGAAGGCTCAACTGATTTCCTCTACCAAGATCATCCCCTTCATAGAGACTCCATAGGAGAGCTTATGTATAACTTGCCTAGGTCTGAGCACCAGCGAGGCTCTAGAGATATGAGTGTGCATGGCTATTGGGGTGGGCAGACTCAAGCCCAACTGCACTATAATGATTCAAGAGAATCAGATATACTAAGTTTACTCGCTAGAGCTATGTAATCATTGGAGTAACTTGTGGCAATTGACCCTCTTCTTAGATTGTTTGGCAAATCCCAAAGAACAGATTTCAGCACTCAGGAGGTTGGCGATACTAGTCGCAATTTTATTGAGCAAGTTGTTGGTGTAGCACCTATAGCAGTAGGTGTTGGTGTAGGGGTTGCTGCGCTCAAGAGTAATACGCCTGGCTCTCTGTTGGGGCTTAAGACACATGGGTTTAGAGACTCTAATGCCAGTATCGGGAATTCCCTAAAAAGAGCGCGTGCAGCTAGAGAGGAGATTAACCAAGTAAAGTTTCAGAAGTTTGCTGAAGATTTAATTAACCCCTCCAAGGATAGCATTACAAGAATGCTTGGTGAAGGCGTTGAATCTCGCAATGCAATTCTGAGTACAATTGTTGAAGCTGTTGATGATGCTACTTCAGGTATTTCTACAGCAAAAGCTCAAGATATTAAAAGCAAATTGATAGAGCTTATGCGAAATGGAGAGGCTCAGCTTACTGAGGATGCAGCCAAAATAGTACAGAGTACTGTGAATACGGTTTTAGAGAGTGGCACTCCAGAAGCCCAAGCTACATTCCATCGTTTGCTGGGTAGAAACCAAGGAATGCGAGAGCAGCTACAGGCTCCTACGTATAATCTAAGAGGACTCAACCCTAATTTCACTGAGTTCTCAGGAGAACTATCTCCCAAGATAGCAGCATGGAAGGGGCAATTTGAGAAAGCAATGAGGGGCACTGGCGAGGTCAGGATTATGCAGGGGCAAGGAGATGATCTTTATGCCCACATATATAACAAGGGGCGCAACCGTAGTACCTTCAGAGCAAGCATACCTCTAAGCCTGAACAGCCCAAGTGGCGTTCCTGTTTTTAGAGTAGGTGCTCAAAGTACTGCACAGTATAGTGCTGATATTTTATTTGCAGATGCAACAAAGCTGTTAAACGAATTTAGAAAGACGGGTGCTCCTGGTGCAGCAGTCTGGGATCAAAATAGTATCGGTCGCCTTAAGAAGGCAGGTGCCATCGGGAGTGTAACTGATTTCTTTGCCAATGACTTTCTCAATAGACTGAAAGCTGTTGGCGGCAATGCAAGCAAGATTAATGCAGATACTGTTGGCAAATTCCAACGGAGCTTTGGCACATCGCAAAGCAGGGCTGTATCAATACCGGGTTCTTCTCCTATGAGGGGGCACCTGTTAGCACAACAAGCTATTAGTCATTCAAGCATGACTATCGCTGGGTGGGACGCTCTTGATCTAAAGGCACAGACTGAGCTTAGAAAGTATTTTGCGTATGCAGAGGGAGGTCTTTTTGATATTGGTGGCAGCCATGAAGTAAAGCGGCTTCCCGGCGGAGGCTCTTGGACGCGAATTGGACTAGGTGCCAACAGTCCTCTAAGCCAAATTACACCACTTGGATTAACAGATCGAGGTACACTACCAGCAACAATGCGTATTAGGCAGGTTACTGGTAGGGAAGGCATGTTTGTCCAGCCTGCAAATCCAGTAGAAAGTACACTCGGCTCATCAAGAACCTTTCAGCAGTTTGGCCAAAACGTAGGGTGGTCTAATGGTCTAACAGGTGGTATGAATAAAGCTATCGTCATGGATCTTAGTGGTAAGAATGTCTTTTCTCTTGGGCCAGGTGAAGCTTGGCTTGGAGGCAAGGCAAGAGTTAGGCAAGCAATACAGAAGTCTGTACTGGACGTTGCGGCATTGGATCTTCCATCTACCCAGCTGCTCAATGAGCTTCTTGAAGGACAGACTGCTTGGTCTTCTGGAGCAGGTAAGATTAGTGTGAGTGGTGAGAAAGAGATAGCTAAGTTCTTTGGCAAGTACGGCAATACTCTTTCTCAGATAGGGCAAGGAGCAGAGCTTGCACATTACACAGGCATGCAAGAGCTTAATCTTGCATTTGAGAGTGCCTCTAATGTTATGGGTACACCTAGGATTCATTTTGGTGGCAGCGTAGTTATAGATACGAGTTCTGCCAAAGCCTTCTCGACACTTACAAAATCTTTTACTAAGGGAATGACACCGGAAATGCAACGCGAGATGCTGGGTAGAGCCGGGGTTCTTAGCGAGGTCCAAGCGCTGGGGCTTGGAGCAGAACAGACAATGCTCTCTGGTGGAGGCATGCTCAAGAAGGGTTCAGGAGCAGTAGCTAGACAGATGGTTACCGGTATGGGTCTCATGGCGGGCTATGGAACAAAAGACAAAACTTGGAATAGTTTATTCAACACCATTAATAAGGATAAGGACGCTCTCCCTGACGCAGCCTATAAGGGCATGTCAAAGGTAGCTAGAGACCGGGCTTATCTTGAGAACATGGCAAGCCTTACCTTGAAGAAAATGCTTGCACTGCCTAATGCAGAAGCAAGAACCGGGCAGATGGGCATGGTTATGGCTGGGCTTTACAAGCACGCAGACTTATATGGGTTTGGTGCAAAGGGTGAAGCACAGACAGCAGTGGCTAACCTTATCAAAGGAGAAGCAGGGCCTCTTGCTGGGAAAATTATCGCATCAGCTAAGAGAGGAACAGCTCTTGGTGCTGATACTATTACTCCAGGTCCACTTTCTCAGATACTTCGATCAGCAGAGTCTTCTATAGAGCCGCGCTATTACCAGTTCCTTCAGCATCAAGTAGCTAATCTCGGAATGCCCGCTAATGAGGCCAACGACTTTATGGCTATGGTTCTTGCTCGTAAAAGAGGAGCAGCTGAACACTTGAAGATTGTTCAGGATCTTTCCAAGATGCAGCTCACGCTTAGTGGACGAGAGGGAGTAGTTGCTGGATATAAAGCATCCCAAAAGCTTACTACTATAGGCGTAGACGCCTTTCTCGAAGGATCGCGTGATACACGAGCCATGACCGAATTGCTTGCACAGCATAAGGAAGGCTTTATACTTGACCTTGGTGGAGTAAGAGATAAGACAGGAAGAGCTGCAGAAGCTGCACTTGGAACTCGACAAATTAGAATTGCTGGCGGTAACACTATGGCACTTATGAGGGGTGTTGAAATTAAAACTGCTGAGGGACCAAAGCCAATACATGGGGAGTACACACGAAAGATACATCTTCTATCCGACAACTTGAATACCATTAGGCAGTCTGTGGACGCGGGTGCAAACGCCGACTTACTGCGCGAATGGAAGGCAGGCATTAGTGAGCTATTTGGGAATACTTACAATAGTGTCCTAAGAGGAAAGCTTAGAGGCTCTTCCTATGGGTTGGGTGCTAGTCTTCAGATAGCAGGTGAATTTCCAACCACTGAGCTTACCAAGGCACAGTTGTCACGGACCCAGCTTGCTTTTAAGCGCTCTAGTGGCAGTGCGGTTTTTGCCGATACACAACGCTTTCTAGATTCAATGCGTGGATACATGGGTGGAGCTACTGCTTCTTATGAGGCGGTAGGTATGACAGGTGGGAAAGCTAAGGGTGCTGCCATGGAAGAAATGGGATCTCGATTCCAGTCTTACTTCCTTGGAATGGAAGCGAGACTTACAGAGGGAACTGAAACTATCCTAGGTCGAGATCCAGTGCTTGGCCCAGGGCATGTAGCCCCTGCCCAGACATTCAGATATGCACCTGAAACAGGTCGGGCGGATGTAATGTTTGGCAAGTTCACTAGAGGCACTCCAGAAGGTAAAGCTGCTCTTGCTAGGTTTGAGGCTGCTACAGGTAGGAGGCCATCTAGCTTCCAAGAGATGAGACGGATGGCGCTTCCTGGCACAGAGAAAGGGCTTAGACGGAAGGCAGGGGGAGCAATGGGTGACTTCTTCCAGAGCATGGCTAGAAACATAAGTGCTTTGGCACCGACAGAGGGCGGAGGCAAGGTTTATATTCCCAACTTTGAAGTAGATGTCCACTACAACAACAGGAAGAAGGGCATAAAGCTAAACCTTAGTTTTGCTGCTGGAATGATTGGTGACTTTGATGGCGATAACTATCAGCTGTTCTTTCCCTCTGCAAAGAAAGGCACTAGTGGTTACTTCCAGAAATCCTCTGCAGCAAAAGAGATGTTTTCAAATGAAGCCCTTAGGTATAGGGCTGAAGTAGGCGCTATCATGGAGGAGGCTTCAGAAGTTATCAAGAAGACTGCTCAAATGGAAGTAAGCGCATTAGGTGAGCTCTCACCTCAAGAAGCTCGCTATCATGAGGTTATGAAAGAAGCTACTGCTAAAGACATTGGCAGAATTGATGTGGCGCTTAACAAGCTTAGGTTGGGGACAGTACAAACTTCTGCAGAGATGGGATATAGTGCTGCCCAGCAGGGGCTAGCTGGTCTTACTGCTATAGAAGAGATTGTAGCAATCAAAGCCAAACACCATGCACATTATAAAAATATGGCAGGAGATCTTATTGAAGCTACTAATGAGATGATCCGAACTGGTGGATCTGAAGCAGGCTCACTTAAGTACCAGAAAGTTCTAGAAGACATCTTTGAAGGCTCAGCCATAAATACGAAGGAAGGTCTTAGAATTACTGGCTTCAATAAAGATATGCTAGCCCAGCAACTGGGGGGGCTGGGCGGTACCGGAGAAGAAGCCAAAATAATGCAGCAGCTCAACAAGTCACTGCTGCAAGAAGGCAGAGCGGTTAGTGTTGGCTCCTTAGTTGAGTCTGGCCGTATGGCTGCGCGCTATGTACACGAGACAGGTGCAGAATTTAGTGGGACTGCCTATCAGAATGCCCAAATGTTCAAAGGTGAGAAAGCTGCAACACGGAGAGCCTTTGCTCTTCAGGTCGAACAAAGACATGCTATGGAAGCAGGACTTGCCCTTGAGACTACTACTGGTCTTGCAGGCACCATGGATGAGATAGCTGCAACCACTAATCGCATTACAAGCGCTACACAGAAGCTAGACAAACGATTCCTTGGTCCCGTAGCTGCAGGTGTAGGTATTACTTTAGCACTTAAAGGAGTTATGGGAAGTGAAGGATATTCACCTACTCCAATGTTGTCTGCTGGTGAAGTAATGGACTCTGGAGTAGCAACAGCTATACGAAGAGGAGAGCTGTTTGCACCAAGAGAAGACAACATGCCCACCCCAGAAAGCTTGGGTGGGGGACCACACAATGATATGATGCATAGGCCTGTAAACACTGGAGAAACTTATTTCTCAAGACAAAACGCTTATCAAATTAGAGGTGAGGTACCCTCTACTAGTGGAGTAAGAGCTTCTATGGATTTTCTTGCAGGCATTAGAGGTTCTGGCTCAATACGAATTAATGACACTAGGAGACCACTGACTCCTAACTATATTGACAGACTGATGGGTGACTAATGGCAGGTATTATTAGAGGCGCAGCCGACCGCAGCTGGGAATATCGGGATGGTAAAGACGCATCGGATCCTAATGCTGTATTTACCATCAACGACATAGAGCTAGTAATTCCGCCTACTCAGATCTCTGTTCGTAAGGAGGATATGTATTGGCAATGGAACACCCTACGCTCAAGAGTCTCTACTAAAGTTCCTAGCGGGCATGGGCTTGTACAGGTAAGCCTTAATATTATCTTTACACCAGACATGCTATTGTCTCTGCACAGGCTGATAGTCCAGTTCAAGCACTCTCCCTTCTGTTGGATTGAGAACGACTATCTACGTGAGACTATTGTCCCACGCTGGGAAGTCTGGCAGCAAATGGCCTTTACAATGTCTTCTATCAATGTCTCTCCTATGAAGGGAACGCCAGGCACTTTTGCATGCGAGATAGATCTGCGCTGGTTTAATTATGCTCCCTATGCTGTCAACTTCCTTTTTAGAAGAGAGTGGGCAACAGAAAGCATAAAAGTGCCTAGTGCAGGATCTAAGGGGTCCTCTTCGTCTGCGGTGACAGATACAGTTAGATATAGTATCCCTGTTTGGATTGGCCCTTTCATAGAGAGTATGGTTGGGCATGAAAAGGAAGCTAACTCATGGTACACAGAGAAGAGCGAAGACGAAGGGAGAGAGAAGGGATGGCTACCAACAATCATTAGAGGTGTAGAGGGTTTCTCTAACTTTAACCAAAGCCAATACAGGGCAGGGGAAGAGGGTCCTCGCCAAGAAGACCCAGCCCGTGAAACATTTAGCGTTGTTCTTGAAGCTATTGAACGAAGCTCTTCAAAGACTATGACCCTACACGACATGGAGAGAACTCATGCTGGTCGCGTCTTTGATCTGCTACCACTCCCAAGCAGGATGCAAGCTAGTGCATGGGTAGTGACGCCCGCCCTATCCAACATCTATGTAAGATTTATTAACTCGCTACAGGCAAAGTCCTTATATGATAACTTTGGGATTGATGTCTACCAAGACATTTTTGAATTTCCGGGTGGCTCTACTACAGGTGCAGGTCTTCTATATAAAAGCGTTGCCTCCTTTACCTCCATGGACGAGGCTACCGGATATGTGACTGGACTTCACACTGGAGGAGTACCTCCAGTACTTAGGCAACGATGGGTGTCGACATTCCTCTCAACAATGAAGAGAACTATCTTTCATTACGAAGATTATAGAACTCTCAACCTTACCCCAGATATTATTGCCAAGCTCAGCGATGCGCAGAAGAAGTTACAAGAGGCAGCAGTTGAAACTCAAAGCAAAGAAAGAACTGGCGCTACCTCATCTCTGCCTGCTATAGAGATACGCGGACAACATAAACGTAGAACCTATGCTCCTGGAGAAGGTCGTCACACTCGGCTAAGCCAGTGGCGGCGCAAGGACATGCACAAGTTAATACTGCATAGGCCTTGCCTAGTTGACGATGATCCAAATGCTTTTAGACTATCTGATCATTTCTCTTGGCGTTGGGATCACCCCGCTGCGCATGTGCAAAGACCTCACGAAGGGATCGACATCCCTATCCCAGAGGGAACACCTATATATGCAGTTGAGGATGGAACAGTAGTCTCTGCTACGGGTAGCGTCTTGTATATACTCCACTCTGATCTCAATATGACAAGTGTGTATAGACACCTATCTAAGACGGATGTTAACAAGGGAGCTGTAGTAACGAGAGGACAACCCATAGGCTTGTCTGGAACCTATGGAACCGGGGCTCACCTACATTTTGAGTTACAAGAGAATACGTCGGAGATGCCTTTCAATCCTGTTCCGTGGCTAAATGCCCGCGATGGGCAAACTCCTAATACGCAATATATGCAGGATGTAATCCAGGGCATGACTTCTGAAGATCAAAAGCTTGCCAAGAAGAATGCCCCATATCCCAGCTCAAGCACTACCAGTACTCCGACAACCGCAGATCCAGAGCTTGGAGAAGCAGCAGCTATTACAGTAGTAGAGCCAGATGGACAAGAGGAGACTCTGCTAACCGAGGATCAGCTTGATAGCATAGGGTTAACTCAAGAAGAAGCAGAAGGGATACTTAACGATTACAAAGACTTAGCAAATCTTGGCTTCATGTACTATGACGCTCGCAGCGATGTAGTAAATGTTTGGCGTCGTACTATTACCTTGTCGATACTCACAGGCAATGATGACCTTGACTGGTCCGATGTAAGTGGCACTGAAGAGTATGGCGCTCTCAATACTAAAAAGATTCTGCTTAGAGATGGTGCTGTACTCATTGGCGTTGCAGGCGGTATGCGGCACAACATTGCCAGCATTCCAATTCTAGGTTCTGAGTTTCCTACGCATCAGCATCTTGGCTCAACTGAGCCATCCTACATGATGGAGTTTGCCTTAATAGATGACAAGCTAACAGGCATACCTTTGCCCGGCAGATCTATGGAGGAAATGCGTCAGAAGCTACAGCATAATGCTCGTGCATTTAGACCCGTACTTGATGGGCATGCATTGTGTACAGACAACTTTATTACTAGATTGTTCGGCACATATAGTGACTCCGATTACAAGATTAATGAAAGTAATCAATCAGCACTACGTAAGCGTTCGTGTATCACTCGGGCTACTTGCGAAACAAAGGAAGGGAATCCTGGCCTATCCTCAATGGTTTTTGAAGTAAGTGAAACTAATCCTTATGTACAAGAAGAGATCATTGCTGTACCGACCGCTTCGCCTGATATCGATGATCGACGCAAGAAAGTACTGCACGCATTAGCCAACCTAGAGCTTACAGAAGAAGGTATTGCAGCATTACTCTTGCAAAATGCAAACGAGGTACAGTTTGAGTTTGACTCGGAGAACATGCCAGAACAACTAATGAGAGGTCGTATGGATGCTGGCATATCCGAGAGGTATGCGTCAAGAGTGGCTGTCTTTGACCAAGACATATCTGTAACTGGTCAAGACAAGTTCTACTCTCAGCTCTTTGGTGAGACTGCTTTAAAACAAGTCAACATGTTTGAAGCTGTAGGTGCTGCTCCATTTATAAGAGCAGATGGTAGCGATAGCTTCATGATGACAGAGAAAGAAATAAGAACTAGTTTCGGTGATGAGGCTTTTGAAAGAGCTAAGCAGTACCAAGTGCCAGGTAGGGGTGCCGATCTATATGATGTTGGGAATTCTGATGCTGGGATACGAGAGTTAATTCAGGATACGGAACAAGATGCGTATGTAATTAACAAAAGCATTATGGCAGACTACTTGGATAGGACAGGGGGTGACTTAACTAGTGATATTGAGTTGACTACTGCTCAGCTAGAAGCTGCAGGCTATATTGATCCTGTTGATCCGCTTGGGACTCCTAGAGCTGCTCTTTCACTTGGAGGCATAGATCAAGCGCACAGCATGGCAGAATCTGCACGAATTATTAAAGATATTGAGAGTAGAGCTATTAAAGCGACTCTTGTTGACGCCTCCTTTGTAGATGTAACTCAATTTCATTATGCAAACCCAAGACTACAAGATGTAGATATAGAAATTGTCAGACACTACCACGCTTTCTTACTTGGACTTATTCAGGAAGCTAACTGTCTTGTATCAGAACCTAATGTTCCAGGAGCAGTTACTGAAGAACACTTTAAAGAACAGCTATACAATCTTCCTAATCTAGAGCAAGAGATGTGGCAGCGTTTTGGCTACTGGATGTATGCTTATGTTAAGTGGAGATATGGCGATTGGTTAAAAGCTGACAGTGTTGGCGCTTGGCTAAGCAAGAACCTTGGCGCTTATGCTCCTGCTGAGATAAAATCTTTAGGAGTCAACCCGTGGAGCACACAGGCAGAGTTCAAGGCACGACTTGATGATGGCCTTGGGTTTGGATATGTAGGCATTAAACACACCACTTCTGTTGTAATGAGTGGCCCATGGAGGGGTATCAAACGCATAGCTTTTGGCGCTATCGATAACACAGCATTGGCTGTAGATAGTGCAGTCAACTTCCTTACGCCTATGGAGAGCAGAAGAGGAGACGGCAGCCAGTGGCAGCAGATCTTGAGAAGAAATGATAAGCCCACTATGTTTGACCATTTTATTGGCTCTATAGACAGTGACGGTAGCACTGATGTTCCCTTTTGGGCAGGAGAAGGAACAACCACAATAGATAACAATAGAAAGGAAGCAGAGGCTGATGTTGAGACTGTAGTCCAACTATATATTAATGACATCATGCCGCTGCATGATCAGATTCTAATGAGTGCTTCAGATACTATACTGGCTCCCTTTAAAAAGTTCATAGAGAGTGTTGAAGATACTAGCTTTTTAGGCTTTAAAGGGCACTTAGCAGCCCTTGCATGGTGGTCGTTACCGCCACGTTATCTACAATCTGAAGGTAGCGTTGAGCAAGGCAACTATACTTATCAGCGGACTACATTGCCCCCTATAAAGACCTCAATCCAGTATGAAGAAAACAAGATTAAAAAGATACGCTCTGGATTGGTTGATCTAGCAGATAGATTGCTAAGCAACATGCCTTTGCTATCACTGTTTGGGCTAGAAGAGTTGGCTACAACTGATCTTAGTGGTGGCGTTGCAAATTGGTCTGGTATTCAATGTTACCCAGATATGGATTTGCCTGCTCACCCTTACTATCCAGATCGTCTACATGCTACTAATCCAGACTTTTATATGTGGAGCATTTACGAAGATGCTCCAGGTGCAGTAAGCGCAGCAATTGTAGAAGACTTACAAGACAATTTAGCTGCACAGATAAACGGCTCTTATGACCATCTCAAGAAGATGCAGGGTTCAGGCATACGCAGCAAAGATGACAAGGGGCTCACTACGGGAGCTACTGCTCAATCGCCTATTATGTCTGCACTAGTTCATCATCCAACCGGAACTGATGATGTAGATTCTCTTACCAAGATAGGGGGCAGGTGGGATTACCTGAAAGAGGCAGAGCTCAACCCTATGGAGGTTGCTTTTTGGGATCCAGACAGCTTCGTACAGCGATCTGCCAATGTAGAGAAACAGATCAAAAAGCTATCAGAGCAAATTAAGAATATGCCTAGAGGTACCAAAGAGCAGGAGAAGGCAAGAGATAATGCAAAGACAGTTCTGGCAAGGCTTAAGACAATATCGACTGAGGGCGGACTTAAGCCACTTATTCCCTACCTTTCGCTTACAGATGGAATCCTTGGCAGTGATCAAGCGAGAGTAGATGCAAATGTATATCGGGATCTTGTTCAGAAAGTTGCTAAAAGTGAGGCGATGTTTGGCTCTAAAGCTGGTTACTTAGGAGAGTATCTCACTGATGAGACAGCTACTAATACAGTAGACTCTGTTGAAGATACTAGACTTGCCGCGATGGATACGTATACACATGCCTTTGATCCTGAATCGCTCAAAAACCTTACTAATGATTCTGCTCATGACATCATCTCTGAGAAGCTTACCCTAAGGCGTGCATACCCAACCTTTAAATTAATGCTTATTGAGGAAGATGAGCTCAATAGCAGGCTTCTTAATTTTGATGATTTCTATACTTATAATGGAGTAAAAGAATTTACTGTTGTTCAGAGTAGAGAAAGTGCAGCTGATACAGCAACTATTGTTTTGCAAAATGTATCTGGCTCTCTAGACGGCACTAAAAGAGAAGCCGTTGTCGATTTAGATTACTTTGATAGAGAAAGAGCTGCAAAGATAAAGGAGTTAAACGACAGCACTCAAGCGCATAACAATGTTCCCGAGGTAGAGGACGGTAGACACCAACCATTCTCTGCCGTAGTAATGCGCCCTGGAATGAATATTCAACTTAGGGCTGGATATTCTAATGATCCTAATATGTTAGAAGTGCTTATCTCTGGCAGAGTAGTGGATGTCATGTGGAACAGTCAGGGTGATCTATGCGAGCTGACTGTACAATCTTTTGGAGTCGAGCTAACAGCTGATATCAAAGGCAGAAATGATGGTCGCTATGGCGAGAATGATGAAGCACTAGTATTCGAAACCACTCATAAGCTTTTAAGCTCTATGATGTTGCAGCCAGAAGTCCTTCATTTTGGTAGATGGAAAATAGGACAACTCTTTCAGTACGGAGAGTCTAAAGACGCTAGGCTGGATTTTGTAGACTATTCAGAAAAAGATTTCTGGGGTTGGTTTAGCTTCACAGGAAAAATGATGAAGTTTATGAAGACTCATCCAGTTATATCTACAGGCATAGCAATTGGTATTGCAGCGCTTTCTATAACTCCTATGGGCAGAGCAGGCGCGGCTGCAGGCGCATCTAAAGGGATAGTAAGCAGACTAATGGGTGGAGCAGCTGCAAAGATAGGAGGAGGCTCAACATGGGGAGGATTTGCTGGCAAGAATCTAGCTGTCACAGCTAAAGGTATCAACCAAAGAATAGGTGCGGCTATAGGCATGGCCAAGGGCGGTAGCAGGGGCAGCGTAGTGAATAAGTTTCTCCATAGTGGGGGTGTTTCTTCTGAGAGCATTAGGAAGGCAGGGCTGAGACCATTGCTTACAAAACTTGCTGGAACTACCACGAAGGCTGAAAAGACAGCAGTGTTTGCAGAAATAGAAACAGCATTTACTACCCTTGCCAAAAGTGAGACATCACGAGTCAGAGGTCTAGTGCTCGGATATTCAGGTGCAAATCTTGGTGGGCTTACCTTTTTCCAAGGGGCACAGCAGATCGCTGGCAGTGGCTTTAATATCTTTGGAAGAGTACTTGCTATTAATAGTCGAGCTTTTCTAGCTGCGACTGCAGCAAGTATTGGGTTGCAGGCTGCAGCTGATGTACTAGGTTGGGGTTATGATATTACGATTGGCGAAGTCAAACGCAATTACACTAGAAAGAAAGCATCGCTCTTCTTAAGCCCTCAAGACGATAACCTTTACCCTCCCAATCCTAAGGATTACATGACCCTAGAGTTTGAGTTTTGGGAGTGGAGTACTATAAAACGCCTTGGTGCTGTGGTCGCTGGAGGCTTTGCAGGAGCTCTTATGGGTGTCCCAGGTACAGCCGATAAGGTAGGTGAATGGTACGATGCATGGACTCAACCTGACAAATGGCAAACTAACAAACAATTGCTGCCAAGTGAATGCCTTTACCAAGTACAGAACTCTACTATATGGGATTTATTCCATGAGATGTCTCTAAGGCATCCTGGCTGGATATATGGACCAAGACCTTATGGTACATCTCTTAGGTATACAATGTTCTTTGGTGTTCCAGGTCAAAGGTATTGGTCTAAGCCCGCAACTAATAACTTTGTAGATAGGATGAACACTCTTAGAGAGCATTTAGAAGATGGCAACATTAATAGAGATATCTACGAAAAGCTTTATGGTGCAGTTGCTTTGAAGAAAATAGAAGATGCTTTTTCCTTTGAGATTAAAGAAAGAATTGATTCTAGTAGCAGTTTGCCAGAATCTTATGTCGAGTTAGGCGAATCTTTTAATCCTTTCAACCCTAATAATATTGAAGATATATCAGATGTAGATGGGAATTTCCAATCTTATGTAAAGAAGCCAGAGTCATACGCTGCAAGTGCTTCTCTTGACCATCTAAACTTACGCTTTACTAATGAGGTAATGGAAGAGTATCTTAAAGGTCTTGAAAATAGATTTGTACCCTTTAGGCGTTACCATATGCTTAGATCTGAAACAGATATTGTATCCAACAACATCATGGGTTCAGAGCACAATGTTGTTAACGCAGTCTCTGTTTTGTATCATGATAGAGATCGGTTAGTTAGCAAAACACTTCCTATGAAGGCAAGCTCTTTTATTAAAGAGCCAGACCTAAACGTACTGCCAGTATCTTTCTCGAATGTCATTGGGAAGAAAGCCGCAATGCGATATGGTATGAGCTCGCTCATGTATGGTCTTAAAAAGATGTACCGTGGTGAGTTGCTAGTGCTAGGCAACCCTAGGATCAAGCCTTGGGATATCTGCTATCTACTAGATGACTATAATGATATGTTTGGCCCTATTGAGGTAGAGCAAGTAGTACATATGTTTTCATATGAAACAGGTTTCTTAACTGAGATAAAGCCTAACGCAGTAGTCTTTGCTAATGAAATTTCTACTTGGCCTGTTCTAGAAGGACTAAAGCTATACTGTATGGCCGTTAGAGACAAAGAGCAAGGCACAGGCACTGTAGGCCCTGATGGTATTCCTAGAGATGGGGGTGGGAGTAGTCACTGGTGGGAGTCGGCAGTTACCGATCCCGACTACAAGGCGCGCTTAGCTAAGAAGTATGGAGGCATCTTTCAAGAGGGATTTGATTTCGAAGAGTTTATGAGCGAAATGCTTCCAGACGATCCAGATATAACAGGTGGTTTTACAGAAGGTAGACTGCCAGGCCACAACATGGCAAGTCTTACAGCAGCATTGCTTGTCGGTGGAGTAACTACGGGTTTAGCTTTTGGGACTAGAGGGCTTGCAAGTGCAGCGCTTGGAAAGGTAGGTATCTCAGCTGCTAACGGTATCTGGAGCTCACGCATTGCTAAAGCAATAGGGATTGGGGGAACTGCAAAGGGAGGCACTTGGGCATGGAACAAGCTGGATAATGTCTTTAATAACCTAGGCGCTAGCTGGCTTGTTGCAGGTCCTATTCTTTTCGCTAAGTGTCTTCAAGAAGAGACAGTAGCTGTTGTTCCTTTGACAAAGGGTGGTAGACCAATTGTGTCTGGCCTACAACAAGGTGACCCAATGGCTATTTGGCGCAATATCTTTGGAGATGTAACCAATATAATAGATGATACTATGTGGGGTATCGATGACGTGACAAGAGAATGGACCGCTTGGAAAGATGCAATATGGCGGACGCCTTGGACTGGACTAAGAGCCAATCGAATGACGGGAATACCAGAGTAAGGAGAAGAGAATGAGAGAGCGTAAAGGTAGGTTTGCTACAAGGCTGCAAGAAACCATACTCAAGCAAACAGAGCCTATCAGTACTCATAGGCCCGGTCTTAAACATATAGAGCCATGTGAGATACTTGCAGTTCGTGGTCCTGCTGACGAAGACACAGAAGAGCCGGAAGACGGTAGGCAAGTGACTGGCGTATGGCTAAGAGTCAGACTGCCTAGCGGCCAAGAGGCAGTAGTACGTTCTGAGTCTTCTGTAGCTGAACTTAATATGACTCATGGCAATCCAGCTAACCTGATAGGTAAGTTTTGCACTGTTGTTGCTCATGGAGATCATATGTCAAATCTAGAACATTCTGCAGTAGCAAGAATACGTGATTCGTTTTCTACTCCCGGAGGAGCAGCTGTAAAGAGTTCAGATTTAGTTACTGCAATGTATAGTATGGATGGACTAGTAGGCAACATGCCTACAAATGCGGCAGCTATTGCCAATGAATCATGGAACAAAAAGGAAGAATAAGCATGGGTACTAAACAAAAGATATGGCAGCTAGATCCTTGGGATGATTCAAGTACTTTTCTTGCTTTGCGAGAAAAAGAGGTAGTTGTCGCTGCCTCTAATAGTGCATTTCTGCAAGTGACTGGTAAGGGTATCTCTCTCTACGGGGGTACACCTTCCAATGTTACCCTTGGGACATTGAGTCCAGCATATGTCTCCTTTGTAAGAGATACGCCTTGGCCCATGAGCATGTTAGCTTCTTTTTATGCTCCTCCAAGACAGCTTCCCAATGTAGCTATGTTTGAAAACTTGCCAACCTTGGCTAAAGCTGCCATGGCCCTTACTGCCTTGGTAGGATAGCAACATGCCCACACATAAGACTGATCTTTGGTTTAGCAACAACGGCGATATTCGAATAGACGCAGACAAGGGAGATCTGAAAGCAGTATCTAATGATGACAGGAGACTGCTACGACAGACTGTTCTTAAAATACTACAGTCTACTGAAGGAGATTGGCCACTACATAAGCAGTTGGGCGCATCACTATCAACTTTTGCAGGTATGCCTAACACAAGAGAGACTGCATCTATAGTTGAAGCCCAGCTAAAAACTGCGCTTACTCGGGAAGGAGTAATAGATGCACGACACTTAAAAGTGACTATACTTCCATTATCTAATACTGAACTGCTAATATTGCTTACAATTAATGTTCCCTTTTCGAGGGAAGCTCCACTTGTCATACAATTCAGCTATGATTTAAGAGATAATAAGCTTGTCCCTAGGGTGGTTTAATGGCTAAAGTACCGAACGTTAAAAACTTAACAACACTTACTAAGGGGTTCAGAACCAACTTAGAGCGACGAGCTGGTATTACCAACTGGAGTTATGACTCAACAGTTAGATCGCTTACTGATTCTCTTGTATCTGAAATATATATAACACAGAACTCTCTTAGAAGAACCGTGGCGGATCTACAAGTAGGGTCAGCCATTGGGAAAGCGCTGGAACGTCTTGGAACTACGTATGGTGTATCAAGATTACCGCCCACTTATGCACAGGTAGATTGGACTGAGCGCAGTTTAATGTTCTTTACAGATACAACTTTTGGCACGATTAACAATGGTGCATCAATCGTTATCCCAGAAGGAACTGAGATAACTGTATCTAACTCTCAAGATGATACTGTTATCAAATATATTACCACTGCAGAATACACAGGTGCTGCAGGTGCCAACTTTGTATATTGCTCTGCAAGAGCTGCCACTATGGGTGCTACACATAACATAGCTTCACATGCGCTCACTACACATAGCTTCACATCTTATGCTGATGTTTCCAATGGGACCTTAAGGGTTACTAATCGGTATCCTATTGTTAACGGTAGAAATCTAGAAACAGATGATAGTCTTAGGTTTCGCATATCTAATATGTTCGGAACTCTTGCTACTACTAATGTGGCCAATATTAGCTTAAGGTCAATGACTGTGCCTGGAGTCTTAAGAGCAAAGCCTATCCCTGGATACTATGGCATTGGCACATGCGCAGTGATAGTGTTCGGTGCAGGGGGGATTAGTAATACAGACCTTGCAAAGAGAACTCAAGAGCGACTCAATGTTATACAGGTTCCAGGTATGGAGCTGATAGCGATTCCAGGGATAGATGTATCTTTTGACATAGAGGTAGAAGTGCAGGCAAAGGGGCTTGTTACAGCTGCCAGCAGAACTGCTCTTAAAAGAGATGTCCGACGAGTAATAAGTCAGTTCCTTTCTCGTCAAAGTCCAGTTACCAATCTTGTTGATTTTGCTGCTTTAAAAGAAATGATATTGGCAAACGCTCCCAGTGTTGTTGGCCTTCTAGATAGGAGGTCAGGAGCAAATATTTTCAAAGCTATATATGTCAGGAAAGTTATCTCGGGGACTACCTCAGAGCGGAGTCTCCTTCTTGGAACTACATATACCCTTGAAGATGATGAGTATGCTTCATTAGGGTCCCTTGAGATTAGTTTTGTGGAACGTGTCTAGTGCCTTATCTAACACAACGATTTGCAAATAGATATCCGACATGGTCTAAGATTAGGGCAGATCCATCTTCGGCAGGCCAAAGAGTACTTTCATCTTGGGCCGAGTTGTTTGAAGTTGATCAAGTCAACAGGGTCAAGCTGAGTAATCTCTTGTCTCTGTTAACGGACGATCATGGGCGTGGATATTTCAACAGGATTGAACTTACAGAGGCAGATGAATTTCCCCTAGAAGTGAAAGGCGACCGCCTTGTTATATCTAACTATCCAACAGTTACTGGCACAACAGGCACAACTGTTTACACTTTAGAGAGAGTAGATACTACTAGCGACTTTCTTTACCCTGTGCCAACTAGGTTGTCAAAGATTGCAGATGTCTCAATAGCTAACTGGTTGGTATTCGATAGTACATCAAATACTATAAAAGCAATAGATAATTATGATCGTCTTGTGATAGAAGTTGTTAACTCAAATACCTACTACAATAGGTATGACAGGCCATTTTTTGGAGGACACTCTAGGATTGTTCTCCAAGGCTTTGATCCCAATCAAGTAGAAATTACTGAAGTGATTTCAGTCAGTGACGATGGAGCATATCGGACACAGAATGTTTTTAGTGAGCTTACAGAAGTTTATTGGGACGGATTCAATGGGGATGTAAACATATATTCATATGGCCATGGTTTTAGTTTTATTAAAGATAAGTTTAAAGCGGGAGTGTTGCCTGATATAGAAAGCCCGCTATTTCTACAGTTAGTTAACATTAATAGTGACAGTGCAATGGAATCCTTTACTCAGAGATTTACTTCTGGTCGCAGCTACCGTCGAGGCGGAGCTGTAAGTATTGATGATGATCTCAACTTTCAAACAATAACAACACAACGCTTGTATGATGCTAACGCTGCAGCCTACAGTGCTGTTGATTTAGCAGTCTCTCCATCTGATGGTCGTCTATATGTCGTAGACGATAGTGGTGTTATCCACGTATATGAGCATTCACCTGGTGAGTTTTCTCCCTCAGCCTCAGAGGAGACTGAAGAAACCTATATGGATATTGTGTCTCTTAAGTCTAGAACCTACTTGGGAGAAGCCATAACTTTAAGGACTTGGTTTCGTGCTCTTAGGGCTCCGGTAGAGGAGGTCAAGATAAGGCGTAGCTCGCCTTCAGGTGTTGTTACATATCTGCAGGCAGATGGTAGTTGGGCAAGCGGAGTCTACAAGTGGAAGGGTAATGCGCTAGACAGCCTGCCAGAGACTTCATGGAATGATATTACTTTTTCTTCTACGTTTGACGAGCTAGGGCAATGGGACTTTTATTGTGAGCATGATCTTTTCAAAGTAAGTGGTGCAGTTAGCCATATTGGTATTCTTTGTGACCACCTTACAGCTATTAAAGATTTAATTACTGGGATTAGCAGCCCAGACGGCATCTTCTTCTCTGATGATGGAGAGCTTTGTGTAGTAAAGGGTAGCCAATATGCGTCGTATGATCTTGTGGCTGATATTTATTTTGCTGATGTAGATATGAATGAGATTATAGTAAGAGAAACTTATGATGAGGTAGAAATTCAGTATGGCTAAATATACGCCGGATAGTTATCCATCTGCAGTACCGTTTGATGAGCTTGGGCTTCACCTGTCGATGCCAAGACTCCCAGAAGAGTCTCTGCCTAGCTATAGAAACAGGCTTTTACTGCAAGCAAGAAAGCCACCCGGTGCGTCGGAACAAGACTATATCAAAACACTTAATAGAACTGTTGGACAGTTTGAGCAGAGAATGTTCTCAATAGATCTAGTACTTGATTCAAGTGGAGAGCCCATAGCAGCAGACCCTAGAGTGGAGATCAACTCTACACATATCTATGTGTGGTCTGATTACAATAACAATGTTCTGGATTTAGAGCTAAACATATGGGAGAGGGGTGCCGGCTACTTTCTTTATCAAGTTTATAATGCTTTAAATAGTCTTACATTTCTATCTACAAGCGTATTGGCTAGTGGCTATGAGTATCTAAGATCTTGGAATCTAGCTTATGGCAATACAGATGGACAGGTCTATAGGCGCTCTCTTGGTCCCAGTGGCATGGTAAATTTAGAGCAGAGGTATATCAGAGATATCCTGTTTACACTGCCTCAAATATTTGACAATGTGGTCTCAACTCAAGAGAGCTTAAGTGAGCCAGGCGATTATTTCATTGATAAGACTAATGGCGTTTTGTGGAGCCGAGACCTAGCTGCAGGTGATTGCACATTCTCGTATAGAGATTTCCCCTATACAGTGTGGTGGCAGCCTATTAAGGCAGTGCCTCTCAATGACGGGGATATAGACCATCTGCTAAAAGATAACTTATTGGAGGATACAAAAGGTGAAGAGGAGAGATTGTTACTGAAGCCCTATGGTGCTAAGATAGTTAATGAAATTCTCTCTGTCCACCCACTTCAGTGGGGGAAATAATGTTCTGCACTGAAGGCTGTTTGTATGCCCACCCCTAAGTATGAAGATATATTATTGTCCGTGCAGAGTGTAGTTAGCACTTCTAAGGACTATGTACCCTTAACAGGGGTCTATTCTGTTGAGGAAGAGATAAAAGGTTGGCAATGGGATAAGCGTCGGATAGAGGATAAGGATTTATCTTCTACCCGATACAATACGTATATAGGTGGGCATGCGGCAGGGCTCAAAGATGGTACCCAACTAAATCACTGGCAGTCAGGAGCTATAGATGGTCTCCAGTTTCTTAGCATAGTGGAACATCCTGTTTCTGATTCACTCACTTGGACACCATTGGTAGAGTGCGGACATTACTCAACTTACTGGAATGAGCGCAGATTATTTTCTGATCATTCTATAAGTCAGAGAATAGACCCTTTACTAAATAGCAATGGCGTCATGGTTCATGAGTTGCGTTCTGATTGCATGCTGTCTTCTATTGAGGTAGCTCTTTTTCATAGAGATGCAAATATGATACGCAGAGCTTATCATAAGCTCAATTATGTAGATGAATTTACCGGTAGCCTAGATACCAATGGTAATAGTAGGCTAAGTACTACTGACGATGATGGCAACGTTCTGTGGAGTAGCCTTTCTGACAGAAAGTATGAGTACACTCTTGTAAAGAAAGATGGTATTGATTACATATACACAAATCAAGATCTAACTATTGATAATGGATTTGCTGGTGAGATTAACGCAGAGACTGCTGATAAGTTTTTAGAAAACAAAGATCAGGGAAACCCTGAAGGAAGAGACGTATACTTAAATTTCTTTCCAGTGGTTAACGACTCTGTAGAGATGTATGCTATAAATTCTTCAGGCGTAGTAACAAAGCTTAAAGAAGTAGCTACTCTCAACTTTAGTGAACCTAGTGAGCAAGCCTACTCTGTTGATTATGATTTAGGTATTGTTCGCTTAGGTGGATATCAAGCGCCAGACCTATACCTAAAGCTTGGTCTTGATCCCGAGACTACTGAAGTAGAGTGCTATATAGATGATGATGTATTTGCCTCCTACCCTAATCAGGGCATTCTTGTTATAGAGAACGAGTATATACTTTACTATGGAAAGAGCCGTAATCGTTTTTATGATTGTGTGCGCGGCTACAACAACACAGTAGCAGCCATTCATAATGCAGGCACTATTGTAAGCGACATACAGCATGGTCAAGGCACTAAGTCTAGCCAGACTATATATGCATCTTATACTGCTACTCCACGAGTAGAGTATGAGGTTCTAAGCGATTGTTCTAGAACGGCAAACAAGACTGGCTTTCTTGACATCAAGGCTATAAGCAACGTTGAAACTAATAACGTAATACAAATCTCACCTGTTGAGGCACACCTCTCAGAGATTACTCTAGCTGTTGGCCCTGAAGTTGGTAGCATAGGTGGCGAGCTATATGGGCCTATTCGTTATGGGACAGATACAGCACGACTAATAGCTACTGCTTACGACTCTATGGGAAACTCTGTAGAGGATATAGAGCTTACAATTGTTTTAGAAAGCAATGTAGGAAGTCTGAACAGTACGCTTAGTCAATATACTGCACTTAGCAATTCTGCTGGTCAGATATATGCACTATACAATGCACCATATGATTGGGCATCTGTATTAAAGGATGTCTATAGCGTTACCCACAGCAGTGGTGACACTATCTTCGATATGGATGAAACCATACCGCCCGGCATTACTGCTAAAGATATTGTTGTTTATCAAGTGTTAAAGCATGACAAGATATTGGGCACTAAGGGTACTGAGTTTCCAGTCACAATTGGCGAAAACGATCCTCAGTATGACAATAGCATTACTGTGATAGGGCGCTCATCAATAACTATTGACGGCTATATTCGTGATGTAGATTCTACTTATATAGGTGGAACAGCACATATAGTATGTGATGATGGTATTACGCATACAAGAGAAATAGTAGGCGCTTTTGCTAATGTTGGCAGCAATACTCAAACGCTAATCTTTAGCTCTACTGTTAATAGCTTTGATTCGATCAATTTTCCAACTGGGTCTTCAACCAATTTTAATAATGCTCGATGCTGGCTTATAGAGCGTGGAGCTCAAGAGTTCAACACAGATTTCTTAGATGGTGCAAGAGTTATCCTTTACGAATGGAATACTGATGTTGAACATCCTATTTATGGCAGAAGTCCTCACCCTCAATATGTAGACAGTAGCGGGGTCTCTGTTACAGGAGCTTACTTTCCTGTTAGGCCTACTGAAGTCTCTTCGACTCGCCTAGTGTTTGCAGGCAGAACTCTTCCACTTCCAAACGCAACAGATAGAGATAATAATTTGGGTGGTTACATGGTTGTAACTTCTGATATGGTAAGTCTTTATGCATACGGTAAAGACCCAGTTTCTGGTCGCTTAATAAGATCTAATAGTCTTAGGTTGCGTCTAGATCTGCCCCCTCATCTGAAAGGTGTAGATTCTGATGGAGCGCTACCAATTCCTTATGGCTTTAGATTTGCGACCGAGAGTCACAATATAGGTGCTGGTATTGGTGGAAGCAACTTTCTTACAATCAATCCAAAAGCTGAAGGAATCAATACATTTAATGTTCAATTTGACATGGATTAATTATTATGGCAGATAAAAAGAAAAGCGGTATTGGTGTTGTTCCAGAGTTTGTTGCTGGTGAGCAGCCTTCTGCAGACAAGTTTAATGCAATTGGTGTTCAAGTTAGAAGGGGGCTCTACGAGCTTGAGAAGGCAGTAGGTGATATCCTAAGCGAGAGCCATCCTTACTCAAGCTCCTCGGGTACATATCTAACCCAACGCTGGGGAAGAGCAAACAACAATACAAGTCTTTCGCTCCAAGGCGCAAACGGTAGACCTCTAAGTATTACTAACTTGGCTAGACTAATTGGCCCTGCCTCAAACTTAAATCCGATGATTCTAGGACACCTAGACTCAAGTGCAGGCGAGAATGTTATTGATGGTGAAGCAGTTCCTGTAGGCGTACATCAGTTCACCCTGCGGTATGTTCCTGATACTACTGCAAATATTGATTCTACTGGTCAATTTATTACCTTTTCTGACACAACAGTATTTGGCAATGCAGTCCCGCTTGGTTTACTTGGCAATGCAGGAGACTATCATGTTGATAGTACTGGAACAGTTAGTACGGTTTCCGCTACTACAAGCAGTACCACATGTAAGTATGCTATCAACTCAAACAAGTGGCGAGGTGGGCCTGCTTATCTAGGCGCTAGCTTTAATGAGATTCCAGATCCTAACCAAGTCAATGAGAATTCTACTGCGAAAATAACCCTTGCGCAACAGGCAGATGGAACCTATCACTTAACTTTGCCGGTGGTCACTCATCAGCAAGCTAATTATGGAGATACAAGTTCTGTTCTTACCGAATCAAATGATGTGAATACGGGAGTCCAGCTGCTTCTACCTGCAGTATTAACAGATAGTTTTATTACTGGTGATGTGATTCCAGAAGGGTTTATATACCTTAGGAATAACACAACCAATGAAACTTATACAGACGCTGTCTATAGGTACAACTCTGAAAAGGTTCTCAACATAGGCAGTGTAGAGCTTCCACTCAGTGATAGTTATTCTATACTAACTATAGGTACAGACATAACAACTTCTATTGATGACATACGAAAGAAGTTGTTCACACATTCTCACAATCGAGCTCATGGTGAATCTCCTATTAATGTTGCAGATTTAGACGGGGCTACTAGTGTTGCAGGAGCGTCTGGAGCTTTTACTCTTTCGGCAGGTGCGGGCAATTACTTTCCGCAGTACTTGCATAGAGATGGTTTTCGTACAACAGATTTAGGCAATATAAATGATGCCAACTGTATGCGTGGGGATCTTGTTATAGGTTCTAAGTACACAGATACAGGTGATACTACTTTAGCTACAGCAGGCAATTATCTCCAGTCTGTAGGAGGCTCAAGCTTCAAGTTGCGTTTTGGGTATTTTACAGATGCTTCTGCACCTTATATTTATGACAATCCTTCTACTGGATTAACAATAAAGAATGAAGGCGGTGATGTAACTATAGATGCTTCTAGTGAAGTAGATATAGACGCAGGTACTGATGCGCGTATAACTGCTGCTGATGATATAACTCTAACTGCTGCTGATGATGTTTTCATATATGCTAGCGACCTTGCAAACATAGCTGCCAACAATACTGTCAATATAACTGCTACTACTGGCAACGTAAATATAGCTGCTACTGTTTCAGGTAAAACAACGATAGTTGCAGACAGACAAGGGCATGCTGTAACGATTGAGAATCTTAATACAACTGTTCAAGCAGATGCTTTAGAACTTTTGCTTGGAACTGAAACTAGTGGCTCTGCAGGGCTTGGTCCTAGTAATCGTTTTGTATCTATGTATGCCAAGAACACTGGGAGTTATGTTGGCGTTGGGGCTATTACTGGAGCGTATAATGGTAACAAGGCCTTTGTTACTACGAATTCTAATGGTGCGATACAGGACTCTGCTGCATCTACTCAAATGAATTGGTCTAGTTTTCTTCTTAATATTCTCACTAACAGCTCCCTAAAGCCAGATCCTATAGTCACCAACTTTCATGGTGCTGTTCAGTACGTAAGCGGAGCAGCTGACTTTGGTGAATGGCTTATGATCGGGGATCTTGACGAGTGGGAATCTACAAGAGAAGAGTGTCTATCAAGCATTATAGAAAGAGGCAGCTGGGGTCTTGAAGAGGGCAGACTTGTTTATGTAAGAGAGTGTCGCATTTATCGGTATGGCCCAGGGACTCCCATGCTAGTAACTAATAGAGCACTCTGTGTTGGCAATGCTCAAATTAAGCTTGTTAGAGATCTAGACAATGATAATACTCTTGCTCGCTTAATAGAAGATACAGAAGCTCGCTATCAAAAGGAACCAACAGGTGAACTAAAAAAGACACTGGAGCAGTTAAGAGATCCGGTGTGGCGCGATAGCTTGCTAAAGTGTTCCTATGCTGGAGAAGTTATATCTTTTATTGGTCAGCTACCTGTAATAGTAAAGGGCAATTCTACCGAGGGAGACTATATCTTGCCTGTAGACAATGAACCATACTGTGTTGCAAGGCCTGCTTCTGATATATCATTCGAAGAATATAGGAAGGCAATTGGCACTGTTTGGGAGACAATAGAACTAGCTGATGGACAGACTTTTGGGAAGCCACTCTGCGCAATAGGTATCAAGTAGATGAGTAGTGCTACTTTAGAGCTCATTATAAATGGGCCTAAGCAGGATCAAATTCTACCTGTTACTGCTCATGTACATAAGTACACAGAACGATTTATCTATACAGATAACATTGCAGAAACTTCTGTGCCTATAGCTTATTACGAAAGTGAAGAATTAGATTCTTGGAAAAACCTACAGATAGTAGATGCATCTCATACTGTTGCTGCTAATGTATTTGAACACTCTGGAACTGATACAGGATGGATGGAAATATACTCCATGTCATTTACTAGCCAGTATAAAGAAGTAGCTGTTACAAATATCTTAGGTACAGATACATTCGGTAGAAGGCGCCCGATCTTTTTTAGACATGTCTTGCCAAAGAACACAATAGAAGTATCTCTCAATGTTGTAACTGATGGTGCAGTTAAAGAGATTACTAGCGGCTATATTGTAGATGTAAATACTTCTGATAAGGATGTAGTATATACAAACTATAAGAACTTCTTTAATCCAGACACTGGTGCTTATAGACTATATTTTATAAGCTCTGTACAGGAAGATCCTGCGACTGGTGATGTAGCCACTAGTCATGAAATGCTCAATCCAGTACCTGTAGCTAGAGAGGCTACTTGGGAAGATGTCATTCTAGAAGGTGCGAATTACGGAAAGGTTACAACTGCCTACCCGCTTTATACTAGAGAAGAAAATAGCTCAGGCTATACCTTTCATATGAATGGTGGCGGAACTTGGTATATGAAGCCGATTGAAGCTTCTACTATTAAACCACTAATGCCCTTTGGGAGGGATCCTGAGGATGCTTGGCATTTGCGATTTACTAATGGGAGTTTCACTGCGGTAGTAAATGGCTCTTTAAGGCGATACTCATTGCCAGAGTATGATAGACAAGCATTTTCTCCTTACAAGCCGTATATATATTCTCCTTACAGAAAGATGCTATGGGTTAATAGAAGCACTCTAGTGGCCACCAGAAATGACCTAGCCATTAGCCCTGATGATAAAATGCACTTCCAACTCTTCATACTAGACGAGGATGATGTACTTATTAGGGTCATAACTACAGACAGTAGTTTAGATGGTACTCGATACTCAGATACAGATGTCTTTATAGAGGGCGATGCAATATCTTCTTGGGATAACAAGGGTGGATTTGTTTCATTAGGCGTAGAGATAGATCCTAATTGGAACTTCTATGCTACTTATTACTATGAAGCTAGTGATTATGAGCATACAGGCATAACTTTAAACCCTCTACAGAATAAGCGAGCATTAGACTATATGTGGGTCTATTACATGATTCCAAATATAGATAGTGATGATAAAGCCATCCATGTTCTTGGGGTTGATAAGGATGGTGTAATTGCATACGCCTCCCAAGGGCTAGGTAGATCGCACCCTAATTTTCAGCTAACAGAGGCTGACGGAACTGCTAATCCAAGCACCTTAATAGGTACTCAGTATCGTTCTGTTTCTAATACAAATACATTTGTACACAATTATACTGCTAACTATTCTAATTCACATGGCTACTGTATATTGGCAGAAGTATTAGTACTAGACAATGCTGTAACAGAAGACTCCTTTGTAGTAGATGTGCGCAGAGATGGCAATGTCATCAAAGAGGAGTATTTCGAAGATGCTATCAGAACAAACCAGAGAGTTTTACAATCTAGACTAGGATATGGTGCTACTGGCCAAGAGTTCCCTCAGAACACTGTGATGCTCATTAGGGCGCCCATCACCCTCTTGGAAGAGTTTGGAGGAGTCCTGTCGCCTACAAGAGCCGAAGAGCTATTAAATAGTTATATTCCCCAGATGGGATATGGAGTAATTCACTGGAGCTATCCCCAAGTAGAACTTACTGGACAGTCTCTTCTGGCTACCCAAGCAGAATTGAATATGACTTGGGAAGGGCCAGATCTGACGTACAATATATACCGCCGACAGAATCCCCTTGATGAATGGGCTCTAATTACAGCAATAGTATCTCCTGCTGAGGGCAATGTAACTTATACTGATACAGCTCTAAGTAGTGGAGAAATATACTATTATGGTGTTAGAGTAGTTGAAAGTTCTAATGAGTTTCCAATTGGTAATATGCTTGGCATAATGGTGATGTAATGTCTACTAGTGATATTAGATTTTCTGATGAAGAGCAAGAAACAATATATGATCCGTACCAGATTGCAACTGATGTAATCACAAGCATAGGCACAAGACACGTTAGAGTTACTAACTATGGTGCCGATGAGCTTACTGGCTTGGGGTTATACATAGTGGCTGCTTCCAATGTTGGAGGGGTAGATAACCCTGCCCAGAACACACCTAGCAAAGACTACCAGGATCTACTTACTTGGGGCACCGCTTCTGCTAGTGACAGCACAAGTGCAGGAGGAATGAAGATCAGCTTTGACGATGGTGCTACATGGACGTATATAACCAGGAGTGTAGGCGCTGGCTATAGCAGTAGAATTCTGTTGCCATCTGGAGTAGATAGTGCCGGTGTCACTCAGACAGGCTTTCTGGCTGCAAGCAGTACAGGGAAGTTTATGGTTGGAGTTGAGACCCCTTCAGGAGTAAGTACAAGAAGGCTATTTGTCAACATAGTGGTGGAATAAATGTCTTCAAGATTTAGAAACAATGTTTCTTTTACGAGGAGTATGTTTGATGCAGCCAGAAAACGTGTTGCTGACAATGCCCACCTGTACCAAAAGAATACGAAGCTAGATGTCTTAGCTAGCGACTATATAGGTAACTCTTCTAGTCTTACTCCACCCGTTATGCGCTCAGGAGCGCCTGTTGCGTCTATATTTCAGAGCATCTACCTGAAGGACAGAAAGTATCAAGTAGCAGTCAATAACGTCCAATGCAATACGCTGTCAGAACTCATAAAGATGACAGCTAAGGATACTTTTGCAAGATTACGTAGCTTACAAAGAGAGGTCATTGCTTTAGACAACGAGGTTGATGAAGCTAATATCAAGTTGCTTGGCAGCTGGACAAAAGTGCATCTTAATGCCTTTTCAAGAAGGATGGATTTTCAACTACAGTACAAGGACAGATCCTGGATAGAAGATTTTAAAACATCCTTTGCATATCCAGAGCGGTTTTTAATGACAGTGTTGCCCAATGCAGGATTAACCCTTCCTATTAGGGGAGCACATCTAGAAAGAGGCGGGCTAACAGAGTTGCCTATACGTGATGCATACCTGATAAGTGAGAGTACTGACTTTGGCGACACTAGAAAGCCAATACTTTCTACCTCTCCCCGTAATATCTTTCTCAAGAACAAGACTTTTAGACATGTAATTATAAGACGAGAGCATGACAGCAGCTCTAGAAAGTATAAGCTAAGAACTGCTGATGCTCTTGGATATGATAGCTTTCCACATAATTGTGTAGCCACCTGTACCCTTCAGGTAGAGCTTGCGAATACGGTTTTCTTTAATCAGATAGATATTACTCCACTGGGAGCGTCTTCTGTGCATATAAAAGATATCACCTATATCGATGAGGCTGGAGAAGAAATCTCACTAAGCTTTATACGTATATCTGCTGAAACATCTACTACTTTGCTAACAGAGCCAGTATATGCAAAATATGTGAGCTTAACATTTGAGCAATACGCTCCTGTAACTAAGAGTACTGTACTCGTAGGAGATCATAGAGTTGCTAATATCAATAAGCTAGTTGACTCTCTTGGTGGGTGGACAACCCGTATGGACTCAGATGCAACCGAAGAAGTTTCAGGCAGAGTATATGATTTCTCTATTGATACTATTAGGTTTCTTATTGTAGCTTATGAGAATAAAGGTATTTTTAGGAGCTTACCCATTGAGGTATCCTCACCAATTGGGCTCTCTCTTGTAAAAGAAAGTGAGGCTATATTGCCCACCAGCAATATCAGTGCCTATGGTACCAATATTGTATATACTCCTGGAGAAGGATCTGGCAATCAGATCTTTCAGGAGGCATATGTGGGAGGAAGGCTTGTTAGCAATCAGACTGGAGCAGTAGTACTGGATAGTATTATCCCAGTGCCTGACGCCTATCCAACTCAAGTAGAGTTTTTATCTCCTATTGGTACCGATTGTAGGGTTAAGCTATTCCCAGATTTGCGATGGGCAGCTACTGCGACAGAAGTTGTCGATCCCATGAGTATATATAGGAATGGCACCTTACTCGCTTTCGGAACAGATTACTCCATATCAATAGATAACGGTTCTACATATATTAGTATATGGCCTATTGACAGTAGTTTTGACGACTTACATAAACAAGCCAAGGCAGGACGATTCTATATACGGCTAACAGATAGAGATCCTACAGCTATTTACTGGATAGAATATAGAGTGTACAAGAACCAAGGGCTTAGCACTTGCGGCCAAGTAAGCCTTCACAATGGTAGAGTGACCTTCGACCAAGAGCTACGTAATACAACGGGTACACTACAGACTATTTTAATTACTAGGACTAGTTCATTGCATCCATATCTAACTTCTGTATTAAGAGAGTATACTTTGCTAGTGCAAGAGGCTAAAGAAGACAAGCCTCTCAAGCCACGGCGCTATACTGGTGTTTGGGATACTGCTGGGAGTACTCAGTAATGTCTATAAATTCTCTTCTTTCCCGTAAATATTTGCCGGAACTTGCTGGGTATAGGATCTTGTTGCAAGCGTTTGCAGCTCAGTGGAATCTAGCGAATACACTAAGTGAACGAATCGAGATCGAGGCCGACACATTTTCTACTTTTAGAAAACTGTTAGATCTTTCATATGAGCTTGAGTCAGTTACTCAGTTTGCTCACCCTGTTGTAGGTGATTTTGTTGACGATCAGGATAGGGCTAGCCAGTTTCTAGTAGCCAATATTACTAAGCTGAAAGCATTAACCCAGATGTATTTGGAGCTATACAACAATCAACAGCTTGCCTTGTTAGAGTTAACTGGTAGGCTTAGGAGAGCTAAGCAGAAGAAGGCTGTTCTTGCTCTATGGGACGACAACCTATTCAAGCATGTAGTAGCAGAGGGTTTCTTAAATCTAGATAAGCTTAACACTGCTCATGGTACAGGTAGCAGATGTTGGGTAGATACTATGCAGGGAGTGCTAACGCTTCCAAAAATCTCTTCGTCTAAGAAGATTCCCCATAAGATCAAGATTGCCGCTAGCAGCAATGGGCAGCCTGGCAATTCTGACGAGGATATAACTACTAACAACATAAGGCCTAGCTTTATGTTGGACGGAAATCCAGACACTTGGTTTGAATATGAAAAGCTAGATACTGGCCCTCTAACGCTAAGTGTGTTTTGTGAGTTTAGTATGCCCACAATAATAAATGAATTTATTATTGCTCCTGCGGCTTTAGGCACAGGTGTAAGCTTTGAAATAGTCGATGTTCTGTTTAATGCAGGTGGAGAACAAGAGCTTTCTCTACGTGACTTAGTAAGAGGCACAGTGCCTGAAGAGTTCTGGACAGTCAAGACTGTTGGGAATGATATACAATGGGCAGTAACTTTTCTTCCGGTTAAATGTCAGGAAGTTGTTGTGAAGCTCAAGCAAGAGCATTCGTATATTATTCGCTCTCTAACAAGAGATATGCGGAGTGTAGAGCGCAGCCGGTACTCTATTGGTATAAAGAATCTTTATTTTAACCAAGCAAAGTATCAGCCATCTGGTGGAATTGGTAGTGTTGAAGACAAGTTGCCAAGGAACTTGTTTGCCTGTAGTTCACATGCAGATGTCTTTCCTGGTTCTGCAAGCTTATTCAAAGCAGCTCTTGATGTCTCCTTTGACGGAGGCGAGTCATGGAAAACAGATGTACTTGGCATCCCAAGCTCAGAGGGTACAAGCGTAGTACTTAATGGCAATGAAGAGAGCTATATGTGGCGGCTACAGCTTAGCCGGAATGATGATGCTTTTCGATTAGTTAACTCATATACTGAAGATGATATTGCGTATGATACAGATTCAATAGTAAGGGGTGTTTCCAAACTATTCTCTCCTGCAAGGATACCCCTTGTAGATCAGCCCTATAATAATGAGGTCTTCGTACTGCAGCCCAACCTGCTAACCCGTGCCAGCAAAATGCGAGATGCAATAGTATTGGGCCGCAATGGTTCTTCACCTTCTGCAACTCTGCCATTTCCTATTGATATTATTGAGGAAGACATAGATCCAGATGAGATCCATATCTGGGTGAATGGCCTTGAATGGGAGAGAGTGTCAGATGAAAATAGCCTCGGCAACGGCAAGTATATGTTTCGTGAGAAGTATACAGAAGTCACTTTTATTGGTGGCCTAGATCCGAATTCAACAATTAAGGCAAGCATGGATCCCGAGAGGATGCTTTTGACAGAAAAGTCAGATGGCTATTACCATGAAATGGAGCATCTCTTTGATGCTACAAAAGAGCGGATAAGAATTGAAGGTCTTAACAGCTCAATATCCAACAAGACGATGGTGTTGCCAAGAGGAGTTAGCAGGATTGATCTTGGACATAGAAACATAATAGATGGAAGTATTGTTTTTCTAGGGCTTACTCTAACCAAGGTTAATGATAGAGCATCACTTACTAGTAGCAACACTTACTTCTTAGATACTGTTAACGGTATTTTGCATCTATATGAGGGACTAACTGCTGGTCAAGTTGTTACTGTCAAGTTTCAATATCAAGGCACTAATAAGGTTGGTAACAATTCGTTTGATCTTATTATGGACGGCGTAAGACCTTTAGGGGTACGTATAGCGAAAGATGCTTTAGTTGCAGAAACACTTACAGACATTGTAGAAGATATCGCAGGAGGACAGTTTTTAGATCTAATAGATGTTAGAACTGGACTAGGTGTGGTTCGTCCTAGCAGCTTCGCAGGTAGCAATAGGGCTCTTGCCCTATCAAGAGATTATATTGTGCGGGGCAGTGTGGTCGTTAGCCCAGGACTGTTTGGCTATAGTGCTAATACCAAGGCTCCTTCTGAAGTAAGCTATATTAATGGCTATGCAGAGTTCTTAGGCTTGCTACAAATGGAAAACGAAGTCACTGCGGAGACTGCTGCAGGAGCGTCTAACAAGGTTGTCTTTACTGTTGCAGCTGGTGCTGCTTATCATAGTAATCTAGATATAACCTTTAGTAACACAACAATTTTTAACAATAAGAAGAACTCTGCAAGCGACGTACTAGGAACTGGTGATTGGCATATAGATAATGGTACGGGCAGCATTACTGTCTGGGTGGAAACAGGGAAAACATTGCCTGGTGGTATCAATTTATATTACTACTATAGAGATCCTGACTTTGATTCTGCCAATCTGTTTTCTGTAGACTATAAGCGTGGCATCTTCTACTCTTCAGAAGATATGGTTGATTCAGGCAAGATATCATATAAGGCATCTAACTATATGGTTGAATATCAGATAGGCGCTGAAGTAAATGCCTATACTTATGATCCATCCTCTAATGTAGTAACAGTAACAACTGAAGGACTCAGTGATCTTAACTCAACTGTAAAGATAATATGGGCAGAGTCTCCCATTGCTACCTCCTTAGAGGAGATGCGAGAGTACTTCTCCCCTCTTGTTAGTACTATAGCGCTTAGGTTTGAATAATGAGTAGTATTCCTGCAGACAAATATAGCAAGGCTCTTAAAAAGAGAGCTATTCTTGATTACATAAGAAGTAATAGTAGAGCACCGTCTAAAGAGCAAGTATTTGAGCTTATGAATACCTATACGGCTGCTTATCCAAATATTGGTGATATTGGATTCTCTGGTACTGATACCAAAAAGCTAAAAGTAAAAGAGCATTCATCTAGTGCAGTGGAGAACAAGAACAGAGATGCTTTTTATGACGACATGGTTGTTTTAGGAGAGAGGGTAGAAGAGCTAGTAGAGTTGCTTGAGGATAGTTTTAGAGGGTTTAAAGCGACAGCTACCCGCAGCAACAGAATGCTTAGCCAAGTGAATATGAAGCTGAATAACTTGCTCTTGCTGAGTGGCAGAACAGACGCCTTTATCTATGGAATAGAAGAAACCTTTGAGAGCCAAGAGAATATAAACCTTGAAGAGACAACTGCTTCAGTAGAGGCAGGTTACGTAACTATTGGCAGGGTGGGATACACCAAGGCTTCTCTTACTGAGATGAACTTTGCTGTATCTTCCTTTGGGACCAATCCTGTTCAGTTCACTAGATCTGTATCTAGTTTAGATTCTCTTAAGGAGTCAGATGGTTCTATTTGGGAATATCATGTATACACTTCGAATTCCACAGGCAAGGTAATATGCGCTATAGATATGGAGTCAGAGGAAGAGAATGGAATCTATGTGGGTGATGTGCGACTAACTGGCAACCCAACTAATTCTAATTCCTTAATGACTGCTACTCTTTTCTATAGCATAGATGGTCAGACCTTTACAGTTATGAAGCCAGTAGAAAGAGAGTTTGAAGTTGGTGAAAATCAGTTTAGTGTTGGTGTAGACAATGTTAAAGCATTACGTATTCTACTGACTAAAACTTCTGCTGACGATATACCATCAGATCCTAACGCAGATTCTTTGTATATATTCTCGCTTGACTCGGTTGAGGTCTTTGTCGACAAGTATGATGAGCCCAAGTTAGGCAAATCAGTTCTCTATGCAGGGCCTTATAATGTCCTGGACGAGATGGGCAATCCTGTTTACTTTACAAGCGCCACGATAGCAGGAGATGTCTGCTGCACGCTGCCAGAAGGCACTAGTGTTTCTTTCTCCTTGAGCAAAGACAATAGTACTTGGTTTCCAATAAACTGGAGGGGAGACTCTCTTGACGTTGTTAGATTTGAAAAGACTACTCCTGACGGCAGTTACGACTATATAGTTAGCGGTAGTAGTACTGCTCTTACTGACACTTCTCCTCCTTCAGTAGAGATAGAATATGGTAAAGAAGTTTTTTGCAACCTATATGTTAAAGCAGACTATGTAGATAGATTTGTTCAGAGAACCTGCATAGTAAAACGCAATTTACCCACTAGTACAGCAAGCAGTCTCTATGGCACCTCACCTGGATGGTTTATAGATGCAAACAATTCACAATACAGATGTACCTTTACTGTAGAGTCTATTGAAGGGCGCTATATTAATCTTGGCAATACTGGAGCCTATCTTGATGGCAGGCTTGTGTCGGGAACGATACACGTTTCTCAAGGAACTCATGCATTTGTGACTAGCTATACTAACTGGCATGATGTAGAAACTGATATTATGACAGCTACCCAGATGGAGGAAAAGGATCCAGCTTACCCCTTTAATCATAAGCTAATTGTTGAGGGTTATGCCTATCCTTCTGGCTTTAGTGGGGAACAAGTCTATACTGGGTTTGACGAATACTATGGAGCAAGCTTACAATATGTAACGCCAGAAGAGTTTCGAAGTAGTGAGAATATAGGAAATCTATATATTTACACTATAGAAAACTATGACAATGAGTTATACTTTAAAGTAAAAATTGATTCCTCTGATGCTTCTTGGAAAGCAGAAGAGGTAGAAGTTAGCTACCTGCTATGCAGTAGTAGCTCTAACTCTCTTTACGTTAAGGCAACTCTAACTACTGATGATTCTTCTCAGACGCCACATCTTAACAGCTTTAAAGTAAGGGTTATCTAATGGCAGCTAATCAAGATTATCTTAAGTATCTAATTCAACAAGTTGTACAAACCGCTAGCACTAGTTCTGATGATGTACAGTTTAAGAAGCAGGTTGTTCAAGACTTATCAAGCTTAGTCAAGCAATGGAATAGCGTTGTATACCCAATGCTTAGTAGCTCTAGTGCGTTGCAGGCTGGGGCAGTTATCGCTAGTCCTACTAGTGGCGATCCACCTGGTGATGGCCGTATAGATGCTATTGTTAATGGTATTTTTGCTGGTACTTTAATTACTGATACTGCTGCTACTCAGTATGGTCCTGAATGCTTTTGGGCATCTAATAGAAGCGAGCCTGCTACAATCCTTGAAACCTTTGTTTGCATACTTGCAACTATTGCTTCACTTGAAAACAAGATTGCACAACTTCAGCCTGGAACAAGTGCTTCTACATATGACGATGGATGTGTCAAGGCAGAGCTTGAACACATTGCCAATTTAATATCTTGCGACTATTCATTCAATTGCAGCACTTCGCCTACTGTTCCTCATGGAATTTACCAGTCATTGCAAGCACTTAGTCAGGTAGTAACTGGTTGGCCTGACTTTGGCTTAGACCATTCTTGCTACGATGCTTTTCCAAATCTATCCATCCAAGTGCTTTTGTCTAACGTAACGTTAGACATGCTGTTTCCTATTCTAGGAATCCAATCCACCACTGGTGCTATAGGTACTACTATAGTAGATGATCTTAATTGCATATACACTTTTATAGGCAGTACAGGGTTAGGCGATTGTGCCCCCACATATGGTAGCGGATTAAATATCGTTGCTGTTGGCGACAGCCTAGAAGACGCTATCTACAAGCTGGATCAGAACCAGCCAGCGGCACAGGCCGACTCTGACTGGTATGGAATTCCTACAAACAGCAGTGGTGTAGAAACTTATGCTAGCCACGATACTAGCCCTGAAGCTGGGCTTGGAGTCTTTCATGCCAAGGGGCCTGTTGGAGTTGGAGTAGAGATACAAAACGAGCATGTATCTGGCCAGATGGGTAGTATTAGTCGCAACTTTAGCATGCTAGTAAGAAGTAGTTATAACGACTATGTAAACACAACTGGTGCTACTGGGCAGAACGAAGTGTACTCAGGGTTACTCTTATGGAGTGATATTGAGTCTTACAATTATACAGGTAGCCCCATTACAAATATGGGCTTCTGGCAGGAGCCAGGCTCTTCTACGGGAGCCTTTATTCTTAGTGAGATAGTTTTTGCTGGGCAAGATTCACACAACTACCAGACCGCTAACCAGCAGTGGGCTCTAACCAAGAACCCTACTGTTAGAGCTATATACAGGGGCGAAGCCCCTACTGCTTGGAATGATACTGCTAAGAGTGGTGGTGACTTTAGCTTTATAGTTGGTGGACAATTTGACAGTATAAGGTCTAGCACCAACTGGGAAACATTTGAAGCCCTTAGAGTAAGCCACAATGTTGGAATTATGGTGGATCCTGGGGATGCCAAGAATGTACCTAAGCATAGACTGCATGTACACACAAGCAACTATACCCATTACAGCAACAGCGTAGTAGAAGCTCAGCGCACAACAATTGGTATTACACATGTAAATGCGCACACTACTGCTGCAAACACTCAGGCAGATAGTGGAAAGGGCCTAGTGCTTGGCGTCAACTCCAGTGGTGCGGGACGCATTACTCTTAATGATGGCACTGATTATAGTGGGGGAGCACTTACCAATCAGCTACACTTTGGAGTTATTGACAATACCAAAAGTCACCTCTCTATACACAAGGCTACTGAGACTCCGCTCTCTGGGACAATAACAGTTGGACGAGTAGGGATACATCATGGTGCTGGTATTACGGGTGGCCCTGTTAGAACTCTTCATGTGGAAGGTCTCACAGATATACCGCCTGTACGAATCAATGATTTGCAGACAGGTAGTGGTGACTATGTAGTTGTTGATGCCAGCGGGGACTTGTATAAGACAAGTACTGGTGGAGGTGGTGCCGGCGTACTGAATGATCTTACAGATGTGACTACAGATACTGCTATTGACAATGAAGTGCTTGCTTACGACACAACTACTGGTGCCTACAAGAACCAGACTGCTGCTGAAGCAGGCCTAGCTACCAGTACTCATGGACACTTAGTATCTAATATTACTGATCTTACTGCGTCTGCTGGGGAGCTAAATACCCTAGATGGAATAGTGGCTTCGACAGCTCAGCTAAACTATCTTGGAAGCGTAACAAGCAATGTGCAGACTCAGATAAATACAAAGCAAGCCCTTATTACAGGCGCTATTAGCGATCTTGTTTTTGCAGATCTCACAGCTTCCAAGGCAGTAGCTGTGAGCTCAACTGGAAAAGTTATAGCAAGCTCGGTTACTGCGGCAGAGCTAGGGCATCTGGTAGGTGTTACATCTGGAGTGCAAGCACAGCTCGATCTAAAAGCTCCTATAGCTAGCCCCACATTTACTGGAACGCTTGCAGCTCCTACTATTGATGCTGATTTGCTTAGAATGCCTGGCGCTACATCCGGCAGTGTTGGCTTAAAGGCACCTGCAGTGGTTTCGGGTGGGGCTGTCACATTGGTTCTACCAGATACTGCGGGCATCAACGGCAAGATGATGGGCATGAGTAGTGGCGGAACCATGGCTTACTTTGGTGGTGCTGAAGCGATAACATTAACAGCTGCCTCAGGTGATATAATACTGCCTACATCCAAGCACTTGTTCACCCTGCTCCTAGATCGAGACTATGATACAGGTACTATTAATAAGTTTGTACTTACAAATGCACCTTTTCAAGCGTTTAGATTTGATGTAAAGGTAATGGGTTCATATAGTATTACATTCACCACAGAAGATGCATCTGATCTGATTGATGGAGGTACTAGTGATGTCACATTACCAACAGGCACTAGGATCTATAAAATAGTAGCACTTGCAAGCGGAAGTAATTGGAACTATGTGATTCTCTAAATGAGACATCGCAAAGCCAATAAACTATCCTTAACTAAGAGTCGAGTAGTTAATAAAAAGAGAGATGTAAGGGTGCGCTCTAGACGAGGGATTGGTGGCAGTCTAATACCCTCGCTTAAAGTTAATGAAGCTCAGCATATCTGTATTCATCGCGGAGGCGGTCTCGGTGATAATATTATGCTGTTGCCTACTTTGAGGGAGATAAAACATAGGCATCCTAATGTGCACCTAACCTTTTCTGTAGATAGATATTCCACAGATAATGATATATATTGGAATTTAGTTAAAAATGTACCATTTATAGATAGTATTATTTGCGCTACCAAAGTGGTCGAATCTAATTATGATCTCTATTATGACTTGTCTTCTGTTTGTATCCCTTATGAGCGGAAAGAGCTGCCCAGTAGAGAGCGTATTGATATTTTTGCTAATTATCTTGGATTTCAAAAGCTAAGCAATCCACTTCCCTTCTATAAGGTTGAGCCCGAAGAACAGGCTTGGGCAAGGGCCTTGATAAGGCGGCACAGGCCTAAGCGATCTTCTCCTATTGTTTTTTTACATACAGCTTCTAATGATTCAAAGCGTAGCTGGCATGTAGACAGTCAAAGAGAGTTTCTTCAGCAGCTATATCAGCAATATCCAGATGTACTTGTTGTTGTATCTGATTTCAATAGTGTCTTTGGAGAAAAGGAGTGGGCAGCTATACCGGCAAGCTCTATAGTTAATATAGGGCGGGCAGGAATTAGGGAAGCGGCGGCGCTTATAAACGAGAGTGATGTTTTTGTAGGGCCTGACTCGGCTCTAATGCATCTTGCAGGTGCACTGAAAAAAGAATCTGTAGTGCTTTTTGGAGCTATTCCTCCTGGTGCGCGGTTAAGCTATTATCCGACACACCATGCAATTGCTGCATCTAACTTAAAGTGTCTTGGTTGCTGGTATGAGCCTTGTCCATATGACACCAAGTGTATGAAAGAGATAGATGTTTCTGAGGTTGTTTCTGCTGTAGGGCGATTAATACATAGCGTACGCATACCCTTTGTATTTGAGTCAGTTTTAAATCCCTGTGATGGGTACGGTTCTTCTGCAGAGCAAATGGCATTAGCTTTGTCTGACAATATAGACGGATTAAGGTATGCTTCTTGCAATACTACACACGACTGGGAACAATTTGCTCATTCAAAAACAAAAGCTCTTGTCACAAGGAAGGGAAGTGGCAACATATACCTTGGCTATTATGCTCCGCTAGGTTTGGGCTCTTCACTCTACCCCTTAGCAAGTAAAGCAGACAGTAGATACATATACACAACTTTTGAAAGTACTCGGGTGCCTCTAAGTTGGGTTGAGCATGTTAATGAGTTTGATAAGTTATTTGTATCATGCAATACAATTGCATTAGCATTTAAAGATACTGGAGTATCCATTCCTATAGTTGTTGTTCCACTTGGAGTAGATCCTCTTTTATGGCCCTATAAGAAGAGAGAGCAATCAAACAGGCCGTTAAGGTTGCTTCTTTTTGCAAATGTAGAATGGGCTTTTAGTAGAAAGAATTATGCTATGGCGTTCAATGCTTTCAAAGAGGCGTTTGGTGATCGCAAAGATGTTGAGCTATGGCTAAAGGTTACTCACGGTGATGTTCCCAAGTATGTGCTTGAAGCTTCTAATGTAAAGATTATAAGTGGGCGGTTTCTACAGCAGCAGCTTGTAGAGCTTTTGCATAGTGTTGATTGCTTACTATTTCCCTCCAAAGGAGAGGGGTTTGGACTTCCCCCAAGAGAGGCAATGAGCACAGGCATTCCTGTGATAGCTGCTGGGTTCGCTGGGCTGGAGCCTATAATGAATGCTAGTTATAACTATAGTATAGATTATGATCTTGTTGACGCTATATATGATCCCCCTTATGATAAGCTCTTGATTGAAGATAACTATGGTTCATCAGACTTTGGACAATGGGCCTCGCCTAGTCAAGAGAGCTTAGTAGATGTTTTAGTATCTATTGCTGATAATAAAAATGAGCTTATAGATAGGGGTCTTTCTTGTGCCAATTGGGTGCGAGAGAATGAGACTTATGCTGATGCAGCAGACAAATTGCTTGCGGCTATGAACTACAAATAGATTAATTTGAACTAGATAGAACGCATAAGGATCTTTTAGCTGTGAAGAGAGCTTTTCTAATAATAGGAGCAGAGTCGTCTGGTACCAAGATGATGACACAGATCTTTATTGCTTCAGGATGTGATGGGCAAGCTACTCATACTCAGCTGTGGGATAATGCTCCCCTACAAGGACGATTCATAGTTTGGCGAAGAAGTGTTCCCCATGCTAAGAGCTGGCCTTCTGTATATTCTTGGACAACAGGCATTTTAGATCAAGGGTATAGTCCTGCTTTTGTAGTTATCAACAGAGATTGGTACCCTACTGCTTGTTCACAAGTAAGCCATAAGCATGTTCTAGATATGGATGAAGCCTATGCTAATATTAAGAGAGCATACAACTTAATATATAGCGAATTATATAGTTTGGGCTATAATTACACTGCTATAAGTTATGAATCTATAGTAAGAGATCCCAAAGGAAGTCTTAGTAAATTAAGCAATCGTATACGCTATGAACTTAATTCTATTGATATTCAGGATCAGAACAGTAAGTGGTACGGAGAGATGAGCTAATGCGTATTTGTTTTGATTTAGATAATACTCTTTGCACAGGACATCCTTATGAGGATGCTACTCCCTTTGATAAGGCTCGTGAGCTGCTTATATCCTTAAGAGAGGAGGGGCATGTAGTAATTATATATACTGCTCGCGGAATGGGTCGCACTGCTGGCAATGTAAATGAAGCCTTAGCAAGAATTGGTAAGCTTACCTTAGATCAGTTAGATGAGTGGGGCTTTGAATATGATGAGATCTGTTTTGGTAAGCCCGCTGCTGATATGTATATTGATGACAAGGCTATACCTGCTATTGCTATTGATGCAGTAGAGACAATTATTCATAAGCGTCAAGTCGCTTTAGAGACCTTTGCAGTAAAAGCTGCTTCTTATGATGACCAGGTTAATGGTTTAATTAATAAGCTAAATCAACTCATTGGATGTACAGATCAAGATGCCTCAGAATAACGATCCGAATCAGTCTGCAGACTTGGCTAAGCTTATGGCTGAGCTTGCCGTCATGGCGTTTAGGCTTGAAGCATTAGAGAAGAAGTTTGAAGAATCACTTAATCGTCTTATCAACAAGATTGATGAGCTTATTGAAAAGCAAAGTGATGTTAAAGAGAAGCAGTCGTTAGACTCTCAAGCAATGTCAACTATTAACACTCAGGTAACTAAGCTAGACGATAAGATAGAGGAGTTGGAGAAAGATATAGTCTCTGTTAGAATATCTCTAGCCGAGAAGGTGCTCTACGGTGGCCTTGGTGGCGGTATAGTAGCTGCACTTGCTAAGATGGTAGAGTTCGTTTTTGCTTAGGAGTACGTATGGCTTTCACATTTAACGAGACCAAGTATACAAGTATTCTTTCACGGCTAACTGCCTTAGAAGAGAATCACAATAATATTGTTGTAGCTATTGATAGGCTTGCTACTATTGATCAAGTACAAGAGTTACTAGTAGTTTTGCAAACAGACTTGCAAGACATAAAGAATACTCTTACTTCTCTCACTGCGCGTGTAACTGCGATTGAGGAAGAGCCTCTTACTTAAAGTAGGGGAAGTATAATGAAGTTTATGAAGTATCCTATCAATGGCAAGAAGAAAGATGATCTTTTAGAAGGGATTGAGTACTGTCCTCTTTGTGGTCTCGCTATGCAGGATCCACAACAGTGTGAGTACTGTGACTATCGGCAAGCTGGTATTGGCTGTCTTGAAGAAGTGCTTGAGGAAGAGCTTGTACCCGAGTATGAAGAGGCAATAGACCTATGGAAGACCCATGGTGGGGATTAGGTAGCTTCTTAAGTAAAAAAACAGGCTAGCATTGCTAGCCTGTTTCATAGAGTAGGAATGGGGGCGGAGGCAGTAGGATTCGAACCTACGGTAGCTTTCGCTACAGTGACTTAGCAGGTCACCACCATCGGCCACTCGGTCATGCCTCCAAGGGGTACTACAAGTGGCTACCCCACTGTTGCGCCATAGCATTAGCAATGCCTTGAAAAGTTCTGCTTCTAATTTTCCACCTATCCTTGCTAGGAGGTAGCCTCCAGATGCGTTGTTCACGTCCCTCAACGATTTGGGTAGGCACAAGTAGTGGCAGCTCCTTAAGCCAGAGGCAGGTGGCCTTTGTCTCGCCATGTCCAAATTGCCAAGGCTGGATAATTTGATCTGGCTTTCGATAATGAGTGGACATAATACCAATAGGGTTTTCAATAGCAATGCGTGGAATGTTTGCATTAGCCAAGGAAAGGAAGAAGTCAATACCAGCTTGCTGTCTTCCGTCTGCTCTTTTCGCAGGAAACCACCGCGCCCCACTACTTGCAAGGTGTGTACATGGGGGAAAAGCAATCAGCATGTCCCATTTGTTATCAAGTATATCTGATATACAGCCTTGGTAGTGATTGCCAACTATCTCTGTTGGCAGGAGGTCACAAGACATGGCGTCGTGGCCTTCTCTAGCAAACGCTTCTCTAACAGTGCCACTGTATTCACAAGCGACTAAGACTCGCATAAATTTACTCTCTCTACGGTAGGGGCGCTATATATTCTGCTGTTATAACCCAGCCACTTCCCGTGCACTGCACAGTGAGGGCTTGCCCTTGGGCAATGCTAGCTGTGTCGTTGGTAACGCCTTCTAAAGCGTCTCCTGTTGCGACTGCTAGGGTTGCAGTATAGCTTCCAGTGGTGTCAGTTCTTTTTACTGTGTACATACGCCCTGTAATACCGGAGGCAGAGGGGAGTGTAACAGTTACATTTCCTCCACTAGCATCAATAAGAACTGTTGAGTCACTTATTGTAAGTGTAGTATTGCTATTTGTAGATCTAAGTACTCTTGAAAAAGAACCCTTAAGGCTTAGTCTTGAGCGGGGAACTGTTGTGCCAATGCCTACATTTTGTGAAGAGTCTATAGTTACAGATGTATCTACATCTATAAGGCTGCTGCCAATCTTGAACTTGTCGCTATCGCTATCGTCTACGCCGATAGAGAAAGCCAGTGTAGCGCCTGCGTCTACACTGAAGCCCAGCTGAGCGTCACCCTCAGTTGCATCAGACTGCACAAGCAGAGCTACGTTTCCGTTAGTGCCAACGAATTTATAGTTGGGGTTAGTAGCTGAGCCTGTAATCTCAAAGTCGCCATTATCTGTTGACAATAGGTCTACGTAATTGGTGTTGTCTGTGTGGGTAAGCCTTAGCTGTGGGGCTGTAGCATCTAATATGTCTAGCTTTCTATCGGGAGATGCGCTCCCAATTCCAACGCTACCTGCACTTGTTATCACTGCTCTTTCAGAGCCTGCTGTGTCGAATCTTATAGTATCTTCATCAGCAGCTTCTTCACATTGTATCTTCGTATCGCCATCAACATCTCTTATAAAGGACAATATGAGAGTGTCTTCATTAACGTCATCACCAGTAACGGTGTCGTCAAAGATTGCTGATCCTTTAATAGTTGTTTTTGCCATACTAATCTCTAAATACTAGCTTAGTTCCATCTGGCTGTGAGGACCGACTTGTTTTAAGTAGCTCTTCATATTGTGTCTTGAGCACATAGAGCTCTTTCTGAAGCTCTATATTTTCTTGCGATAGGATATCAATTCTGGCTTGTAGTCTTTCTTCTTTGGTCATTTGGCTGCCTAGAAGACGGGTGGCTTAAATACTGTGAACTGAATATAGGGTTCCCAGCTCTCTGCCTCTGGAGAGAATGTTCCATCAGTATCTACTACTGCAGTTATTCCTTCGCGTTTAATATGCACTGCTAAGAGATTGTCAGTGGCAAGTGTTTCAGCAACACGATCTGCAAGCCAACGCTTGCCTCTTAGATCCCATTCTGGATGTTTGCTACTAGCGTCAAAGTCTACAGCAGTATGCTCACGAGTCTCATGAGCAGAGATATCAGAGGTAAGGGATATTGTAGCTTCTGTAAAATGGCGGCATCCCCTGAGCCAATTGTAGACAGCGCCTGGAAGCTTAGACTCAGATAGCTGTGAGGCCATAGTCTTTCCGCCAGGGATAGGACGCTTGATTATTTTGGTTCTTGTATCTGCGTCAGTTATCTTTCTAACTAGTGCTTCCTGATGGGTAAGCGTACCCGGACGGTCTAGCTGTCGGATAGCTTCTTGTTTAGTAATTGCCATATTTTCTTTTCCTCATGAAAGAGATTGCTTCTCTTATAGTGAGATAGTTTAGCTCTGCTAGTAGAAGTATCTCTATCTAGCATAAGTTGGAACAGATAGGACTGCCATCTGTTTAACTTCATGTTGTTCATTAATAAGTAGTCTGGAATAGTTGGTACGTAGGAAAGCTCAATAGTATCTGTGCTTTCAGCTCTGTCTAGAGCATCTCTTTGTCGTTTGGCATATGCGTATGAAATGAAGTGGTGAAGACCATATTTAAAATCCCTAGCTATTACATACTCTATCGTGACAGGTCTGGCAAGGGTAGGGCTATATTTAAACCTTCTTATTCTTTGCAAGAAGAGGTATTGTAGTTCTTCTTTAACAGAAGATGAGGTCTCTGCCCACTTGACCCATGCGGCTATCATCTCTAACGCCTTTTCTGGTTCTTTAGGGGAAAGTAGTCTGCACAAGATAATATAGTTTAGTTCTTTTTCTGTATCAACATGCGTGAGTTGTTGCTCCCACTGATCTAAATAGGGTTGTGAAACCTCTAATAGCTTTGTGATGTCTGAGTCGGCGGAGGCGACTGCTAGCTTAAACTCCTGAGCATATTCCTCACTAGTCACCACTAGTGGCATCGGCCTAACATCTGTTGGTAGTATTTTGTACATCGTCTTGCGCTATTCGTGCTTTGAAAAACTCTATCCAGTCCTCCATTAGCATAGTGACCAGTATTGGCTCTCTGTCGTCTTTTGTTATCACTACAGGTATCTTACCACTTACGGTAGAATCTGTTATAGCCTGCCTAAGGGCAGCTTTGATGTTGCAGCGCTTGTGTCTTTTGGCCTCGATGTGTATGTAGTCCACTTCTACATCGGAAACTTCAGCTCCACCACCACGGGTTTGAGCTAAGCCGCGCTTAGCGTCTAAGCCAGTAGCAGCTTGTATTATTTTAGCAAGCTCTCTTTCAAAGTTGGCACCCTTTGCTCTGGCACCTCGTCCACGACTAGCCATTGTCACTCCAGGTTAGTTTCTTCTTTTTAGCTTCTGGCATTAGAGTATGTACGAAGCCGTATTCAAGGGCCTCTTGGGCGTTAAAGTTCTTAGCAATCTTACCTTCAAATTCTTGAGTCCAAACACGTTTCTTGATCTTGCAACGCTTTACAAGAAGCTCATCATAAGAATTTTGCATTCTATAGTAGGACAGCTTGGCATCGTCTACCTGCTCTCTAGATATAAAGCCATCTACTGGCATTATAGGCTGGTGATAGAAAAAGAGAGTATTGGGTGTTGCTAGACGGAGATCGCCCGCTGAAAGGAGCAGCAACCCCGCAGAGGCACATATGCCTGTAGCAATTGTTATGATTGGCGACGTTATGCCGCGCATAACGTCATAGATTGCAAAGGTGTCTGTTAGAGCGCCTCCCTCTGTATTGATGTACAAGCGGATGGGTTCGCCCGCCCCCCTATGCTCAAGCTCCAGCAGCTGGGACATTAGGGGTGTGGCACTCTCTTGGTTGATTTCCCCCACTAGAGCAAGTGTGCGTCTGACAGGGCCATAGTAGAGTATATCTCTTGGATTCCATATTTCTATAGGCTCTTCTTGGGCAAGTTCTGCGAGGACATCATGTATACTATCCATTAGAGCTCCTGTTGAATATAATATCTTTTAGTGTTTTACCATCTAGCTTGCCAGAGAGCTTATAGCTTACCTCTCTATACTCTAGCCCCGCCTCTTCAATGGCTGTTTTTTTAAGGTTGTCTCTGTGCTGCATTTGGTGAAAATCAGATTTGGCTTTGTGGTAGGGGCTATTGCCAAAATTTGTTATGTTGTAGTGTTGGCGTCCATGCAGTTCTAGTACTGTGCCTAGCTCATCAATATACCAGTCGACATGGTGGTTGTTATACTGATAGCCGGTTACTATGCCAGATACGGGGACCTCTTGGAAGCAGTGTAAATGCTTAAAGAATAAGTCGTTAGCAAATATATCTCTTACTTCATTATGGAATAGAGATGCAGATTCTGTTAGATCAAATTGAGTTTTCCATTTACTTCTTTTGTCCTGCAAGTTTAAACTCCTTGCCAGGCAGTAGTTTAAGTACTCCTGCTTCTTGTAAGAATTTTTCAATGTCGTATAGTTCTGTTTGACTATCTATTTGTTTAAAGAGTGTTGTGTGAGTAGGGTCCACTAGTTCGATATAGATCTTATCTGTCTTGCTATGTTTAAAGCAGATATACTCTTTGAATCCTCTCACAACGGTTGCCAAATGTATCCAAGGCCCTCCTCCGAATATATTGGGATCAAGCGCTTGTTGGATATCATTGACTAAGATAAATTTGGTACTAAAAGCTTTAGACATTATTCATTAGGGTAGCAGTTGGATTTGTATGGGCATTTATATAGACAGGGTAGCACAGGATAATGATGCCCTGTTTCTATTGTTTTAATGACTCCTTCTATTCTTTTAAGAAGGGTTAGGTTGGTCTGATTAGAGTCGTAGCACTCGTATACCATTTGGTTCCTCTTATCATGCGCAAAAACATGCATTTTTACTTGTGGCCTACCCGATCTCATGTGCTTGGCAACAAATGGTTTAAGTATCTTTAGCTTTAAATGTAGGGCCGGATCGTTAGCTATACAGTGCTCGTAAGCATTGCTAGCTGGCACAAAGGCAATTGCATGCAGTGTCTGGGTGGTTTGTGAGCGCAATAGACCAGATATCTGGAGCTGTATTGGCGTTTTGGAAACACGCACTACTGGTGCTATAGGACCATAAATAGGTATATAGTTTTGTATAGGCAGCACTTCAAATAGATCTTTTAAGTATAAGGTGCACTGGTTGAGATAGGCGTTGATTTGTGGTTCAAGCAAATCTTCTTCCTGTCCCTTGAGTGCCATCACCTTTAGTAAGATTTTATGATAGTCGATTATGCTATGCGGTTTACGTAGGGAGGTCACCACAACGCGCTCATATGTAGCCTTGGCAACCTCTAAGAAAAAAGAGCCTCTATGCTCACCCCCTCTATAGTAGTACTCAGAACACTTCACAAAGGCTCTTAAACGCTCCTCTGACAGCGTCTTGCCTGCTGTTGCAGGGGTAAGCACTCTAGAACTTGCTCCCCATGCTTAGGTCGCCACTATACACGGTGCTACCGGTACCTATAGAAGCTCCGCCAGTTATCCATAAGTCAGTTATGATGGGGAGCTTATGCCCTATGTTGTAGCTTACTGGATCTATACCTATACGAATATTATCTCTACTGACAGAACCTCTTAAAGAGAGGATGTCTAGGTAGGCTGTTGGGTGTATGAGCGAAGTAGACAGTGAGACAGAAGCGTCTAGTGTAGGAAGCGATAAGGTGCCACTTATCAGTACATGTGGTTCAAAGAGATTATGCTCTCTAACTTTTGTAACTGTAATATCGTTAAGAGGAATTGGCACTTCTATGCTTGGCTCAAAGGAAGAGGTGGCTGACAGAAGTACGCCTGTAGTGTCTTCGCTTATTAAGACTTGACTCTTGAACTTTAGATCAAAGATTTCAAAGGTATATGAGGTTGCTTCTGATAAGAAATGTGCAACTGCTAACCCACTATCAAACCTATAAAGATATGATGCAGGTAGGGTAGCAGTGGTTTCAGTACCACCCTCTATAATGGTTTCGGTTCTTACAATATAGCGCACCTCTGCTGGCCTATCTTCAAGGACCTGTATCAGTTGTTTTAGTTCTTCAGTTTCCTTGCTGCTCTCAGATAGGAGCTTGTTTAGACTACTTGTCTTGTTCTTCGCCTTCTGCAGTTCTCCCTCTATGGTGCTCTTGTCAAGAGATAGGGCTTTATATACAGAGGATGCTTTTTTACTCGCTACAAAATAGCCTGTAGAAAATATAAATAGGAGTATTAGGCTTAAGTATATGTAGGCTTTTAATTGTTTAGCTAGGTTTTCCATATGGGCTTTCTCATGGCTCTATGGTGCCCACCTCTAGAGGAGTGATTTCTGCTCTAAATATTGCTACTGCTGACGGGAATGGAGCACTTCCGTCGCCATTGCCAAATTTAAGCCTTCCCTTTACAAAATAAAGCTCACTAGCTTTCATGACATAGTTATGCCAGTACTTAGTATCTGTTCTAGCAGGTATTAGTATTGTTACCTGAGTGTCTGGTTGGCGCGATTCGTCGTAAGCTTTCTTTATCCAGTCTCCAATCTTCCTTCCATATGGTGGATTCATGAAAACATTATCGCCCTTCCAGCTTTGCTCTAGGCCATTTTCAGAGGCAGTAAAGTAGAGTGGGGTTTTATAATTTGACTGATTAGCGCATGGGTCTAGGGTGAACGGGCCAAACTCTTCGTTGAGAAGATCAAAGAAGTGCTGTGGAGTAGCCCAGTCGTCAGAGTCAGAACTAAATAGTATTTCTTGTGTCTGCTTATTCACTTGTGCTCTCAGTTGTGGTGGCAGCCATATTAGAGGTCTCGACTTGGGCAGTAGGCTCTGCTTTCTTCTTTGTAGTGCGCTTGGCTCTTGTCTTGGCTTTTGCCTTGGGCTTTGTTTTGACTTTGGGAGTTTTACTAGCACCCCAGTGGCTAGAAGTGCTAGCTTCCTCTGAGTTTTCTGCAGGGGATGTCAACACTTGTTCTACATGCTTGGATATATAAATAGGCTGTAGCTTATGATCGGCAACCTTAGCGTCTCTCACTGTCAATACAGTGAAGTCATCTGTGCTCATTAAGCCACGAGTATTATAGTGAATAAGATCTCTTGAGATGAGAGTCTTGCGTATCCTATCGACTGTATTCCCAACATAGTTGTCGCCAGTCTCTAGATAATAAAAGGTTTTGTTTTGTTTACAAAAGATGCCTAGGCTATCTTCGCGCATTATTGTTTCCTTATGATATGCGAATAGAGTCGTCGTCATAAGATGGTGTAGAAGACTCTATGAGGCGAACTTCAGTAGAAGTTGCTCTTAGTGAATGTGGTAGGCCTGGCGCTATGACGAAAGAATTCCAGGCAGTTATAGTTTTTGTTGTTCTCTTTTTATTTACTATTATGTCTATGTAAAGAGTGCCAGCAACCACCAGCATAGTTTCATGCTTTTCTATATGGAAATGCATAGAAGTAGCTTGATTGGGGTTTATAATTAAAAGCTTTTGACAGTATAGCTCATTGTTCTGAAAGTGTCGTTCTTCGCCCCAAGTCTTAGGAACTATCAATGGAAGCACATCACCGCTCTCGCCTAGCGCTCCTCTGTTATGTCCAGTTGTTGCAACTGGGATTATGATAGGAAGCTCTGGCTCAATAACAGAGGAGTCGGGCAGCAAAATGCCACCCGGACTCCTCTGAATTGATGTTCTTCTCGTTTTACTTTTCGACATGAGTAAATAGTTATGCTAGGTGATATTATCACATTTCGTATTCTGTTGCTGCAATAGATACTACTGCATTACCATTTAACTTTATTTTACCCTCTTCCTTAGCGTCTATATAATTCTCAGCTTCATTTAATGCATTCTTAACACACTTTGGCTTTAGTGTAACAGACCTAGTATCAAGATCCAATATTAGCTTGTCTTTGAAGCTAGATATCTTATTCTTTGTAAAGTTAATTAGTAGTCTTGGGCTAGCAGTACCTTCATCGTTTGTCCAGAATATCTCGGCATGATCTTTACGATCATGAAGATCGTTATATACATGCAGAATTGCTAGTGGTCTATACATCAGTGCTCTTGCATCAGCTAAGTCATCATCTACAGGTAGCTTCATCTTAGACTGATCTATAGGCATGTTCTTTCTGTATTCGGCAGTAGCTATCATACATAGTCTGTATTTAACGCACATATGTTTTTGCGCATTAGAGATCATAGTCATTCGAGTGGTTTGATCCATGTGACCCCAATCTGCAAGGTTGTGAGTATTATCGCATATGATCATGATCTTCTTGCTTGGAAATCTACTTCTGTAATATTTAACATTTCTTTCAAGCACAGATAGAGTACTACCGTCTTCTGCATCTAATATGACTAGTCGTTCATCTGCGAGCAGATCTTTGAAAAGTTCATCTGCTAAGTTGTAAGCCTCTATAGTAGCTTTGTCATTCTTGGGCAGGTATTTGTGAGGCTGAACAACCATTCCTATGGTAAGTGTTGGGCCAGTTGGATTGGCCATTGCATAAAGATTAGATTTGATTCTAGGCTCTATTTGCTGATAGCTATCATCTGTAGAGTGAATGATTACAATTGCATTTGGATCTGAAAGCGCAATGTCACATCCTAAAGCTAGTACTGTTGCTGTTTTGCCCGAATTTGATCTTCCACCAACGTACATTAAGCAGCCCTTTGTCCAGTCCATGCCTCCTGAGAAAGCATCAGCAAAGCCAGAGTAATAGTTCATCTCAAAGGTTGCTGCATTCCCATCATCAGAGTCTCTGCGTAGCTGTTGGATTGCATCGTATCTAGATAGCTGATAGTTAACACCTGTTACATTTCTTTGGTACTCTCTTTCAATAGTAAGTACGCGTTGCTCATGTTGAGCAATAGTAGCGATAATATTATCAGGATCTTCTGAGACTTCTTGTACATAGCTTTCTGCAGATGCTACTAGTTGTCGTTTTCTTTCTGTATAGTCGTTACTGCGTAGCGATGAGACATCAGAGCCTATTGCTTGTGGTGATATGCCTGTAAAGTTAGCAAGCGCTTGAGTAAGTAATTCTCTTTTTACAGCTGCACTTTCAGTAGCGATAATAGGTATCATTCTCTGACAGATAGTATCTGGCGTGTCATTGCTAGAGGCTTGAGATAGCTGCCACTCAAAAGCAGGTAGCTTTTTCAGCGACAAGTATGGCTCTGCGTCTTCTGCACCATGCAGTAGGTCGTCTGGGTCTTTTGACTCGCTATTTTCGGGTGCTGCCACAACGTGTGCAGAAATACCTGTTGTGGCCTTAAGTATAATCTCTAGTACACGTTGAGTAGCTATATAGCCAGCATTGTCCCAGTCGAAGCTTAGGTATATACTTCTAATTCCTAGCTTTTTTAAGAGTAACAGATGATGCTCTGTAAAGGCTGTACCACATACTGCTGCGGCGTTTAGCACACCTACTCTATAGAGTTGAGCTAGATCTCCTGGGCCTTCAACTATATATATACCTGCCTTCTTAGCATCACCTGCCTTCAGTGCAGTGTCTAGGCCTAGTAATACTTTGCCTTTTTCATATATGTGTGATTCTGGAGAGTTTATATACTTAGATACAGAATCATCTCCATTGAGAGCTCTTGAGATGAAGCCTACTGGTCTACTTCTTTCGTTTCTAATGACAAAGGTAAGCTTATCGTCTCCAAAGAACGAGTGGTATCTGGTTCTAACTAGTAACGACTTAAGTATTTCCTTTGGATCCCAGCCCTTCTCAACAAGCTTGGCCATGAGGTCTTCTTCGTCGATGGAGCCGAGCGAAAGGTGATCTTGAGTCCAGTTCCTTTCTGTTATGTATTTAGATATCTGACCGTGCAACACTAAGATGTCTGCAATATCTTGTGTCAGCTTATGCTGGCGTGCTCTCTCTTTGTCGGTATGAGAGGGTTCTCCTAATCTCAAGGGTATGTCTAGCGTTTTGCATAGCTCAGGAATTGTTACTGAAAGCCATTCGCTACCAGAAGTAGGTAGGTTTTCTAAGACATGAGCAACATCAAAGATATCTCCAGTCCAATTACATGAGAAGCATTTGACAGTCTCATTATTAGTCTTAGGATTAAAACTCATGCTTGGCTTATTGTCATCATGAGCAAAGCAATTCATCTTTCTTGTATTAGATCTAATGTTATGCTTGATTATTAAGTATTCTCTAAGCTGTCCTCGGAGAAGTGGGATGACTTCTTGGAGATTAGTGATGTACATAGATCCTCCATGGTAAGTGTGGTTACTGATGTGAATGGTTGAAGAATCACATCTCTGCAACAAGCGATAGCAAAGTCGCATGCGTCCTTGCACAGTTCTAAAGAGTTCAGAACAGATAGTTCGCTGATGTTGGCCGGGTGGTAGAGTAAGTAGGCGGCAACAGCTGCTGTAAAAGTATCACCTGCGCCGCATTCATCTATTATGTCTACAGGTGGAATACTAATAGATAATTCATGATGCACGCCATCGGCTGCTCTAACTATCTTAATGTCGTATGGGCCATTTGTCCACAATAGCATATCAAAGTTATCGCTAAAGTTTGCCTCATACTCATTGCCTGTTGCATGCCATATGTTGAACTTGGATGCTTTTAATAGAGATGTATCTAGTGTTCTATTGCGAGAATCTACTATACAAAAGCCGAAAGCATTCTCTATGTCTTTTATACTACTGGCAGCCTTGCGATGCGTATTGACTGTACCTTTATTATAATCTGCGATAACAAGAGCAGCCTCTATCTGCCCATGGATGGATAGCAATTCTTGATAGTAAGACTTCATTGTCATGAAGACGTCTATATGCTGTGGCTGTGTGTATATAAATTCCTTTTTATCTGTAGGGATTCCACTAGCTTCTATGTGTGTGCTGCTTGGCATTTTGCTATCTAGCGATAGAAGATATCTGCGCAGGGTATATATATCTTCTGTTTTATATAAAACATTGGCATCTATGGGGCCGGTAGGAGAGAAGAAGTGTACAGTGTTCTTACCTATCAATGCTTCTGCATTTTTCCATGTGTTGAGTGCTCCGCCATATCGTCTCTCAACAGATTCTGTTGTGTAACGGTTGGCGGAAGTAAGAGACCCCGTATAGAAAATATCTATAACGGGGTCTCCAGTACAGAATAGGTGTTTATTTAGTACCATGAGGCGTGCCTTCTATATAGGCTGCTTGCGTAATCTTTACAAAGTATACATTTGTAGGATTTAGCTCTTCTATTGAGCTAAGGCCAAGGTAACTGATAGCCGACGCTACACCACCTCTAAACTCTTCCACTATGTTCTTGCAAAATCCTTTAGGAGTAATGGTGGGGCCAGACGCTCCTTCGGGACAAGCAGGATCTTTTGCATACTGTGAGATTTGAAATTCTCTGGACGCTTGTCCTCTAAATTTCTTTTCTCTTCTGTTGTCTTTGTTTACAAACCAGCCAGCGCTTTCGATACAAGAGCTAAATCGACTGCCCAACATAATGGCGTCTGCCCCTGCTGCAAGATACTTCACGGCATCGCCAGAATACTTGATTCCTCCATCAGCAATAATCTCTATATCTATCTCTTTTGCTTCTAGATATTTGGCTATAATATAGATAGCTTTTAGCTGCGGATAGCCACAGCCCGTCATTAGCCTAGTTGTGCAAGCTGCTCCAGGGCCTACACCCACTCTTAGGTGTGTGCACCCAGCAGCCCAAGCTCTCTCTGCCCCCTCAGGGGTACAGAGAGAGCCAGACATAATGTTCCCTATGTAGGGGCTTTTAGAGAGCAATGTAGCTGCACTGTGAGCCATTACGGAGTCCCCATGAGCTATGTCTATGGATACCGATACTGAGCCATATGCAGGCTTAGTGTTATTGAGTCTATATAGGAAGTCCTCCAAGTCGGCTTCTTTAGCACCTATTGCAAAGAAAACATTAGGGTTTTCCATGTGCTCGGTAAAGGTTCTGTTCCAGTCTTCATGTAGGAAGCGACAGACTACAGGATGCTCTCCAAGAGCTACCATAGCGTTAGACATTCCATAGCCTGTCACAGTGTCCATAGGAGCGCTGTAAATGAATGGCTTTAGTTTTGCATCTGCTCTTGAGGTAAGGATTCCTTTGGCTGGGAGCAATAGAACATCGTTAACGGATAGGTTTTCTGAAAGTAATGGATTTACATATGGGGTCTGCGTTCGCATTCGTTTTCCTTGATTCTAATAGCTATAGTATCCCAGCTTCCATCTGCATTAAGTATGCACTCATGCACTTCGGCCAGGTACCTAGCTACTTTCTTTTTGAGTATTTGAGCCAATGCAATGGGAGGCAAATGGTCTATAAGCATAGTGACCGCATCATCCAACTCTAGATACGGTCCATATACTGTTAGCTCATTGTCTACCCATATCTTCACAAGGAAGTAGGTATCCATAAGTTCCTATATGTTTATTGGGTTCTTTTTATCGTCGTAACAGATGTCTTTATACTTGCATAAGCGGCATTGCCAGTCGCCGCGCTCTACAGCTTTAATAGGGCGCTTACCCTCTGCTAGCTGCTGAGTTCTCTTCCCATGCCTTTCCATGTCGGCCTTAGGTAGCTCTTTTCTATCATAAAGCTTTGAGATGTGTTCGTCAGAGTATTGCAAGCTATAATCTCTTTCGGGTATTTCGCCTGAATCTAGGGATCTTAGAATGAGAGCATATTGTTCAAGTATGTTCTCTATACTAATGTCTGTTACAACTTCTTCTGTTTTGTTTGGACAGTTACCTGTGTAAGAGATAAAATTTTGTACACCAGTATCTGTATCGTATGGACGTATTTGAATTAGGTATTCAGCAAACCTGCCTGTATCTCGTGCACCATAAACTAGCCTACCCTCTTCAAATCTTTCGTCTTGTCCAGCATACCACCATTGGTAAATGCCTATTTGCATAAGGTGGCCTGTGCGTGGTGTACCCAGCTGACCTTTCTTTCTCTCACCTGGAGTACCAAGTACACTATTGCCATTGAATCCATAAACGGATTTAAGTTCAACAATGGAATAGTTCTTAGTAACTGGATTAAGAGCAACGATATCTACTTTGCCTGAGACATTGTGGCTAGGCACATATACTTGTGTCTGATCGGCAATATAGATACCTGATTCTTTAGAGTCTTGCAAGCATGATTCTTCATATAGGTTCCCCTGCTTGAAGATCCACTGAACGTAACCGTCATGTGGAATGCTTTTCTCTTTGATCTGCTCTACGAGAGGTTGATAATGTGCATATGCGTCACTATTAAAATAGTACCAATCACACATATACCTGAAGTAAGTGGCTCGCCTACATTTCCCCTCAGCAACTTGTTCACCATGTGCATTGGCAACAATAGCTGTTGCTTCAGAGGGCCACAGAGTGGGGGCCTTTTGATTTCCTAGTTTATCTCGCCCTAAGTAGTCTGTTATGTGTTGTATAAATGACCATTTACTACTCATCAGTTAGATCCACTTGGCGTTCAATGTTAGTTAGGTCTTGCATTGCTGCTTCTGCCTGCTTAACAAAGTCGTCAGCGAATCCTTCTTCCATCATCTTCTCTGCTTCTTTTTGGATTTCTTCGTAGCGGGTCTTAGCCCAAGCATTGAATTCTTCCATAGGTATTTCCATACCCTTCTTCTCTAGCTGCTCATATAGATATTCAAGTAGTAGTCCTAGTTGAACAATCTGAGCGTTTGCAGCATCCATTCTAACTCTAAAAGAGGTTAGCACTTGGATAAGATCAGAATTGCTTATCCCTTCTTCTGTTGAGACTGGCCGACCAGTCGAATCTACAAGAGACATTATAGTATTTCCTTTTTAGGTGGTAATTGGCTTCCAATATATATTGGGCCGCTTAGGTTGAAGTCTGTATTGCCGTCTGCGTCTTGATATATTACTGCATAGCCGTTCATGGCATGTGTGAATCTGAGATCATCTTTATGCTGGTAGGGCTGTCGAGCGCACATAGCACCCTGCTCTATTAGTAGTTTGTTGCCAACAATACCCATATAGATCCGGTGTGTGTGCCCCACGACTATAGAGTCAAAAGATTCACTGCCCATTCTGTTGGTAAAGTAATCGCATAGTTTAGTTACAGTGCCTCCAGGATAGCTACCCCGCCATGCAGATGGATGGCAGAATATTGTTTTGCCTACTCGTACATACCAAGAGTCATATTTTTGATATGTAACATTATCCATGCCGACTAGTTCTACTATCTCGCCATATTCATCAAGCATTTCGCCATTAGCTATTCTAGCTAATAGGTCTGGTCTAAGTACTTGAGTAGCTTCTTTGTTGAAGTCTGATCTGCTAAGTGCTCTTGCAGGCCTTACATCATGATTTCCACTTGTAATAATAACATGTGGGAAGTTGTCTGAAATATAACGAACTAGTTCAAATACAGCTATGTACTCTTTAAGTGCGGCTACTCGTTTGGCTCTGCCAAAGGTAGAGAATATATATCCGTCTAGTAGATCGCCATTCAGCACGACAACATCTGCGTCTGAATGATCGAGTAGTGCCCTATGTATATGGTCCTCTAGGGCAAACGGAAAGTGTAGATCAGATAGTGTGAGTATCTTTCTATCTACATCGTCTACTATTCCTACTGTTAGTTCCTCAGCGTCTAGCTTGTACTCGTTTCCAAGACTCTTAATATATTCCCAGCGATCTTTATAGGGATCGCTGTATCCTACTATAGAATCAGCTGTTAGTTCTTCGCGGTTACACTTCTTGCGTATTGCTTCTGAAGATCTTAGCGAGGTAAATCCAGGCAGCATCTTTTGGAAGCGCCTTTCAAATTCTACTGCTATCTCGGTATGGCTATTTGTAGGTAGCAAAAGCCTAAGTAAGTGTTCTTCTTCTGGTTGCCATCTACTCATATAACTATTCCTCGTATATTTTGACTGAAGTAGCCATTAGCTTAAGGGTTGGTTCTTCTTGCTCAACCTTAACTCTTAACTCTACTAGCTTTCCCTGCGTGACTAAAGACTGATTAGTCTTGCGCCATACAGCTGGGAAAACTACTACCTCAGCTATGTCAGTGGAATCATCTATTTCTAGGAAAGCCATTTGTCTTCCCTTTCTAGTTGTGATTTCTTTGACATTGTTAAGTACTCCGCAGACATTAGCATGTTGACCTGTATATAGGTTGCACAGACGCTCTGCGTTGTTGTTGATGAGCATAACTGGATGTACTCCTACATAGCAACCTATGTAGTGTGCCTGCTCCATGATCTCTTCTAATGAGAGTTCAACAGTGCTAGCTCTTTTTACTTCTGGTGGTTCAGGAAAAGCCTTGGGTTTAAGAGCGGGTAACCGTCTAAGACCTTTGATACTAATTAAGAACTCCTCTTCTTTGGAGGTGGGTTCTCTTTTCTCTTTTCGTAATAGTTTGTTTAGTTCTTTTTTTCTATCTAAGAGAAGTGTTTTCTTTCTATTTTCTTCGTCTCTAGCGACTATATCTAACTTTCTTTGTTCATATTCTACAATATCTTTTACATAAGCATATAAAGCGGCTGTATGTTCAAGAAGAGATGGGCGGCTATATCCCAACTTGTCAAAAGCGCCTGCCTTTACAAGGCTTATAAAAGTCTTAGTAGTCGCTTTCCTAAGGTTTACCCTATGTAGAAAGTCGTATATGTCTTTATATGGCTGGCTACCTCTTGCTTTTATAATGGCTCTAGCTGCAGCAACACCAACGTCTCTAATAGCATTGAGTCCAAAGTAGATATCATTGCTCTTTACTGAGAATTCAAGTTCAGAACCATTAATAGAGGGTGGATGTATAGTTACACCAAGACGGCCTGCCTCCTGCATATACTCAGGAGCTTTATTAGCCCAGAGCTTAGGTTGCAAAGACTTGGAGCGCACAGACATAAGTGCACAGAAGAATTGTGCCGGATAGTTTGCTTTCAAATAGGCGGATATGTAAGTAAGCTTTGAATACGAGACAGAATGGCTTGCATTGAAACAATTTGCCGCAACTAAACCGCCTTGAATAACAAAATTGTGATGGTCGGGCAGACCAATATCATACACTGGTGCAAGCCCGAGGTATTCTCGGGATTTAATCTTCATATATATCCTTACGGTTAATCGTTGGAGAATATAAGCTGTAGCTGATTTCCTAAAGTAGTATCGTCTTGCTCAGATGAAGTGAGTTCTGAAACTCTATCTTGATAAAGCGACAGGCTTACTCCGTAGGGAGAAGACTCGTGAGAGTCGCTCTGTGAAGCAGTAGTCTTTGAGCAAGTGATTACAAAGTAATCATAATCTTCTGTTCTTTCTCCAGGTGAAAACGATAAAGAGTAGTCTTCAATATCTTCTGCTTGGATTTTTAGTTTTCTTAGTAAATCAACAAGCATAACCTCTTCTGGGATAATACCATCAAGGCAGTATTCAACTTCAGCTATATAATCTTTATCTTCTTTTTCTTGTGACTCGTACATGTAGTCGATAGATCCTCTTGTTACATGTTGAAGTGGAAATAGTAAGAAACATATCCACATAATATTGATAGGCTCAGCAATTTAAAACATTCTGAGAATGAGCTGTCTGATAGTATAGCAAGAATAAAAGTTCCTAGCCACATTGTAGATGAAAGCAAGAATATGACTGAGGTTATATCTTTAGGCTGTAGGAACATTTATAGCTCTGTTTCCGTATTGGTATCTATCAATACTAGAGTGCTGTGTTCGCTTTTAATTTCCTCACCCTCTTCACGAATGCCAGAGTGATCTACTTTTCTTTCACAAAGCATAACATATAGGTCTGTAGAGATAGATGCTAGTTCAAGAGCTTGCTGTTTAAGTAGTTCGTTATCTTCTGCTGCTGTTCCCACAATAGAAAGAGTAGTGACTCCTACTATGTCATCCCATCCCACATTATCAGTTCTTATACGACCACGGAGTATATTACAATATCGTCGGTAGTCTTTTTTATAGTTACCACCGCCAGTTCTTAGTTCCATATTGTCTCTTATAAGATTCGCTTCCTTCCATATACTTGATCGATACAAGAGTCTTATTATTAGCCTTGTTCTATAAAAGAATTGTTTTACCTTTCTAATCATATTTTCTCCATATAAAGAAAGTGCGGGGGGTTCTCCCCCCGCACTAGGTTGTACCTTAGAAAGATACTTAATGTCTATATATTGTGTTGTTTAGACTGTAGCGCCACGAATGACAATTGTTTGTCCTTCATAAAGTGTTTTTTGCCATTTTATGGTAAGCGCGTTATCGTTGTCATAGACATGACTAAAGTCATCGTTTGCACCTTTGTCTTGTAGCATACCGTCTAGAAAGACCATATACTTTGTTTCATCGCCACCCACATTAGAAATGCCACTGGCATCTAGGCCAGCAACCATGGTTGCGCCGTGTGCAGTTGTGTCCCCAGAGGCTACGCCACCAGCACCAACAGTACTATGTGCAAATAGGGAGGCTGCGCCACCACTATTATCAGCATATGCCTTGATAGACTGTTGTGAGGCTAATGCCGCATCAGAGTTAGAAGACATGTTATCTTCATCTTTGAAGTCAAACATATCCATAGTGGTAGCACTGTCAAAGTAGGGGATCTTGTTTGGGGTTTGGATAAGACCACTAAAGTCATCCAAAGCAGCATCCCAAGCTTGTACATTAGATTCAGATCCTGGCCCTGCAGCACTAATGGTATTTGTAGCACTAGCATACAAAATATCGCCCTGTGTAACAGCTTGTAGTCCAGTACCACCATTTGTAACTGTTAGTTGTTTGTTCGTAGTACTATCCCAGTTTGCGTTTTCTACCTTGACAGCATTGTCAAGGTTGCTTGCAGAAAGTACTTCACTTCCAGCAATTTTAAACACCTTTCCGGTGGCAATGTTAAGATCATCAGTAGAGTCCCAGCCATTAGTGCTATTGTAAATTAGCTTGTGCAAGCTAGTACCAGGAACATGGAGCCCACCGCCGTTGGCAGTAGCTTCTGTTACTGCACTAAGGGACATGTTGGAGCTTTTAGAACCAGTGTCTCCGCTTGTGTCTACAGCAATGCTGAAGCTATCGGCGTCGATAGAAGTGACCTGATGAACACCATCAGAAACAGAACCACTATCACCCCATATGTAGATATAATCATTAGTGGAGTAGCCATGAGCAGTTTGTGAGTAAACAGATGGAGAGGCGTTTGTACGACTTACTGCAAGACGTTCACCACCAGCAACACCTAGGACCATGTCCTTATCTTTAACTAGCCATCTGGTTGTATCCATAAAAGTCTGGGTACCATTAACCAAGAGATCGCCAGATAAGGTCATGTCAACTGCTGAAATATTACCATTTGCTGTAATACCAGCTACTGATAAGTTATTGGCTGCAAAGTCACCACTAGCATCTCGCTTAACAATTACATTTGCTGTAGCTTCAGAGGTTGCATCTGAAATATAGCTAGATGCTAGGTAGTGAGAGTTATCTGCTACTATTACAGTGAGAGTAGCATTACCTAAGTCTGTAAAGGTTGCCGAACCACTACAGTCGCCATCGAGGGTTAGTGTTGGATCAGATGTAGCAGTAGTGGTAATAGATACATTACCCAGATTGGTCATTGTCGCTGAGCCTGCAACAGCTCCAGTTAGAGAAATTATGGGATCGTTGACATCAAAATCAATAGTTCCATCTGTATCTTGATAAGTTACTGCAATACCATTTTCAGTATTATCAGTTAACATTGCACCAACTAGGTCTTGGAAGCCTTCAGCTACAATTTGAAGAGTATCTGTACCGCTGACAGCAGCAAGATCGAAGTATGTACTATCAACTGCTACTTCTTCAGCGTCTGCGCTGCCGTCTACACCACCAATTAATCTTTTAGCGGTCTGAAGTTTAATCGCTTCAGATCGAATTTGAGTTTTAGCCATAATTATTTACTCCTTGTAATTAAGTAATTATGTATTATTATTTTCTTTTGAGAAGAATACATCTTTAGATACAAGTACCCCATAAGAGTTGGGGTGAGTGTCAGCAAGAATCAGCGTGGTTTTCATATCCTTAGATGTGACTTCATCTTATAGATCTGAAGCCTTAAAACCAAGTGACTATGCTTTTATATAGCTTGACAAGGAGAATTGATAGTTATGACTGTTCTGCGTACCTAGCCTGCATAGAAGAGCCTACAACAGGTATATACGTAAGAGTTATAGATGTAACACCACTTAAGGTGTAGTCGTTGGCGGCTCCTTCTCTAAGGGTAAGCCCATCGTGAATTATCTCAATAGGACTTAAGGCACTTGGAGTAGGAGAGAATGTAAACGTGGCAGTAACGCCATCTATCTGACTTGTAAGATCATATAGTTTTACATTTACATTATCAGGATTTACATTAACAGTGGTTTGGGCAGGGTTATTATTATAAGCAGCTGAAAGAGCAGCTCTTAATCTCTGTGCTTCGCCGGGCATAATTATTCCTTTATTAACAAGTCTACTTCAGATCTATATGCAGAGTCTATTTCAATCATAGAACCAGTAGCAGTCATAAACTTATGATTCTTTGTGCATTTAACTCTAGTGTTGTCTTCTAATGTATATTCATATAGACCCATAATGCCATTATTGTGTTTTTGTACTATATCTTGATAGATGAGATTGCCTTCATTATCAACAGATAAGACGGTGGGACTGTCGTTCCTGTTAATAAGATCTTCAATGGCCACATAGCCTTCGCTTGTTTGCACTTGAGTATCGCCGGCTAAACAGTAATCAGCAAAGCCTAGTAGTTCTTCCCATAAATTTTTAGCATAGAGTTCTTCAAGACCAGTTTCTTTACAGCCTTCAACAAATTGCTTTTCATAAGAGTCTAAGATCTCTTTCTTCTTTTTGCCTAATGCGCGTCTAATATCGTCACTCTCTTGGAGTGTAAAGCCTGCGAGCTTAGAGCATAGATTCATTATTTGCTCTTGGTAAACAAGCGTCCAGTATGTACCCTTGAGAATCTCTGCAACTGGTTCTGGTAGGTCTGAGGGCGGCGACCCTCTCTTCTTGTTATCCATATACGTACGATCAAGCCCAGCTTGAGCTGGTCCAGGTCTGTTAAGGGCGCTAATATCAGATAGCTCTTTAATAGATTGTGGCTGGATACCTTCGAATAATCTCTTTGCGTTGCCAGAGGTCTCCATTTGAAAGACACCAGTAAGTAGCCCAGCATTCATCATCTTGTATGCTTTTGTATCACCATCTGGAATAGTATATGGTTCTATATCGATATCTAGATCTCTTTTTATCAGGCCCAATGTATCTTTAATAATAGATAATGTATCAATAGAAAGTAGGTCGAACTTCAGCAGACCGAGCTCTTCGGTTTCATTCTTGTCATACTGAGTAATAGCGTCAGCTTTACTATTCTTCCATATAGGTACTACATCAGAGATAGGAAAGTCAGATATTATTAACCCACCTGCATGTATCCCAAAATTAGAGATCATATTCTCTAGTTTCTGTGCAGCAGTATAGAACTCTGTATAGCATTCTTCTTCAGATAATTCTGGGTGTAGTTCTACTATCTCTTCAAGTGTTGCTTCCTTGCCATACTTTGCTGGCGGAATCATCTTAAGTATCTTAGCTAGATCGCCACCGTCACCTTCAGTAACTCTATAGTATGCTCTTGCAAGAGACTTAGGTTTAAAAGTACCATGAGTAATAATATTAGCTACTTGTTCTCTTCCCCAGTGATTAACTATCCACTGAATAACTTTATCTCTTTCTAATGCGGCTAGATCCACATCCACATCGGGGGGACTACCATCTATTGTATCTGATCGTGCCTTGGTTTTATCAAAAGTATTTGTTATACCAGTAAGATAGAGAAGTATACTATTATGAGGGTTGGGTAGCTTGCCTACTAGATGGGTTTTGTTAGATAATATGTCAAGTATCATCTGCACATCAGATGTAGATATCATATCTTCCTCAAAAGTAAGGAAGTCTTTATCGACTTCTGATACTCGTTCAGGAATATAATAATTATTAATATTCTCTTTCAATTTTAGCTCCATAGCAAAAGGAGGTAGCCTTGGCAACTTACACTAAGGTACCAAGTAATGTTTTAAGTCCTGCAAGGGTCACAGCTATTACTGCTGTAGCTGCGGGGGACAAGATCGATATGTTTGATGTATTAGGTAGACCCGCTCAGAATATGAAGATAATGACAGACGCTTCTACTGATACTATTACTTTTAGAATAAACAACTGTGCACGAGTTGTAAAGAGAAACCAGAGCAAGCCTGATGAAACTGTGCAAGCTTGGCAAGCGGGCAGTGCTTTCCCCACTTTTGAAGAGACCGGAGACACTGTATATGAGTATGGTAATACAGGTTTAGAAATACATTCTATTGAGATAGTATCAAGTACAGCTGCTGCTCTAACAATTACGGTGTTTTAAAACGCCTAAAAGCTTTTTATCAAGTAGCCATAGTTCTAGGAAGTATCTCCGCAAAGGAGGCAAGAACGAAGTATTCAATGAGCCTGGTGAAGACTTTGATTTCAGAGTAGAAACTGACAATGATGCTTACAACATATATTCTGACGGCACCAATGATCGCGCAGGTATAGGCACTAATGCACCAGCACAAAAGCTTGATGTAAATGGTACTGTAAAAGCATCGGGACTAGTATTTGCTTCTGAGGCTATAGCAGCAAATGGCGGTAGGCTATGGCTTGTAAGCGATGGTGTTAGTATCTGGCGTGTAATTGATTCAATACTATTCTAGTTAAGAAATAGCTATTATAGGACTAAAGAGGCAGTAGGGTTATCCTACTGCCTCTTCTATTTCTTCAAAGGTACTGTTTTCGTCTTTGTCTAAGATCTGGTCAAGCATTTGCCTAGTGAAGAGTTTTGGGGTTGCAGATCGACCTTTATTTAAAAAACGCTCGAAGATAAGCCCATACTCAATAGGATCTACTTCTGTTATCCTCAGGGCATATGCAACTAAGGAGCCTGCTGCCGATCCACGGCCTGGTCCGGTTAAGACACCTTCACTCCTCGCACCATTTAAAAGCTCCCAAACTATTAACATGTAATCTGAGAAGCCCATGATCTTGATAGCTTTTAGCTCTGAATCAAGACGCTCTCTATACTCTGTTGGAGGCATCTCTCCAAAACGATTGTAGAGACCTTCTTTAGCTACTCTTTCAAGGGCATTGTCAGAAGTAAGCTCTGGAGGCAGTCCTTGAAACTTTGGATAGCGATTAATTCTGTCTTCAAAGTAAGAATCTGCATCAACCATATCTGCTACAGCAACAGTATTTGTAATACTCTCATAGGGAATACCCTGCATGTCTGCGCGATGCCACATCCAATCATGATGTGCTACATGAACATCTATCTCTCCGAATGTAAACCGCTTTTCATCACTTAGTACTGAACGGGTTTGCATGCAAAGAGCAGCTTCATGAAGATACTTGTCTGCTTCATGAGTATAGTGTCCATCATTAGAGAGTACCATTGGGTAATCGTTGCGCTTGGCAATATCCATAAGTACTCTATTGACGAGTTGTTGTTCTGGGTCGTCATGTAGCTGAAGTTCAATTAAGAACCTATTCGAGAACAAGGCTGCATGATGGTGTATTAGCTTCTCGGCCTCTTGGTTTCTGCCTCTAAGAATCAGTTGGGATGCCCTGCTTCCAAGGCATGCTGATGTGGCGCAGATACCTTTATTATATTGTCCTAATAGATCGTCATCGAGTCTTGGTTTTCTATATAATCCAGTTGTGTAAGCATAAGAGGATAACTTAAACAGGTTATGTAGCCCTTCATTGTTAAGAGCTATCAAGATTAAATGATAGTAAGCCTGCTCTAGGTCGTCTGCTTCGCGTACAGTCCTGTCCTCGACAGAATAGTAGGCCTCCATCCCAATGATTGGCTTGATGCCAGCCTTGTTGCAAGCCTTAAAGAACCGATATGAACCGGATACATTACCGTGGTCCGTCTGTGAAAGGGCGGTCTGGCCAAGGCTTTTAACATGTTCAGGCAGTGTATCTATTCTATTAATGCCATCTAGGAGACTCGTTTCATAGTGGACATGTAAATGTACGAAATTGCTAGGGTTTTTTAAGTTTGACACTCTGTATCTCCTTATTTAAGTGTGCTTCGCATTCTAGGAGATAGGATGTGGGATCGATATTAGCTTCAGGAACTAGTCTTGCTATTCTATTTGTAAGTTCATAGAAAGCATTCTTCCAGAAGTGGGCTTGTAGTTGAGCAAGCTGTAGGTCAGCTTGCTTAGTTTTGTGTTTTTCTTCTAACTCAAGGTACGTTCTCGCTTGACTCATAGCATCCCTTGCATTTAAAGCCACTATAGGCGACAGGCCATTTGTCGTCACTGCAGCTCATTTTTGTGTTTAAGCAGTCTAGGCAAAACTCGTGGCCACAATCATTGCATAAGCCATAGCTAGTATTGGGTCTAGTTCGAAGACCACTCTCTAGCTTAGCTGTATATATGGCGCGTGAGCATGTTGCACAAGTAATAAGAAGTAGTTCGGGCTCTTTACTCACTGATTCTTGCTCACTGATTAATGACGACATCCTCTTCTGAAGTAGAACTATTTGTATCAAGTTCGGATCCAGTGGAGTCTGACGGGGTAAGCCCTGAAATACTATAGCAGGCCTGTCTAATTTGTTCAAAGTATTCTGTATTTTCAATAAAGTGCTGTCTTGCGCCAAGCTTTCCTCCAGTACATAATGTCTCTTCTTCTTTACCCGGCATTGTAATTTTTACTGCAGAGCCTGCAGATCTTATTAAGCCAATAGACTTAGCAAATTCAAATGTATCATCGTATATATCTGTGCCCTGTGCACATATGAAAGTAAATTCTGCTTGCTTTGATAAAGCAGGGGCCATTTTATTCTTTACTACTCTTACTTTCATACTCAAGGCATCTTTCTGTGTAGGAGATGCTTTAGAAGTTACTCTAAGGCGTACAGAGCTATAGTAGGGTAGGGCATTTCCTCCCGATGTAGCCTCTGGATTGCCATAAAGAGTATTATGAGAAAGTATTCCGTTAGAGTAGTAAGAATGAGTATCTTCTACTTCTATATCTAGAATATTGGTTTCTTTGCCTGTCTGAACTACAGATGCTTGTACTAAACCTTTAGGAGTTTTACAATAAAAGGGTTTCTTAAATGAAACTAATTCAGATGCTTCAACAAAATGTAGACCTGTTAGGTCTTTATCTAGAGATATTGCTATTCTATGATTTGGTGAACAAGTAAAGGCCCTACTTTCTGCGGATACAATATAGGCTTTTGTTTTTGGTTTCTTAACTATTGTTAAGATTTTCTTCCAAGTGTTTTGGTTTGTGCTAAAATCGAAGCTCTCTATCTCAAAGTTTTTATCTTTGACATCTACTGGAGAGTCCTCTACAAGGTTTTCTTGTGGGTGCCCTAGCGCTAAGAAAAGCTCGCTAATTGTTGAGTTCATTTATTTTGTCCTTGAGTTTATCTAACTCAGCTTGAGTATTTCTTTTTAAATCATATTCCCAAATATAGTAAACTTCGTAATTCTCTTTAGAGGCAAATGAAAATTTAAGGCTATCGTTTATGAGGTTTCGTTTTTGAGTAGCTGATATCGGCTCGTTATAGATCTGAGGATTACAGTGCCAGTAGTCCCCATGAACTTCAATAAGTAAATTTCTTATTCTAAAATCATAAAAGTAAGAGCCAAGAGAGTACTCTTGTGTAAATTCTACTTCCTGCTTTTGAAGCCATATCCTCACTGTTTTTTCTATTGAGGTTTCTTGACCATAGCGTCTAGAGCTTGAGATCCATTGAAGTGAATAGGCTTCTAAAATTCTCCGAATGGTTTTTTCGCCTATTCTCCATTTAGCCAAAACTGCTCTTGTTCTCATTGTTTTAAGATCAAGAAGTAGTTGTTCCCATCTTTCTGTTTTCATTTTTTGAAGGGTAACAGGGAGATGGGAGATGGGCTTGCACTCTATAAGATAGCTTGCATATTTCTTCCTTAGTCTATTGTAGACTCTTAAAGAATGGGGAAAGTTCATGTGGCTTTTTACTGCATAATAGTCTTGAATATATCTTATGGACCAAAGGTACTTAAGTTCTTCTATATACAAATCTTCTTTTTTTAAATTAGCTAAGCCTATTTTATCTTTTCTCTCTTGAGAAAGTGGTTTGCCGATAAGAGCAAGCTTTATTTTTTCTTTAAAAGACTCTGATCTAGGTATGCCTTTGCGACTTGTATGATAACAGCTTCTTGAACAGTATTTTTTAGATTGCTCTATTCGGGTTGAGCAAACTCTGCATATATTTTTCATATATATAGGATAGTACTATAAATCAACTTAGTCAACTTGTCGCCAGGTTATGTTAGTATCTGGAGCAACACAACCGATCTTCATTCTGATTTGATTTATGAAGATATAAGCAACTTTATTGTCTGTAGCTATCTTGGATATAGTTCTTAGTGCTTTTGACATTACTCTCGGTAGATCGCCAACACCAAGCTCATCCATTTGTCTCTTAGTCTCTTTCTCAGACTGAGCCGCATCTACTGAATCGAATATAATCATGCCTACTTGACCACTACGGCCTAGGTCAGCAGCTATTTGTAGTGCTTCTTCAGCTGTATCTGGATAGCAGAATAGAATTCTATCAGGGTCTATACCCATGCCCTGTATAAGATCTAGTCCAGTAGTTCTTTCTAGATCAATAAAGGCAGGGGGGCGATCATATCCTCTAGTGTCTACGTACTGACGCATAAACTGTAGGGCTAAGGAGGTTTTCCCGGCTGAGGATGGGCCGAACAGCTCTATTACTCTATCGTCTGGTATTCCGCCTATACCTAGTTGGCAGTCTAGAGATAGAGAGCCTGTAGGGATTGGGTTGGCCTCTTTAATTCTTGGGCCAAGAGTAAGCACTTCCTTGCCACCAAACTTCTTAGATAAGGCGTTAGCTATAGTGTCTATTTCAGGAATGCCTGTTATTTTCTTTATTCCCATATATGTTCCTTTTGTATAGTTGGGCTATAGCTCAGTAAAAGCTATCCCTTGATTTATTTTTTGCTGGATAAGTGACCTATCAAGCTCGTCTGGAATGGTTAGTTCAGCTATAAGCTGATTGCTAAGTGATAGAAGATCAGCTTTCGATGCTTCTATTGACAGTTGAGTTGGTACATGAAGAACTTCTTTCCAATCATAGTACAGGGAAATCTGCAGATAATCAGATATTTTATGCGATTTCCACCAAGATATGCGCCAGTTCCTAACTAGTACCTCGTACACATACTCATGATTGATCTTCATTTTCTTCCTCCTCTTCGGGAGGGACAGGAGGGGGCGGATAGGTCTTCTGCTCACCATCTGCAAAGGTAATAATTGTCCTATTCTTAGGATGTGGTATTACATGTACTTTTAAAAAGTCTTCCATAGAATCAAATACAGCTATACCTCCTCTTGGCGGTGGGTATAGCCAATGTACAATGCACTGTCCAGTAGCAAGAATAACGCCTTCAATTACAACACCTTCTCCCGATATGCCTGTCTCATCAAGGACTCTGCATACTGTAAATGTATCAATGCCTTGTGGCGCAAGCTTAGAGGGTCTTTTTGGTAGCAGGTCATTAGCACTTTGTTCAGGTTGCTCATTGTCCATGAGAAACTCCTATTGTTAAATCACATAAGTGATAAGCCATATTAGAACTTCTTATTTGTATCAGGTGCAAGCGGTTACGCAATAGCAACCCTTGCATCTGAGTTGGTTCACTCTTCTTCTTTGTCTGGATTATATACTTGAAACTCAACTCTACCTTCTTGTATTGCGTCTCTGATGCGTCTTTGAATTGTAGTTAGGTTGCTGCTCCCTGTTTTAATATCCAAGAATACAATCTTGTTGATATCTTTTCTAACCTTATCTGAGAGGTCAGAAAGACCATCATAGATTATGTAGTCGATTGGGTTAGCTAGGAACCTAAAATCCTTGGGATTGTAGTCGTTCTGAAGTAGCGGTGCAAGGTGTTCTGTGGCCTGCCCCCTCATTACGTGTCGGGAGCGTGTTAGAGCGTCTTTACGAGCTTCTGTAATAGCTTTATCTTTGCTTTCAGCAAGATTAAAAAGTTTGTCATGCAGTAGTCTGTTTTCGGCTATCAAAGAGATAGTATCGATAGACAGTCCATGATTGGTTCGCTTTAGGATACTAATTGTAGAATGTATCTTGTATCCCAATAGGATAAGCAATAGTATAATAGAGGATATTAAGATATATGTCTCTAAGGATTGATTCATAATGAGCACACAAGTGTTATGCACAGGGTGTTTTAATATACTCCATGCTGGTCATTTGAGATTGCTGGAATTTGCATCCAGATACGGATTAGTAACAGTAGGGATCAATAGTGATAAATACTTACAGAATAAGTATGGAGAGCTTGCAGTGCCACTATCTGATAGAAGTTATGTTTTACGTAATAACGTTTTCGTACATAAGGTAGTAATGTTTAGAGAGGATGAGCCATCTGAACTAATCAGACAGCTCAAACCTCTCTATTACATTAGAGGACCTGATTATCTTAACCAGGTTCTTCCTGAAGCAGCTGCTTTAGAAGAAGTAGGTAGTACGCTTATTATTCACCGAGCAGAGAAAGAGTACAATGCCTCTATTCTCAGCAGCGGACTTCCAGCCGTTCTTGATAAAATAAAATAGCTAGCCTGTAAAGCAGCCATTAAGTCTCATCATCTTAAAGAGACCTTTGCCCAAAGCATCAATCTTAGCTTGCGGCATAGGTATTTCTTCGTGATAAAGCATTATTTTAAGTGCTACCTGCATAAAGGCTTCTTGGTTGTCTGAGCAGGAGAAGTCTTTATTGATCTTAACTATCTTGCTTTTGAAGTCTATCTCTGGAATGTCTTCGCTGTGTGCGGTTATAGAGTAGACATGCCCATCATATATAAAGCTATCTGGAATATAGAGTGTATGTACCATCTTGGTTTCCCAAAAAGATTGAGCCTCTAAAATGAGGTGCTCTTGCATCTTGCTAATGTCTACATTGTTGTTGTTCATTAGCGTTTTAAGCAGCTCTGGTAGTGACATAAAGCTTCCATCATCGTCTGATACATATAGTAGACGATAATCAGAGTCGAAGAACATATCTACGGCATTATCAAATGCCTCTTGTAAATATTTCTTTCTACGCAGCTTAGGGTGCTGAAGCTTTACATAATCATCCATAGCTTGTCGCAATATGGCATTTAAGAGAACATTGTAGTCTTTTGGATCTGCTATATTCATAGTTCTCTAGGACCAATTGTACATGTATCACCATCGCAAAACTTGTCATCAGCTTCATGAACTGCACCAGATAAATCTAAGTGTTTTAGCTTGGAAGTCATTTCTATATATTGCTCTTTTGTTATCTCTATGTATGGTGCTTGGACATATCCATGCTTACTGTTTTCTAAGGGTAGTAACGATACTGACTTTAGTCTTGTCTCAAAGGTCTCAAGACAATTTGCTATCTCATGTCTCTCAGATTCCTTAAAGCTAATAGTAATAGATACTTGATTGTCAGCCCACCAATATTGCATATCGGCGGCATTCATAAACTGCTCCCAGACACTAACATCAAACTTTGACTTTATAAAATGTTCCTCTTGTACAGGAAAAGAAACAACTGATGTATCATCCGAATAAACGTCTAGCTCTACAGTATATCCAGCATCTACACAAGCTTTTAATAATGGTGATGTATTTTGTACGCGTATATTTCTGATGTAATATTCACTATGAGGATAATGGATCCCAGGCGTACTATTGTTCAATAAAGACACACTTCCACTAGGCTTAACACTAGTCATTTTAATACTCTTAGGTATGCATAGCCACTCACTATATATTTGATCTAAGTCTTGGATATATTTATATCCATTATCACACCAATTGAGAAACTCTCTTCTACCTAGTTTCTGTATGGCTTGAGCGATACCACTCATAGAGCAACCAATTCTTCTATTTCTCATCATGACTGCATTAGTTTTAGGGTTATGAGTAGGTATTAAAGTAACAGTCTTTGCATATAGATAAGCGAACTTAAGTGTTCGTTTATAGTCTTCAAAGCTGTCATGCTTGGCTGGAAAAGTTTCTACCAAATTGCAGGTTTCTTGGTCCTCCAAGGATTGTTCGCTACATTGTGCTGTATAAATTCCTAAGTACTTGCTATTGCTATTGTTTGTAACTAGTCCTACTGTATGATTATCATCTACAGATAGGTTGTAAACAGGCTCTTGTACATCTAGCAGCCTAATAGATTTAACTCTGTGATTATACTCAGCAGCTACTTCTTTAAGATGTCTAAATCCACGGAGAGTATGTAGATTATCTGTTGTTCCTTTAGTTCTAAATCTAACAGGTATTTGATCAGCTCTACATGCTGCTTCCCATTCTGTTTTCCAAGGCTCTCTACTTAAGTTTTCTTGTAATTCTTTATACTTCTGTATCTGTAAGTGAAGAGTTTGGCGCTGTTTATCTTCAAAGACCATCTCCTGTCCTGCTGTGCGAGCGGCAATGCCTTCTACACTTTTGTTTCTACAAGAGTGTGAGCAGTAACTGCGGCCTCTCCTTGTCCAGGTAGTAATAAATTCTTCAGAACAGATTTCACAATTCCGAATGGCATGTAGCCTATTGCCTATCCAAACTGTATTTAAGTCAGTTTTCTCTTCTTCGTTAAACCTAGCTACTAGCTCTTGCTCAGATACTCTGCTGCCCTTACTTTGTGGATTTCTAGTATTTGTTATTATCTGCCAATACTTGTTGCCGTCTTTCTTGGCTACTTCCTGTCTCTTTGAGAACCTTGGAAGACTATCTCCAGCTTTAAGATCTTGAGCTTCACAACGAGTACCATCTAGCAGAACCATCTTGTGGTCAGGTGTTACTCGTAATGTAGAATCATCATCAAGAGTTATTTCGAGTATTTGAGCTGACTCACGAGTTAATCGTGGGTTGCGGCCCATCTTAATCTCTACTTGGCCCTCAAGATTAATAGAATAGACAGGTATATCATTGGCTTCATCTACTAATTGTTTAATAGATATAGCATTTCGTCCATCAGCTACTGCTATTAGTGTATCTCCTGTAAAGCAAGGATTGCATCCCATGGCGCGGAGATCTTTACCATTGTATGCATCTGCTAGTCTACCGTAATGGCGAATGTTCTCTAGCCATGCTAGTCCTGGCTCTCCATTAATAGCAATAGAATCAGCTATGTGTGTGTAATCCATACCTATTTCAGCAAAGATACTATTATTCGAGGCCCATCTTCTGTCCTGTAGAGCTTCTTTATCTTGCTTCAAAGCAAGAAACTCGGTGTCATCTGGAGTCCCAAAGACTATTTCGGCTGAGTTATGAACTAAGTATCCATCTTGAGCAACAAACTCATGTGCTTCTACTGTGATATCATAAGTTATATCCTCTCGTACATCGTGTTCTATTTTAAGCACTTCAACTGGTACAAGATGAATGTCTTTTTTTGTTATCATCTCAAGGTGAGAGACAGTAATCTGACGATTTTGTTGGCTCCAAACTGATTTTCCATCTTTGTATCCTGTAATGCCACATTCTGCTGCCATAGCAGTGGGAAACCCATAGTCGTTTTGTGAGCGACGAGTCTTATTCTTGTTTTCATATTTAGAGGCATAAGTGGCAACTCGCTGCTCCCAGCGCAGGATAGCTTTTTCGCCCACAATTGTAAGGCTATGGATAGGTTGCCATCCCTTAAGTAGTCGTGCTTTATCCTTGTTAAGGTTAAGCTGAGAAGGAATACCAAGAGATGCTAGTACTGCTTGCACTTGCTTAAGATAGTTAGGATATACACTTGTTGCAGCGACCAAGGGACGACTTCTTGATGAGCCATCGGCGTCAAAAAGTCCAGCAACATAGCTGGCACGGATCCTAGGATCGCCTTGAAGAATACATTCTGGAATATCAATTGATATTTTAGGCTTCTTGAATCGAGACAGGTAGTCGGCAAGCTGTTTGGATGAGACACTAAGCTTATAGCATTGATCTGATTCCTTTGGCTCAATCGTTCCTGTATTGACTCCAAAAGATTCAAACACTTTTCTTGCTCGATTAAGAATTGCCTCTTGACCTACAGCAATAGCTATAGAAACATAGCCCTTGTCTGAGGTCTTGTATCCATCTCCATGTAAAAGTCCTAAGAACCAGCTCATTTCAGTGCTGAGATCTGGAATAGCAATGTCTTTACATATTATTGAGTGTTTAGGACGGATATAATTATACGAAGGTAGCTTAGTGGCTTGCCCCTCAAGAACACGATCCACGAACACCATACGGTCTCCAGGCTCAAGCTCATTGGCTGTTTTCCACTTGTAGCCACCACTTATGTCTGAGATTACAGCAACTTGATGCTTGTCAGTGCATTCAAATGTTCCCATTTGTGTTGTAATCTGACTGATAGGTTGTATACCTTGCTGAAACCAATCTGTTATTTTGCTCATACCGTTTGAAGTAAGTGCTGCCATTCCAGCTTTTACATTTTCAATGGGAACAAGTCCTTCTGAAGTATGTATAAGGGTTCCTGCTGGTAAGCATCGCCTAACTCCACCTGAGACAACACATTTGCCTATATAGTTAAATATATCTGTTATATGTGTTGAGGTAATTGGTATAGGCTCATCATTTGTTGGTGTTAATAGCTTAGTTAGATTGTCTATAAGTTTAATTAGAGGATCTGGTCCTGATGCTACTCCACCAAATGTTCTAATTGGCGTACCTCTAGGTCTTACTTGAGAGTAATCTATATTTGTAGGATAGGTTCCTTTACCTACAAAGGAGTTTAGAACTCTGCTAACTATTTGTGCCCAACCTTCTCTAGAATCCTCTACAATGTGGGGCTCATCTGTATAGCGAGGCATACATAGCTTAACTGTACCGGCTCCTCTTGTATCAGTTCCTACGCCTACTCCCAGCATAGACATATCCATGAGGAAGCAGAATGGGGCAGCAAAATCTATATTGAGGTTTTCAGTAGTAACAAATGCACATGAGTTTAGTGCAGCAGATCCTTTCTTGTAAATGAGATCTGTTCCCATCATCCAAAAGCCACGGCCAGAAGGAGTAAACTTAAACTCCCATATACGAGTAAACATCTCTTGGGCTGAGCGCTGTGCTCTTCTATCGTCCCAAGGTAAAAGAAGTGTCTTACAGTGTTGCTTTTGTATTGTATAGATGCCTTCTACTACACGCTTACAGGTCTCCCAGTACTCTTCTGAGGGGTGGCTGCAGGTGTTTGGGTCTTCACATTCACAAGTAGGTCTTGAGTATGTTCTTTTAAATGTAAACTGGCCTACGGGACCCCAGTTAGGTTGCTTCCCTACAAATTGCTCTATAAAGGAGTCACTCAAACTAAAGGTACGGATCTTACGACCATCATACTCTTCTGATAAAAACATTTAGTGTCCTATAAGGTTTCTGTTGTATCTATAATAATAGATTGTGACTGCTTGTTAGACAGTTTGTTGCTGAGCTTATATAAAAAAAGCACTATGCAGAGATTGCTCAACAATAGAATTATAAAAAGAAGCAACACCACTCTTGTTAAGAGTGATATTCCTTCTTTTGTTAGAATAAGTACTTTATCATAATAATATGATCGTATTGTTTTAATTTTAGAATAAATACTATAAAAGTAGTAATTATTCTGTTTCTCCTTGTATATCATTATATAAGGCTTCTTCGTTAATGATTGATAAGAGACCAGTTAGGTGCATATTTAGATCTGAAGCACTTAGTAAAAAAGAGAGAAGCCTCCTTGAACAGGAGGCCTCACTCTTTAAAAGTACTTGATCTAATAGTTCTACGAATATTTGTGGTTCATCATCACATAAAAGAGAAAAGGTTTCAGTACAGATATCATCTAATACTAATTTAGCAAGTTGCTGTTTGTTTTCCTCTGATAGAGTCTGCCACAAGTTTTGTTCTGGCATTAAATTCTCCAATTTGAATGGCAATGACAAGTGTCATATTAACTAGTAGACCACAAACGACAGATGCTGCTACTGCAGTCAGACTGCTTGAGATACTGCAGAGAAAGAAGAAGCAGATCGATGTAGCAATTACATCTGTCATTACTGGATGTCTAAGCATATAGTTTCTAATCCAAATAGGAAAGTGTCTATATGAAAACATCATACTGAACCAGGTAAGAATACCGAGGATTGTGCCATCAATCATGATTGGCTCCTTTAATAGGATAAGCTTTATAAAGTCTTATCAGGTGAGAGTAAATTATTGGTTTGTCCACTTCATTTCTACATGAAGGCTCATACCAATTTGTTCTAAAATCTTTCTAAGTTCCAACAAGGTATCAGTTCTTTGTTTCCAAAAGTTTTTAACTATTTGAGCTGCAACCCTTGCTGAAACAGTTGAAGACATATAGCTATCTGCCATTTTTTCTATAACTGTGGCTGCTGGTCTTCTAGCTCCTGATTTCGCATAAGAATATACAATAGCTGATATAACATCAGAACGCTTTATTGAGCCCCCCCCGGATATGGCGTCAGCCATGGAGGATGCTACTGAGAAATAGTTCTGAGCTATTTGTAAGTTATTAGCTAATGTTACTAATGTGCTTCTAAACTGATTTTCGTCCATATTCTCTGGAATATGGATCATCATTTCATTTGCCCATTGGTAAAGAGTTTTATCATAGAAAACAAATGTAGATATAAACGAGGCGGTTATCTCTGAATATATTTGAGCACCTTCCTCTACTACTGCAACTAAAGTATCTGTAGAAACTTCAATTTCAATTTCAGCTTTAGTGTTTTCTATTGGTTTGCTGTTTTCCGCTGCGTCTATCATGAGTTCTCTTTGATTGATGAGGTTGACGAGGTACGCGTGGAGTAATAACTAATGGTGCTGCTGCTGGAGCATGTTTATAAGCGGCTTCTACTAAAGCTGTTATATGTCTAGTAGTAGAATGACTTACAAAATTATTAGCACTATTTGTATAGTCGTAAATAATCATGGTTCCATCTTTGGTCCATCTAGCTACTAGAAGGTTATAGGACCAAGCTCTACCATTTGCAGTTTTAAAGTTTCTGCAAGAGGCTCTTTCTTGTTGAGTCCATGCAATAGCTATATCAATGTTTTTTAACATATCTTATCCATAAGATAACCCCTCCACCCCTTACAAGTGGAGGGGTTTAAATTGGGAGTTACCAGAGGGGGCGACGAGTCATTGAGCTCTCAGTATCGTTTACAGATGCTTGAGCTTCTGCAGCAGATTCTCTAGATGTACTAGTATCTGTATAAGCTTGTAGAACAGATTTATAAATCTCTTCCTTAACTGCTTCTGCATCATCTCCTACAAATCTAACGTCATCATACCAAGTATCTTCGCCTTCTTTGTTCTTCCCTTTGTGTGAAGGAGCTGAAACAAAAAGGCCTTTTGCACCATCGATGATTCTAAAGCCTTCTAAAGATAGTACATCATTAATCAGTAACGAGGCGAAGGCAACTACTTTCGTTCTTGGATTCTTTATTGTGCGTACTTGTACTGTGTAACTGAACATTATTGTTTTCTCTAAATTTTAGTATGTTATTAGTATTTTGTTTACGTAACTCTAATATATGCGTAGCAGCGACTTCTGCTATCTGATCGAGAACGTAATCCGCTATATCATAAAATAGGGTTTTGATTGTTGGTGCTGTTGTCAGAGCTTTCAACCACATTATCATCTAATTCTTCTCCTATTATCTCTACATTATTTTTCTCTAGGAATACTCTGTAATAATAGCCAACTGTGAACCCCATAGTCATAAGCTGATCTATATTACATGTACTCATAGTCTTTTTACTTTGGAGAAAGTTATTAAAGGATGAGACAAGTGTTGTAAATTCTGGTTTAGTAGAGCTTATTACTTTACTCATAAGCATATCTAATAGCTGCTCTCTTGTAAGAGAGAGAGGTTCTGTGCTGGTTTTAATATTCCACTTCATATTACTCCCACCCAATCAATAATGGTGTAGCAGTCATCAAAAGTCTTAGGAGTACTGTGTACTCTCCACCTGAGATAGGTACTGAGACACTTTTGGTTTGATCTGTTTCTTTATTCTTCTCTTGTAGGTTAAGCATATAGGTTCCTACATACTTTCCACTGCCTGGTACTAAGTCGAGGCTCTTAATAATTGTAGACCCAGGGGGAGAATGAACTAGTCGTGGTGGCTTATCTGGATTATCGAAGATTCTGCATATGTCTGAGACTCCAAAAGCAAAGTTAATCTTGGAGCTCCAACTATAATGCTTATCTCCAGCACTACTTGCTGCGTCTAGTAGAATAGCGCCATCTCTTTCTATTCTACCTGTTTCGTCTGATCTTGTGGGATTTATTAGTGTAAACTGAGCTGCTCCCAGTTTCTTATATATGGTAAATTGTCCAGGGTGTTGCTTCATATCTTTTTCTTTTTTAGGTCAATATCCTCAAGCCAACTTAGTAGTACTAATCCTTGCCTTACTAAGGAGTTGGGTATCGTATCTCCACAAGTTTTTACGTCATCTAGTATTATTTTAATAATATCATGTTTAGTAATCTCTTGAGGGGAGCTTTGTATAGGAAGGTGTCTAACGCCTAAATCTATAAATAAGTTAGCGAGTATTTCTACTTGCTCATTTATATCTAGAGGCTCTAAGAGGAGTTTTATATTTGTATGTATAGATTGATTAGAAGTAATCATATTCGGTGAAAGTTATTTTAAATTAAGTTCTCTATCTATAGATGTAATTATTTGTGGAATTGGTCCACGATATTGTTGTTCTAAATATATACAACTAGTAAGCTTAGAGTCTTGATAGCTTTTAGAGTAAAGCATACTAGCAATACCTGAGTCTGCTACATTTTGACGGGTATCGATTTGTTCTGGATCGCCTAGTAATATAAGCTTAGTATTCTCGCCCATTCTAGAAGCTAGTGACTTAAGTTCATGCCAGTTCAAGTTTTGTACTTCATCTAATATAAAAGTACAGTTCTCGAATGTACATCCTCGTACATATTCTAGAGGAACATACTCAATCGCTTTTTTTTCTTCTAAGAGATCGATGTAATTTGCAGAAGTTTCTCCTAAAAGTTTTTTCAATACTATCTTATATGAAGCAATATGAGGAGAGTATTTTTCTTTAATATCTCCTGGTACTGGCCCAAAAGCTTTGCCTCTACCTATTAGAGTAGTAGGCTTTGTCATATAAACACATTTATTCTCACTGAGATACTTGTCCATAGCGTAGGCCATTGCAAGGTAGGTTTTTCCTGTACCTGCAGGTCCTATTGCGCAAGATATAAGTATGTCTTCATTGACAAAAGAGTCTATTAAAGTAGTTTGTTTAGCATCTTTAGGCTTAACACTGCATAGTTTATGTCCATGTTTGGTATTAACCAATACAATGGTATTTCTATCTTGCAGTCTAGCTAGAGCGGTTTTTTGTGGGTTTATAGAGGATCTTAAGATCATATAAGTATTTATAGGAACTTGAGGTAGAGATATAGGTGCTCTTATCTGTGACTTATCATATATAGTATTGATCTGTTTGTCTTCTATTTGAACATCTATTATTCTACAGAGCTCTATCATACTATTTCTCTATTAAAGTATTAAGTAACTGTTCTAAAGCATTATAATCGTTAACTGAGTACTGTGCAGGAAGCATTTCTGTTTTGAGTAGTGAAAGATAGTCTTCGTCTAAGACTTGTTCTCTTCTCAAGTATCTTGAGTATAGAATATGTATAGGTACATCCCAATGTATAATAACACTATTTCTTAACTTAACTCCACAAGCTGATTCTGCTAGTACACTATGTTTAGATTGACTAATGGCTTTAGTGTAGTTCTTAATTCTATTCTTACCATTGAAATTTCTAATATCTATATAAGCTATATTGTTATGTTTTTGTATATAGCGATTAACAGCTGTTGTTTTTCCAGAGGCAGGTAAGCCTATTATTTGTATAATTGTTTTCATGTTAATAGAAAGGGGCCCAAGCTATTATACTTGGACCCCTTTGGAGCGCTTAAGCGGTAAGTCTCAAGGGCTAGTAAAGAGTTAGTTACCCTTTACTGCACCGGTGGCAAAGACTTCGCTAGCTGCGTTAAGAGTAACGCTGCTCCAATTATCAGGTGAGATACCTTCGCCATCAACAATAAGTTGACGACCATTTAGACTGTGCTCGGCAGCAAACTGGGCAAGGGTCATTCCTTCTGTGATTGCTACAGAAGATGCTCCAGGGCCAGGTACTAGTACAAGTGTTATATTATTAGTATTGTTAGGCATTAAATGTTTCCTATTCGCTTATGTTGTATGAAGAGAACTGGGGATTAGTAGAGAAGATAGTCTTTTTACTATACTCCCATTCTCTATTTTGTCGTTGAGCAGATAGCATACTGCATATGCTATGCACTGTTAAGGAGGCTGCTAGATTAACTAAAGTAGTACAGATACGCATATTACATGGTCCCTCAGGAATTTCTGAATCATCTCTGAGGGTACTTTTCCATTCTTCTAATACGGCTAAATCCATATTTTTTATAATATTTATTTCGCCGTAATCAAAGCCTAGTCTAGTTTCAAATACATTCTTTACTTTCCAATTCAGTCTAAAAGCATCATAAATTTCTTTTCTGGCAGACATTGTATCTACGGTAAGTACAAGTGGGCCTTCTATACTGTCTTTACTATCGCTTGCAAAGTATTCATCATAAGCTTCAACCTTAATCATAGGATTGAATCTTTGCAATACTTTCTGAAAGGCAATAACTTTTCTTTCGCCAATATGTTCTACATCATAAATTTGATTTGGCAGATTATGATCTTCAACTATGTCAGGATCCCATATTTTGAAGCTATGGAATCCCATTTTAGCAGCTATCAGTCCAATATAGCTGCCTGTTGCTCCTACTCCTATGATGTGAAGAGGTTCTGTTACGTCTTCTGGACCAAACCAGCCTGCATGTCTAAGAAAGCTTACTGATGGCATTGCGTCCTTCTTCCATAATATGAGTTAAGGAGTCATCTTCTTCAGAGAAGTAAGGTTCATAATCTATTTCTTCATAAAATTCTATCCAAAGATCTAATAGGTTTTCTACTTCAGATTCAGATGAACAAGTGGAGATAGTTTTAGCTACTTTTAGTCCAGTTACAATTAATTCAGTTGCTATAATTGTATCATTGAACAAATCATATAATTCTGCAAGAGTGTCTGTATGTTCTGCTTTATTGGTGCGCCATTTACAGAACTCAAGTTCACGAATAGCCTCATGCTCTAGGGACAATAGAGCAAGCAGTATGTATAGTTGTTCTGCATTCAGGATAGAATCTATTAATGTTAGTAGGGCTGAGATTTCATAGTGAGCTCCATTGCAAGCATTAATTGCTGCTAAGAATTCATCAATTTGTTCTTCAATGTCAAAGCTTAAATCTGTAGTAAGTCCTGTTACTTTATTATCTACTTTTTTTTTAGCCATTGGAGTAACTCTTAGTGGGTCTTTCCAAGAGCCTTCCCAATCATAACTGTTTTTCCAGTCTATGACGCTGCCAGTAGAAGTAGATAGTTTAGGAGTTGTCTTAACTACTTTCCGCTTAGTTACAGGGCGTTTCTTAAATTTAGCTTTAGCTTGTGTAGTTAAATGATCAAAGTCATATGTACCCACTACCATTCTAGGATTTTCAAAAGTAAGATTATATTCAGGATCCCAGACTCTACAAAAGAACTGATCCTTCTTGTTAAATATGAACATAAGCTGTGGAACTTCTACCTTAGCTTTAATTGCATTATCAATTTGCTCTCTAAATTGTTTTGTGTCTTGTCCACTAGGATTGACAGCCATATTATGATGGCTATGACACCAAACAGTTAGATTACTCATGATTGAGTTGGTATCTTCTTGCCCATGCTCTTCTCGTAGTTCTTTGTAGAAATTCATCATCATTTCAGGTGATGTATCTACTTCTGCAGCACTACAGAATTGTTCTGGAATATACATTTCATATATATGATATAAAATATGATTATCTGCAGTAAGTTTGTCTACTCTATGAAACCATTGTGCTTCTTGAGGTGCTAATGCAACTATATGTCTAATAGCCTCAAGATCTTGGTGGTTAACGAGGATTGTAGGTTTCTTATCTATTAGGGTAAGTTCCCCTATTGCTTTCATTAGTTATCCATTAGGTATAGAGTGGAAGCGCTGGGTAGATGGCGGGTGTAAGCCCGCCCTGCCCTTATCGATATGGTTGGTAGCTAGAGCTAGTAGTTGCTATAGGCAAGTTAGAAGGAATACCTAAACAACTCTTTATATAGTTTTCTACTGAGTTAACAGAATCTAATATGGTATATCTTTGCTCATCGTAGATAGTGTTATTTTCAATAACTATAGGATTTGGTATATATTGCCAAGGGTTACTACCAAAATACATAATAAACATATTTTCATATGTTCTGCTGAATGCTCTTGCATGGATAGATTCTACTGGTTCTATTTCTGTAGAAATAGTATGATAATTTACTAGTTCTTTCCATTTGTCTATGTTATCAATTAGCCAATTTATTATTTCTTCATGGCTAAGAATAATACTAGTTTCCATATCTTGTGCAAAAGATATTTCTCTATTACCTTCACTAGTCCTAGTGTGTAGTCTTATATTGTGTAAATAGTTTTCTATAGCAATATCATCAAAGTGTACATATGACCAGCCACTGTTTACATTTACGGTTGGAACTGATTCTATATATTCTTCTAAATTGTCGATGGTGTTAGTTTCTTCTATATTAGTTAACCTAGTAAACATTTCCTCGATAATGATGTCCATACCATCTTCAGTAGTTACTAATGTCTCAGCATTAAATTTGTCTATAATATTTTCATTTTTACTTTCTGTTATAGAAACGGCATCTAGTTTAGGAAAATATTTATAGTTCTTACCCCAAGCATCTTTTGAGTTAGCATTTGTTATCCAAGTCATTGCTGCAAAAATAGCTGTCTTTGGTTCATTGTTCTCAAAAGCTTTATATATTCCTGGTGATGCTTCACCTAAGCATGCTGATGTCCACCTAGAAATTGCTCTTTTAAAGTTGGTCCAAGCTACTTTTGAATCAGATGTAGATGTAGATATGCATATAGATTGAGAAGAAGTATGTGGATGAGCCCATATGTAGCTATCACTTAAACCAAAACAGGCTGTGCTTGAGGATAGTTTGATATTGAGATTGCTTTGTGTAAGCTCAACATTATATGGACCACCTACTATCTTCTTACAATTCTCACCATCACGTCCATAGTCTACTTTAATAACTACTGGTTTAAGAGTTGAGAAGTTTATACTCTGCAAATTCCATGCTATGTCTTGTTTAGCTAACAAGGCTACTTGAGGAGACTCAGATAAGTCTCTGCTTTCATTAGTGTTGCTATTATAATAAGTAATTTTATGGATAACAATACCAGTATTTCTGAGATTATTTATCCATGATTCTGCTTGAATAAGGACTTCCTCAGATAAAATACTTTTATTAAGAGCAGCAGTATAACTTGCTTCTGCAGCTGCCAATTCTTCTTGTATTGAAGTTTTTGCTTCTTCTAATCCAGTTAGTGAAGTGCTATGCTTTTCATTAGCAGTAGTCAACTGTTGAATATTGTTTTCATATTCTTCAATGCTTTGTCGATAAGATTTAATATCCCGAGTATTTCTATTAATTATTCTGTCATTATTATTTATAGTAGCCACTAGTCCAGTTAGCTGATTATCAATATTGTTATAAGATGAGTAGATGTTTCTATATTGTACTACATCTGGAATATTTTCTATCTGAGAGGCATAAGTTATATATTTAAATTCTTCTGGACTAGTTTCGTGCTGATCTAAAATGTTATTTATAACTTTAGTTTTAGGCGGTAATCCTTTAGGAAATATTCTAGTGATACCGTTCCAATATGTAGTGTGATGTCCATATTGCTTAAGTATATACTCTTCCCACTCTTCAGGAGCAAAGTATTTAAGACCTTCATTATCAAACAGTTCAGTAGCTATTTTGGGTATAAATGTTCTACTTCGCTTATACTTGATAACTTTTGTACGTGGTTCAAAGATACCTAAGTTGTATATTGTGACAGGTTTCCAACTTGTTGTTTCAAAATCTATAGCTAAGACTGACATCTTATACATAAAGATGTGTCCACCTTTAGCTATTTTTTGAGGTCTTGCATTAGGAACTAGTTCTGCTACTGCATCTCCTGTAGAGCCGCCTCTATACAAGTTGCTAATTTTGATAGCAGGTATTCTATTGTTATTGGTAGTACTTAGAAAGGCTTGCTTTACGTTTGGCATATCACCAAGTAATGAGAAGGGTGCAATAGTATCAATCGGAAGAGAGCAATCAATTAGTTCCATGTAGCGTCTGTTACGTGCGTAGAACGCACGCTTAGAGTGCACAGGATCTATAAGATCTAAAGTGAGCTCTTTATTATTGATAGTTATATCTTGATCATTGCTATGTCTTTCCACTATATCTGCTTCAAAAAGATTTATGTCTATTTCAGACTGAAAATATTCATATGCCTTTCCAGGGCATGTAGTATATATATTGTTACTAATTTTGCTAACTGTAAGTGGGAAAGCAAGCTCTTTTTGCTCTGTTATAGGATTTGTTCTATAGCTACAAAGCATAGCTTTGCGTACAGAATTAGATGACACTCTACAAAATAGAGTATCTGGAGCTTCTGTGTTTAGAAAGCCCAACACTTCCTGATCGTCTCCTTCTCTTGGTCTTCGATAAGGTAGATAGAGGTTATAGTTCTCTAGTATATATGCTGTTTCTATTTCATTTTGAGTAAGTAGTGATTGCCATTGATTATATTCAAGTATTGTTCTTGTAACAACAGCAAATTCATCTCTAGTTATAGGAATCATTATCAGAATATCCTATTTAGGGTTAATAAGTTTATCGCTATACAAAGAGCGCACGTAAGAGCGCTTATTAGGTCTCTTTTGTAAGATAGTATTGTAAAAGAGACTCTAAATATTCTTGCTTATTAGGATCTGAATCTATGAATATAGGAGTATAATTATCAGAATATACTGCTGCTAAAGAGTAACAATCTGGGCATATATTCTTTGGTACAACTTCATCTTCTTCATATTTTTTGTAGAAGCCACAGTTGTCGAAATCTAAACAATAGAGTTTCATTAATTGTATTCTTCAATGAAAAGATCAAAAGAATTTATGATATTAGACAATGTTATAGATCCAGGCGGGGTGTAAGAGTCTTTTCTTACTGAAAAGCTCATATCTGGTACAGCTGTCATATTAGATGAGGCCCAGCCCTCTACTTTATAGAAAGTATCATCTTTATCTATAACAATAATAGTATGTTGCTTTGTAACTGCTGACCAAGCATCTATTGATGAGTCATATAACAGATCAGATGGATTTATAATAGCAGTTTCTGTGTTGTACATATTTGAATAGCCTTTGAATGGTAAGTCTTCTTACTTTATACTAATGTTTTATAGAGTGGTAGTATTTAGTAGGAGATTATAATGTTTCGCTATAACCTAGCCGTATTAGTTACAGTGTTGACCTTTTCTATTTGTTGTATATGGTCTAACACGATGTCTTTAGGCCCAACACGAAGTATTGAAAAAATTAGTGCACAAGCAATAGAACATGCTTTAGTGATACAAGAATTTGATCCGATATATAAAGATTGGCGAGCAACGGGATCTGGAGTCTTAATATATACGGAAAGTCTTGGTAGTATTGTACTTACTGCAGAACATGTTGTTTTGGGCGTATTAGACACCAATATCAGAGTATGTAATCTAGAGGGCAAAAGTTGTATCAACATGGATGGATATTTTCTTTTCGATTCGGATGAACACCCAGTTACTGATTGGGCATTCTATCCACTCACTGAGATACCTGAGGGGGTAACTCCAGCACTAGTTAGTCAAGGCTCTCAACTTGCTATAGGAGAACCAGTAACACTAATTGGAGTACCCTTTGGACAACATCCATGGGTTAGTCAAGGTCATACAGCTTGGTTATTAGAGTATCCTGAGGGAGTGCTTTATGGTATAGATGGTTATGCTGCTCCTGGATATTCTGGTGGTGGTATTTACAATAGGCAAGGAGAGCTAGTAGCTATTACTATAGCTATAGGCGTAGGCACATGGGGACCACAAGCAAGTCAAGTGCTTGCAGTCCCCATTGAAAATATACCTATTAAGCTTTATTAGCTAACTAGGGTTGGCTCTCCTAAGACAACTGCTCTCTGTAGAATGCGAAAGCTGCTGCTCTGATAGCTTGAAGCAAGGCTAGTTTTTACGCTACGTGCTTCCTTTCTAGATGTTAGGACTGTAGGCATAACTCTGCCGTCACGTTCTACAAAGTAAAAGTTTTGGGGCACTCGTGAAATTTCCATTAAAGGTTTCCTTTATTTAGGGTAGGATCGTATTATTTTAAGAACGATCTTTTTATATAATAAGAGATCTAGGTTCTAGCTTCTAATATAGAGTTAATTCTATATTCTAGAGGTGCTCTAGTAATTATATTATGTATATCTGGAGTGTTTATCCAATTGGGATGTGCTCGTATTAGCGGAGCTAATATTGTCCAGATATTCTCTGTACAAGTTCCTATAACTTGTGTGTCTCGATAAGATGAGAAAGTGCTGTAATATACTTGGCCTTGTCTTGCTATAAGATTTGGGTATTCATTATATAGTTCTATTAATAGATCATATAATGTATTGCTTAGTCTATATTCCCAACGCATACAATACTTTTGTATTCTAGCGAGTTGTACAATTACATCATCTTCAGTTCTGGGAGGAATATATCTTGGCTTTAGCACACCAAGAGAACGATCGTGATGTAACGAGATAGTGTCTTTATGAAAATAGATATTTTGATTCAATGGAGTATAAGCAACTGCGCAATTAATAAAATCAAATTCTTTTAATATTATACTAGGATTGCCTGTTGCTATCTTAATAAGCTGTAATTGAGGATTATATTTTCCATCAGAAGATAGATGACTATATGTGTGAGCGTTATCTGTTTCTGAACAACTTTTTACGGTATCAACACTGGCCAATCTACCTTGAGCTTCGTCAAGTGTATCGATATTACTAAAGTAAATATCATAATCTCCATAGTATTTAGACTGAATAGTAGTTCCGTTTTCAGCTCTAGGAGCAAAGAGTAGTGCCATAGCATACCCACCTGCATATATGGGGTCTAGATCGCTTAATATTGGCAGTATAGGTAGGCTTTCATGAATAACACGGATGTTCTCACGATGAGGCACCACTCCGTCTTCTGGAGTGGATTTTATTATCATGGGTTAACCTGCTGAGAAACCTATTTTAGTTTTAGATTGTTGTTTAGATACTTTTTCAACATCTTCTGCTGTGATAATAACTTTGTCTTCGTGATTGACTACAATAGAAACTGCTGCCTTTCGTAGTAGTTTTTTAAGTGTTCTCTCTATATTTCTTACGCCAGTAGGTTGGCAGAATACTGGGTATGCTTCTTCTTGGATAGTAATATCAAAGTCAGCCAATCCGTATTCTCTTATCCATTTATCTACCATAAAAGATTGTAGGATTATTTCTCTTTCTTCTAGCGTATACTCTCTAAACTCAATTATTTCGAATCTATCGAGTAGTGGTTCAGGAACCATATCAAGATAGTTAGCTGTGCATATAAACATAGCTTTTGAAAGATCTACAGGTAGTTCTAGATATCTATCTATAAAAGCGTCATTTTGTTCTGGATCTAATATTTCCAGTAGGGCAGCTGTAGGATCTCCTCTCTTCATATCTAGCTTATCTACTTCATCCAACAAGAACAGTGGATCCATTGCCTTGGCATCCTTGAGTCCCTTAGCTAAGCGACCTGGGTATGCAGATACATAAGTTTTGCGGTGTCCTCTAAGTTCTGATTCATCAGATAGGCCACCTAATGCAATGCGTATTAGCTTTCTATTACAAGCATGAGCAATTTGCTTAGCTAAGGTTGTTTTTCCAGTACCAGGAGGTCCTGCAAAACACATTACTGTGCCTTTTGTACTCCCGGTTATATGCTCGATAGTTAGATACTCAAGAATATGTTCTTTAGCATCATCTAATCCGTAATGAGTTTTGCTTAGTTCATCAATCAAGGTAGTAAGTTCTACTTGTTTATTTGTAGTGACTCCCCATGGAATTTCAGATACCCAAGTAAGATATTCATATAATGTTTGATATTCTAATGAGCCAGTGGGCAACGATGATAGCCTACTGGTTTCTCTTTGTACTTTGTCTAGTACTTCTTGGGGTGCATTTTTAACTAGCTTAAGCTTATCTTCTAAAGAAGAAGTTACTGGCTTGCGCTTAGATCTAGAAGTTTTTTTAGGTTTACTTGTTTCCAAAGAGAAGGGATCTATTAGTTTCCCAATAGATGATCCTTGAGAAGAAGTTTTGTCTAAAGTTCTTATAAGGTTTTGAAGAACGATTGTAAATCGATCTAGAGTATCATTTGATTGTAGATATCTTAGTTTGTCTTTATTGCTAAGATTTAGAGACGTAGCTAATATATTTGATATAATTAGTATGTCATTGGTAATAGCTATTTGTTTTGTTATTTCTATAGACAAAACATTTTCATTAACTAAAAGCAGTTTAATAAGTGACCGCATATCAGTAAGTAGCTCTTCTTCACCAGGAAGAAGTATGTCGTCTATTATATGTACTCCACACTTAAGTGGGTTTTGTGTACCATCTATTGTATCTAAATTTGCTCTAGCATAAACTAAGCATTCAACATTATATATATATTCGTCTGATTCAGAAACTTTTATAAGTTCACATAGAGTGCCTACAAATGTAATAGTTTCTACTAGCTCTTCAGCAGAAGTAGTAAGATTTAGATTTAAACTATCTAGTACAGAAATTCCCAATAGGAAAGCATGTTCTATAGTAGTTGAATCCTGCAGTTCAACAGGCTCAACTTCAAAAGACTCTATTTGGCTTTTTGTCATCTTAAAATTGAAGATATTGTTTGGAATAGGAACTCCTTCTTCAAATGAGACGACCTGTAGTGGTAATAGAGTCATACTTCTTCTAATTGTGAACAATTATAGCTATTGTAAATCTATCGAATAGCTCCTATCAACTATGTATATGCACTTATTTAGCGAGAAAAACTAAAATAAGCAGTATACAAGCTTGTCGTATCTGCAGATAACGTACATCCAATGTACGGAATATAAGAGACGGTATGTATATTTTGAGCAGGAGTATAATAGGGTTGATACTGAGATGTATCTAAGAAAGTAGTATAAAGCATATATATCTTTTATTAGTTAAGAGAGGCGCTGTATTAAAGCGCGAGTCATTTCTTCTGTTTCAGATTCAAGTCTAGAAATGATCTCATTAAGTCTTTTATTTTCTTGTTGGAGGATTTTTAATTGCTGTTCTTTTTCTGTTAATGGAAAGCTATGGAATTTTACATAGTATACAAGTGCTTTGCCTACACAGATAAAGTAATAACTAGTAATTATTAACCCAACTATAGAGAAAATAGTGAGGGGAAGAATTGATAGTGTCATCACTAATCCTATTACTCAAGTATATCTTCAGCTAGTGCTACTATTTCTAACTCTTCTGAGTTCTTTTTATCTAATCTTAGTAGTCTATTTTCAAGCTGGCTGATTTTTGATTGGTATCTAGTAAGTTGGGCTTTTAGCAAGTTGTTTTTTAATATGCTATCAAACAATACTTTCTGAAGTTTTTTAATTTTACTACTCTTCATTTTTTATCCATATAACATTTATTTTAGACTGAAAATTAGGAATATCATTTGGTTCTATTCTATATGCCAAATATTGCTGATTGTCTGATAGCCAAAGTAGTTTCTCTCCCATTATTGTATTTTCTAACTTTAAGGGAGAGCCATATTGATAATAGAAGTTATAATGACCTGCCCTGCTAAGCCAATAACTTGTTCCACTATACAGTTTTGTTTTCATGGAGGTTTGTCCATTTGCCATGTTTATCTGTATACCAGATATTTCTAGGCTTTATTTTGTATTCTTTTAGCAATCTAATGCAATTTGAACAGGGTTTGCTTAATGCTAGATTACCATTTTTTCTTATTCTCATTACATATATTTTAGCATCCTTCCTTTTACTGTATGGTACTTTATATATTGCGTGTGCTTCAGCATGATGACATGCAACAGCAACGCCACTTTTCTTTATATGTAAGAGTTGAGGTCTTGTCTTACTATTGTTCCAACCTATATAGATAGTCTTACCTATAATTGCAAAGGCAAAGTGTCTATGACCTCCTGGAGGCTTCTTAAGCCGTTGAGGGTGATTCACTATTCGATAATAGAGATATCATGGGTTCTCCTTGTGAATGAGTAGGCTTATAGTATAAAAGTAGTTCTTTATTTAGTAGGCTTTGGCTTGACTGGTCAGTACAAGATATTTGCTTAACTGTACTTTCTTCATTAGCCTTAATTAAAAAGTTCTGTTTTTCAAGTGATACTGCTTTAATGTCTATAGAATTACTAGAGATATAGCCATGAGCTATTGCTCTGTTTAATTCAGTATATACTTTATTTAGAAGGTATACTGTGGAATTGGTTTCAGCCGCAACTCTATTTTCTGTAGATAATGTTTCTAGATTTAGAGTACCTGCAAAAGATACTAAGACTGTATATGGAGTTGATTGCATTATATTTATTATTTTTGAGTGAGGTTAGACATGCTTATAGAAGTAAGATCTTCAAGCAATTCGCTTAGTTTATCTTCTCTTCTAAGAATATAAGCTGGGTGCCATGTGCAGAGGACAGGGATATCCATATACATGAATCTATGTCCTCTGAGAGAACCTTTAAATGGTAGCTCTAATATTTCAAGAAGATATTCAGCAGATGTTCTACCTAAGCATACTATTTTTTTAGGATTTATTTCATCTATTTCTCTAAGTAAGAAATGTAACCCACATGTTTTCATTTCGTGCTTATGTGGTTTTCTGTTTTTAGGAGGACGATGTTTAACTACATTAGTAATGTATATATTTTCTGTTAGTCCTATATCTGTTAGTATTTGTTGTAGTAGTTGCCCAGCCTTACCAATAAATGGTAATCCATGATTATCTTCATCTTCACCAGGGCCTTCTCCAATAAGCATACAATCTATGTTTGCAAGAGGAGAGGTTGAGAAGCCTGGTACTGAGCGTATTGCTTCCTCATGCAAGGAGCATTCCTTACATGATCTCATTTGTTGGGTTAAATTATTAAGGTGATATACTGTGCTTAACTTTCCAGAAGTCAATTGCACCTTGAACTCCTATATAAATGCAGGTGATAATTGTCCAATCGCCTGATGTTAAGTTATCGTTTGCTAAAAGGTAGGTAGCAAGTCCAAATGCAAGCAGTTTCCTACTAATCAATTTATTAGTAAGTAGATCTATAATAGGTGATATTGTATTAAACATTAGTTTAAGAAGTCATCATCTTTATCTTTAGCAATATGTTCTTGTTCTATAAGATCGTCAAAGTTTTCTACAATAAATCTTGAAACATTATCGAATGCAGTAGTAAAAACTAAGGTACTATTAAGAAAATCGTTAGTATCACCACATAAGCCCTCTACTATCATATTAAATATAGTGGTAGTTAGCAGATCCGGCTCAGTGGCTGAGACTTTTTGTGTAAGTGCTAACCATATAGATAGTTTAGCTATATTAGATAAGTTAGCTGCTTCTATTATATCTAATAATTCTGTAACTTGATCTATTGTATCTTTGTCTACAGATTTGGCCATCATATACCTCGCATTTAAGATATATTAGCACAGCAAGTTGTATAGAATAATAGGCAACATGGGAAGATATCCCAGCTGCCTATTATAGTAACCTAAAGAGGACTAGATGTTTCTCTGTGGTTTGCAATAAATCTTGCAAGTTTTTCAGATGTATTAGTATCTGATTCTTCTTGGTTCATAACTTCACTGTTAGAACGGATCTTGTCCAAAAAGTGTACTGCAGAAGCAATTACTTCAAATGTATTATGAGTAGTGCCTCGACTATTTTGATATGAGCGAGGTCTAATAACTCCCTCTACACAAATCTTTGAGCCTTTCTGTAGGTGCTTACAGCAAATTTCTGCAAGCCCTACCCATGCAACAACTGGAATCCAATCAGTTCCTTTAACTGTTTGCCTATTCGAACCCTCGCCTTGATAGTAGGTTCTATCAATAGCAATACTAAAGTTTGTTACAGATATACCCGAGTCTGTCTTCCGCAGTTGAGGGTTTGAACCCAAGTTACCAATACCAGTAAATTTATTCATCAGCTATTCCTTATAGCACTTAATTTTAGATTAATAGAGTTCTAATGAACTGCCGCAGGAAGAGCAGGCGTAAGCCTGCTGAAGGTATTATTTATTTAGAATTGACTATTAGAATAAGTACATTTTCTAGCAGGGATAGCTGTTCCTAGTATGCATATTATTGTAATTGTAGTAAAGATAATTATCTTTAATAGAAGTGGAGTTTTATCTTTTTGACTATCATTCATCTTCTTCTACTATTGCATGTAGAGGAGCTGGAGGTAGCTCACTTGCTGGAGAAGGAGTAGGGAAGAGGCTTGAGATAGTAGATAATACTAAGTCTGCCTGAGCTACTTCTTCTATCTCTTTTTCTAGTCTATTGGCTAGATTTAATTCTAGGTTGGGTTCATCTAGAATAAGTTCTATATTGCCTAATGCTTCTTGTTTTCTAGCGTTAGAACGCATAATTATAGCTTGTATAAATCGACCAGTTTTTTGCATGTTAAATCCTTTTTATTTAGAAAATAGATTTCTTTTGAATGACGGCCAGGTATTAGTAGAAGTATATTAGAGTAAGTTTTAGCAAAGTGATTAGAAGCAGTTGCTTCGCCATGAGGTCCGTTGCTTTCAGTCACTAAGAGTTTATCATTTTGGTATGAGACTAAGGTCCACATCATCTTTTTAAGGGTATCCAAGGTGTAATAGGGTACGCCCGGTAGGATTTGAACCCACGGCCGCGAGGGTAGAAACCTCGTGCTCTTATCCATACTGAGCTACGGGCGCGTACCTATAGTTTATATTTATTATCTATTAGATAGCTCTTTTATCTTCTTCCAGAAGATTTTTCTTTGTTCAAGATCTGCCTTAAGATTAGCTTTAAGAACTGACTCATTATCAAGTGCTAGTAGAGCTTGAGTATTGTGTAGCGCTTGGCTTGTATAGCCTCCTACGCACCATTCTAGCACTTGTTCTGGGGTTATGCCTGTTTTACCTAAGTAAGCTGTTCCAACTTTCCAATCATATATAGTGGCGATTATTCCATCGTCAAATTTGATAGACCAATTTGCTGTTGTTTTATTATCGCTACTACCTGCTTCAGGAGGACCCAAGACATCTACAATATGAGTATAACTACAGGCTATATAACCTTGTAGAGTTGTATCAGTTGTAGGAACTTCTTTTCCTTGTTTGAGAATTGTAGGGCTTATATTTATTTGCTTAGCTATCATTATATTTCCTATATTACAAGTTGTATAAACTTTGTGTTTTAAGATATTGCTAAGTTATTTCTATAGTCTTTCGATCTATAGAAGGATGGGGGATTACTACCTTTTTCCTTATTCGTATAGTTAGTATCCCATTTTTTTGGGTAGCAGATATACTATCTACATCGAGATTATTAGACAAGCTAAAGGAGCGTTTAAAAGCTGAACGCTTTAATTCGCGCCTTATAAACTGACTTTCAGTTATTTCTGCTATTTGATTTTTATCGCCAATAATGGTTAAGATATTATCAGCAATAACAATTGATACATTATCTCTTGCCAAGCCAGGAATGGCAGCTTCTATAGTAACTTGTTCTTCTTCATTAAGAACATTTACTTTAGGATATGATCCTTTAATAAAGAAGTTTTCACCTAGTTCCTTGGAAGCTTGTGGAAAAGCTGTATTAAACATTTGGCTCAACACCAAGTCAAACGGTGCTAGCCATTCCTCTGGTGTTGCTTGTATAGATTTGTGTAAAACAGAGTCGTAGTTCTGAGATTTTGTTCTCATAATTAGCTCACTTTAATAGGTTAATTAACTCTATATTGTGCAAGACTCTAAATAAATAATTATCCTTTACCTAAAATAGTGTAAATAGCAGATGTCATAACTAAGATAATTATCAAGATGACATTAGCAAGTTCTATTTGTTTGTTAAGTAAAGCTATATATAAAAATACAATCAGAATATTAAATAGGATATAATAAATTCCTATTTTAATCTCATAAGTATATAGTTTTAAGTTAAATAAATAGTATTTAGCTTTTTGTACTATGAACTTCATAGAAGTTGTTGAGCTGACTACTTATTATACCAGCTAGTATCCTAAGAGCAAGACATGTAAACTCATATTCATAGCTAGCGTTCTGAATAAATAAGTTAGATGTCTATGAGCGGGATAGCAACAACAAGATGTAAGTAGTAACAAGAAGACTTTAATCTTCTTGTTGTATAAGAAGTAATACAAATTTCTAAATACGTAAAACTCAAACTATATATTTCTATATTTTAAGAGTTCTAACGCGAGATTAATAGGGCTCTGCGAACCCTTTGTCTAATAGGAGATCATTTATATTTATGTCATCTAGGTAAATAATTCCTAAGTACCTGCCATATTTACCTTTTCTATCTTTAATAGAGTGAAATATGATTTTCTTATCAAGAATAAGTTCTCTTAAGAAGTCCCGTGCTTCTAATCCTTTTTCTCTTGAACTTCCTCTAAGCTCAGGAGTATCTATACCGTATAAGCGTACTTTTATTTCATAGGTTATTTTATAACCAAGATCGCATTTTAGTGTAATGCTATCTCCGTCATAGACACCAGTAACAATGGCTTCATAGGTATAGAGCATATCTTATAAGTAAATATATCTTTTCATAGGATTCATATATATAGGATCAAGTTCACACTTGATTTGAAGTGAATTGGGTTCAACTCTAAAATATAGAGTTGCTCCTTCTTCCACTATACATGGGATCAATTGGTTAGGAAAGAAGTAGATTGTTGAGTCTGTAAGAAGCTCATTATTATCTAGTGTATAAGGAATATTAATTAGTTGGACATTAGGTATTTCTACACTAATTATATTATCTTCTACTTTATCAACAGTTCCTAGTAATATTAGAGGTATTAGTGCTTTATGCATTATTAGGTTCGCTCAATTACTTCATATGTCATCGCTATTACAGATAGTCCCAGTAGGAAATAAATTGGAATGGCGATCAGTATATCTATCATTAGAGTTAAAATCCTGTAAGAGACATATCAAATGGGTCAATCTCTTGTTGATCAGAAGGCTGCTCATCTGAGCTAACATTAAGTTTATAGTCGATCTTCTCTATCAATATGTCTATATCTGCTATCAATGTATTAGTTGGCTCAAGACCAACTTCTGCAAGAAGGTATTGCTGACATTGCATAAGATATATTTTTATATTTTCAAGAAGATCTAAATCATGTATGGTCATTAAAAGTACTTATTGTTTATAGTAAGATAAGTAAGAGTATTATTCTGCGGTATCTATAGCTTCAGCAGTATCAATATCTGCTGTGTCGATTGCAGAATCTTTCTCTTTAGAAGTGCATCCACATAAAAATATGCATACAAACATTAGTATGAGGCTGGTTTTTAACATGTTATTATCCTTTGTGTATCTGTTTTAGTATATTAAGATAAAAACAGAAACAGAGTTATAACAGGTTTTCAAATCAGTGCAAGTATATAAATCTTTTATTTTGGTTTATTAAGAACAATGCGTAGAAGATTATATAAAAGAAGGAAAAATCTCTCAAGAGGTAAGCCCCGCAGAAGGCGAAGCCGTAAGGCTTCGACTAATATTGTACTTAATAAAGATAAACTTCGAAAGTGGTCTTTAGCTATTAGAGAAATAGATGACTATAGATGCGTTGCATGTAATTGTAAAAGCAAAGTACTACATGCACATCATGTTATATCAAAGAATTATAGACCACAATTTGCATATGATTTAGATAATGGCATCACTCTATGTAAAGCATGCCACATGGGTAAGGGCGGTGTACATTCTAGCGAGATGCCACGAAACGAAGTAGTAGCAACTTTAAGAATTGTCTTTTGGAAGAAGAGTATACAGATAGCTCGTCTTCATACCACAAGGCTTAGAAAGAGGTAGAGTCTTGCTCTAATACGTTTTGTAGTTTTTTTACAGCTATCATTGTATTTTGTATATTATGATATAGCATTTTTTGAGGGTTTGGGAATTGAGATGGTTGTTCAAGAACCATATAGGCCATCTTAAGTTCAAGATTAATAATGGTAATAAGGGCTGTGGTTAGAAGCTGTTGATCGTCCGACATAATATTTTAGTCATCTAGCACAATAAGTGTATCTATATTTGTTTCATCTCTAAGATATACTTCAACCATATTAAGTATTGTATTTTTATCTATTTCATCCAATGATTCTATTTCAATTGCTACAATTACAATAGGCTCAGGTGGCTCTACTTTAATCAGAGTGATCGTTGTCTGATAATCTTCTAGTCCTGGATTGATAATGTCTGTCAACAGATTTTGAATATGTTGTTCTATGTCTATCTGCATTAGTATTAATCTCTATAACAATAGGTTGTCTTATATCATTAGGGAATGGAATTATATTGTCTGGCAGGGTATTGCTTTCTTTTTTCTTTTCTATAAGTGATAGACCATAACTAATAAAGCCAGTGACATGTCCTACAAGAAAACAAGAAAGCATAAGCAGGAACACTATAAACCAAGGAGCCTGAGACATATTTTGATCTTATCATCATAAGATAGCAGAATAAAGTGAACTATATATGTTATTCTGCTAAGTAAGCTATATCAGGAGCTAATATGTCATTTTTTAAAAATAGAAGTACTATTATTTTTATTACAAGTTTCTTAGTAGCAATATGTTACATATTTATTGCTTGCCAAGGTAGTCAAACTGTAGAGGTTGCTGAAAATACTAGTAATAGTGATACGTCAATAGTTTCAGTAGATCCATCAATTGGTGACATAGATGTTACTGAGCCTGCTATAAGTGATACTGATGCTCCTAGCCCAATTACATGGACTGATTGCGATCAGTGGCTTGGTTCACATCCTTGTGATTTTACACTTGTAGATCAAAATGGTGATGACTGGAACTTATATGATCATTATGGCAGTGTAATTATTATAGATTTTTCTACTATGTGGTGTTCAGTATGCAAGATGATTGCACCAGAAGCACAGATGGTACAGGATAAGTATCAGGCATATGGCTATGATGTGATATGGGTAACTGTACTTATAGAAGATGAAGCACGCAACCCAGTAGTACAAGAGGATCTAGTTGCTTGGGCTAATGCGTATAATTTAACTAGCACAGCAGTGCTTTTAGGTTCAAGAGATCTAGTTGATCTTACCGGTATTGACGGTTACCCAATTTCAGCTTGGCCAACACTTGTTGTTATTACAGATGAAATGATTTTATATAATGGTATGAATGGTTGGAATGGAGCCACTGTTCTTGGCTGGGTAGATGAAGTACTAGGTAGGTAGCTTATAAGCCGCCAAAAGCACTTATGACTACCATACCAGGCAATCCTTCCCGTATATATACGCCAGAGAAAAGTGTTTCTGTTCTTCCGCCTACATAAGATGTTGCAGCCTCAATATGCTTAGATACTTCTGGACTAGAAGCCATAGCAGAGTCTATAACTAGGAGTAGAACTCCTGTCTGGGGTTTACCTCTAGGTAGAGGACAAGGAGACCCCTTAAGGCAATTCTGGAAGATTGTAGATCCTAGGTTCTTATCTTCTGGGTTGCGTATAATAGTGGTACCTAGAAATATTCTTCCATTGGTAGAAAAAAGCTTTTCTAGATCTTTTCTATCAAATGTTTGTACAGGAGAGTTTTCTGAAGCTAGCTTAAGTACTTGGTATAAAAGCTTAGCAAGAGATTTGTTAGCAGTTGGGTACATACCCAATATGCCCACCTTTCCTCGTAATAGTTCAAGTTGTCTTTCATTATCAATAACAATATGTGGATTGCTATTGATATCATTCAGCAAGCTAGTATAGTTATTCTTGATTGTTGGGTTTAGGAGCTCTTGAGCAGTAGGCTTAGTCACTATGTAGACTACTTTTCCTTCTGCTTCTAAAGAGGTAAGATAACGCTGAAAAGAACTGTTTAAGGCTGAGGTTGCACTTCCTGTCCCACCACCGCCTCCAGCTATTACAAAAAGCCAATCAACTTTGCCCATACGGGTTCTAAGTGCATCTTCTACTACTGCACTATTATCAGAAAGTACTTGTTTGCCTAGAGTTACATCTTTGCCTACACCATCAGCACCTTCGAGTAGTACAAAATGCTCGTTAGGAGTACCGTCAGGTTGATCTTTGGTAGTAGTATTAATCAGTAGTGTCTTGTTGAAGCCTAAGTCTAAGAAAGCTCTGGCAAGCTTGCCGCCGCCCCCACCAATACCTACAAATCCACAATTAATAGCAGATCTTGCAGTATTGTCTGGAAGAAGTTTTTCATCATGTGTGATGGATTCTTCATCATAATGACCAAGAAAATCAAAGTCGTCCCCTATTTCAGGGGTAGTATCTAGAATGTCTGTACTCATAATAATTGCCTTCTTAGTCTTAGGATAGGTTTGTGCAAGGATAATATCTTTTCTCTCGATATTACCTGAATTGTATATTTGTGCTTCTTTTGTATCTTTAGTAGCAATAAGCTCTTCATTCAAATATTTAGTATCAGCATGTTTTCCTTTTTTAGGAAGTCGCTGTTTAAATTTAACAGGTCTTCTGCCAGCAATTCTTTTAGTCATAACTATAGTATAGATTATATAGACTTAGCAATATAGCTTACTCGTCTATATCAGACAAGAACTGAAGTATATAGACTTTCGGCTCATCTAGTAAGTTTTTCTCTAATTCTATAGTTGGGTGTATTAGTTTATATATTTAAAGTGGAGCTCATTGTTTCTTTGTTATATTCCAAACATCTTCAAGAAACTTATCTATAATTCTCATAGGTATATTACTTGATTTCATTTCTTTAGTATCATTATTTAGCTTATCAATACGTGATGATACTGCAGTGTAGAGACATTTTTCATTAACTTCTCCATCTATACTAATCGCAAAGTTTCCATTTTTAAGCCATTCCATTGTGCATATATTAGTATGAAGGTGTTCAGCTAGAATATGATCGCCCTTTTCTCGCAGGTGATTAGATATTACTTGTTTAAGTTCTTCTTCTGTTAAATATATAGTTTTAAGACTTGTTACTCTCATTCCTGCAATCCTTTGTCCACTTTTCTGTGTGGTCTTTTCTTATTTGATCCCAGTTTGTAAAACATTCTGTACATAATGTTTTAATCCACCCAGTATCTCTTTCTTCTCCTGGGTTTCCACATTCTTCACATGTTTTATAAGAGAGAGCTTCGGCTTCAGATATTAGATCATATATTTGATCGCTACCACATGTCATATAGTAGCGAAGACCGCCAAACTTTTCCTTAACTTGTGCTGCTCGTGGATGAGAGCTTATATAGACATCACAGAAACAAGTCCTATAATTATCGGGTGGCTCTTCTTCGGATTCTGGGTCTATATATATAGTGGAACATTTGCCAGGTGTTTTTGTTTTACAGGCATAATGTCGATCTCTTTTACAGCCACAATTACTACACTCTAGATTAGGACTGTTGTCTAAGAATTCTTGTATTAGTGGCTCAAGTTTAGAAGATAGGTTCCATATGATGTCAAACCAGCCATCTCCTGGAAAGCCCCAGCACATAGCTGTTGACATCATACTACTGTTTCTATCTTGATAAAGTAGTGGAAAAGCTTTTACAAGTTTTAGGTCTAGTTCTTTATTCATAATGCTATTTGTTTTAAGGTTATTTAACTAAGATAGCAGTTGCTATCTTATCAGGTGGCATAGTATCTAGTTCAGATGAGTTATATCTATCGCATATCTCATGATCTCCATAATGCCAAGTGCCTATATTATAGTCTAAATATATTTGCACTTGAGTAATATTTTGTACTTCATCTACTCCGCCTTCATATCCTGGAAGGATTACAATAGAGGAAGGATCCTCTTTAGAGAGCAATTCAATAAGTTTCTGAACTTTCATTAGGAAATACCATTTGTTTTAGAGTGTTAACAACATCTAGTGAAGATAGAATTGGATCATCTATAACTAGAATTTTTGTACTGGTTCTAGAGCTCTTCTTGAAAGCATGTTTGTCTCCAGCAAGTTTAGTAACAATGGTTTTTATTCTTTTTTCTGTTATAGCCTCAATAATTCCTATTTCAAGATGAAGTCCTCCATAACGAGGATTTCCTCCAGGAATTAAGAAGATATCTCCTATAGAGATAGTTCTACCTAAGGAGTCTTTCATACAGAAGGTTCTTCAGGTATTTCAAATATTTTATCAGTATTGCCTAAGGTTAGATTTGTATATATTGCAATTTGTTCTTCAAGATCTCCTTCAAATTGAGCAGCAGGCAAGATAGGCAATACTAGACTAACTAGTTTATCGAGAGTTATAAATTGTTCCATTTGATATTTGATTCCTAGGTTTGGTTTAAGTAATCTTTACCAAGATTAACCAGATCCTCTTGTAGAGCTTCATATTGTTCTTCTAGAAGAGTATTTCTTTTACGAAGTTTTTTTACTAATTCTTTTTGATCAAAGAGCTGTCTCTTTACTCGTTGAAGGGATTCGTGTTCTGCTTTTGCTATAGCGGAAAGGAAGTGTTTCCAGTCTTCTAAGCAGGAGAACTTCCCTTCGGGGAGCTCATGATTTGCTGCATGTTCTTGAGGGCCTTTGACATGTAAACTGAAGTTCCATCCTCCGCTAGATTTGCCTATATGATAGCGATCATACTTGTTACATCGTCCACAGTGACGACAAGAGTCTTGTTGGGCATAATAATTTGTTCCCATAAGGTTCTCGTTTTGAACTTGTAAGAGATACTTACAGGTTCAGATTATTTAGAGTGTTTATCAGCTACAGAGCTAGAAGCCCATGAGTTTGGTTTTATCTTATAGTCAAAGCCAGCACCTCTTACATAGCCTGTAAGCTGTTCTACTAGTGTAGAGGTTTTTGCTGTTTTATTTTGTGAAACATCTAGATGCAATTCAATGGGTGCATCTGGATAGATTTCCAACAGACTTAATCCAAGTTGAACTGAATCTGCTACTTCTTGGAATATCCTAGTAGGTAGGGACTGATACTTTTTATTTTTGTATTTGGTTTTTTTCCAGAAGTAATTGCCACCAGTTTGTCCTTCTGCTCCATGTAAGCAAATAGAAGTTACAAGGGTGCATTCTTTCTTAGAGATCATACTATCAGTACCAATATATAGTTGGCCTGACTTCTCAATATGAGTTTTGATTGCATCAAGTACAGTGGTATGAGAAACTGATTTACCTGTACCTGTGTACCATGTGCTCATTTATCTATTATGTCTCGCTGTTTCTTAGAAAGATTAATTAATGTAATACTTTGATCGGGATTAGGTATCCAGTCTATCATGTCGTTTATTGTCCAGCCTATATCTGAAAGAAGAGTTTCTGGAAGTTCTAGATATAATTGACCTTCATCATTTTCTTTTACAGTTGTGTAAAGCAATTCATTGCTATTGTGAAGTTCTGCAGCAACTTCTAGAGCTTCTAATAATATCTCTTGGAATTTTGTATCATCCCATTCTTCGAAGCCTGTTTCTTTTAAGAACCAAGCTTGGAACTCATCATCTATTTCTATAGTAAGAGTTATTGTACCGTCTTCATTAGGAGTTTCATTTATGATATCAAATTGCATATTAGTCTCGGGTTCGACAATCATATAAAGATATTTCAAACAATTGAAGGTTTAGAACTGTGAGAGCAATATAGAAACAAGGGCTATAAGAACCTTTCCATCTAAAATCACAACTACTATCCCAAAATATTATATGTGTTTTTATATGATGCGATTTGTGCAGTTTAAAGAAGCTAATTTCTAGGAACTTGTAAGAAGTAAGTCTAAACATAAGTTTATTCAGGAGAAATACAGTTGGGACACATAGTTATACCAGAGAGATTTTTTTCTGTGATCAAACTAAGCTCAGTGTCATTTGTGTAGGTGACGCCACAGGCATCACAAATCCAGTTTTCACAAGAGCACTCCTGATCAGGATAGCCATCACCATGATGAGCGCATTTCCCATACCAAGGCAATGCGGGTTTCTTGCTGTCAAGATCTGCGAGAAATCCACTATCATCCCAAGTTAGATTTGCATTAAATAGAACACTTGGATAGATATGTGAATAGCTTAATTGTTTACTAGTTAGATCATATTTTTCTCGTAATAGTTCAACCAATTTACTAAATGAGCAGGCTACTTCTTCCTTTTTCATTCCACAGTTTTCTGCTTCATGTTCTGGGATTAAATAACGCAGGAGTGGACTGTCTTTGCTCTTAAGTAGAGAAATAATAGTTTGGGCTATAATTTGTTTTTCTAATTCTTTATTAGTTTTGCTCATTATTTTCTCTTTTTTACTTATTTGTTTGAAGTTTAAGTGTGTTTTCATTTACTCTACACCAACATTCTTCATCAATAATCTCATACATAAGAGGAACACATGCTGCCTTACATGCAAGTAATGGATGTTCTGCTTTTAGAGATGCTTTATTCCACAGCAACAAGGATAGAGTAATACATAAAAGAATAAGTGGAGCGTTATGGAGAAGTGACTTAGCATAGCTTTTATTCATTATCTCTTCCTTTTGATTTTAGTTCTATAATTATTCCACCTTTATGTTTAGATTGAAGGTAGTGACTGAAATGATCATATATTAGAGATATGAGAGCTTTTTGAGTTCCTAACTCTCCATCTTGGTCTTCATATATGATGATATTTGTGTGTTCTGGATTTTCTACATCAACTGATTTAGTTATCCATCCATTAACTACACGAGTTATTAAGATATCATCAGGATCTAAAGAATCATTGCTCATGAGTAAATCCATTTTTATAGAACCAATGGTTTATACCATCACGCTGGATATCGTTGTAAGCATTGGTAAGCTCTTCTAGAGAGTTGATTCTAGCTTTACACCAAGAGGTATAGTTGCCATTTTTGTCTTGGTATAGCTCTACTAGTTCGCATATTTCAGATTCGTAGTCAGTATCTTTATCTTCAATAGAGATGAGGATAAGACCATATTTCCACTTTATGAAGTCCATAGGTTTTATGTAGATTTAATATTTAGGGTAGAAAAAGCTCCCCAGTAGGATTCGATACCTACATCTTCCTAGTTAAAATCTAGGGCTTTACTATTAAGCTATAGGGAGTCAAAAGGGTGGAGGTGGCGGGATTCGAACCCGCGTTCTTCATAGTTTTGAATTCAAGTTATTCACAGGTTTATCTATTTGTTTCTTCAAATAGCAAAATAATGACAAGGCCAACCATTCTTATGTCATCTTAGAATCCACCTACTACAAGTAGGGTAGCCATTCTCTCAATGCGTTGTTTCTCTCCATCGAGGGTAAGATATCTTAGATTGGATAGAAGGCTCTAAGAAGCCTCCCAACTAAGCTGCTAGAGCTACGTTGAAACTGTTGTTGTTAGCAGTTATGGTTTTGAAACTAAGTTTTAGACCTATTGTTTCTTAAGGTCACCTGTACTATTCTTCTTTGCTACAAAGTCGAAGCCAGTTCACCCCCGAAAATAGTTATTGGGCATCGCCTAATTTAAGTGCTATAGCCCATGTAGTTGCTGCACTCCAGCCGCCCCATATAAAAAGATCTGCTGGTTCTCTAATGAAGGATGCTTCAAAGAGTCCTACTGTGTAGGGTGCAATTAATGCAACAAATATTCCTACCCATACAGAGATACAAACTATACACTGAAATAGTTTGCTTAAGATGGGCAAGTTTAGTAGTTTATCTCTTAAGGGAGCAAAGAGAGAACTCATTGTTATAGTCCAAGAAATACCATACACACTAAGAGTATAGGTAAGTAAGATTATTAACAAATGAGTAGGATGTATATTGTAAAAACTCATCAACATCCTCCCTTACATCTAGTAATTGGGCGTAGAAATCGTTTTTTTCTAATTAATAAAGTCATCGTCTGAAAGTGATGGTTCTATTATTTCATATGCATTTGGTAATGTCATTGACTTTTCTATCATACCAGAGTGACTTTTGTAGAGTAGATCCTTGATATATTGATTTGTGGCTACAAGCCATTCTGTATCTAGATCTAATAGATATTGTTGTAGCTTTAGCCATTCGTCTAGTGTAAGAAATGCCATATCATATTGTAATGCATGTAGTCTTTCTTGTTTACGCTTAACAATATGATCAAAATGTTTTTCAGTGAAGTTGTGAGTCCAAGAGATAATAGTACTAAGATCGGAATTTGTTACAGTATAGAAGAATTCTTCTAATTCTTCATTTTGTTCTTTATTTGGCGTATGCGCTTGTACTCGATATATAGCTTCTGCATTTATGAGTCCAAGATAAGCTTTGATTTCTATATAAGAAAAGTTTTTTCTAAAGAGTTTTCTAAGTTTATATATGAATTGTCGGATCATGTTTTCCTAGTAGCCAGTGTCGGCTGTATCTAAATTATCTTCTATTCTATACCCTATTTCTATTAGGGAACCTTCTGAAGGTATTGTATTAAAATATACAGTATTATTATATAAACTATAATACCAATCTGTAGTAGGCATTGGTTGAGTATTTATAAATACTCTTACTGAGTTGCCAAGTGGAGTATAGGTAAGTTTCCACTCTTCATATGGTTCTATTTGTTGAAAGGCATCGGTAACTCCAGGAGACCAATCATCTGAGCATATATCTACAATTATCCCGTTAAAGAAGTTTGTTGCTTCTATATATCTATCTCCTACATCAAAAGCGGTGGGAGTTGATGGGCATACAGAAGTATTTCCATCGAGATTCACAATACTTGAGACAAAAGATGAGTTTAATCTTAACCCACTATACCAATTTGTGAAATCTCTTACGTTTATCATATATTGATTGCTTTGTTCTTCTTCGTCAGATACAAAAACAACTAATAGTGCAGCACTATTTCTCATCCAAGTTCTTGAATAGGGATTGTTAACTATATATTCATATGCTGCATCAAAGCCTTCTTCCCAAGGGCCTTGTCCCATTCGTGTATACATATCAGTTGCATCTATGATGTCATCACCGGGTACTAATGGGAATTGGTTTTCTGTTGCTGCTCTAAATGGATCATTTGACAGCATAGCAAGTCTCCACCCAGAGGGTGGTAGAGCATTTAACATTGCTTCAATACCTACTAAAAAGTTAGCTGTATATCTGTACATTGAGCCTGATGTATCAATAATCCAGAGTATATCTATTTCATCTACACTTGCAGGCTGAGTAAAAGAATCTACCCAAACTACTCCTGGTTCTCCACCTGTATCATGAGTATATATGTATTCGGTTTCGCCAGGTGTTTCTACATAGAAAGTACTATGACCTACTATTCCGTAGTCAGGAGTACAGGAGGTAATAAAGCTAAGTAATAATAAAAAAGACATGATACACCTTGAGTTCTACTAAATCTTAGTACTAGAACTTTCAGGCTAACATGTCTTTTATAAGAAGGTAAAGTTATGTAGTTGTTTGGGTTTCTTCTTGAGAAATTATTTCTGTATTTGTCATTTTTAGGGTAGCTTCAAGTAATACAGTAGCTACTCTATATGGATCTGCATTAGCATTAGGACGTCTATCTTCTAGATAGCCTGCTCCATCTACATCTACGTGTAGTGGAATTCTAATGCTTGCTGTTCTATCTGCAATACCCCATTTGTAGTCCTTATAAGATGCTGTTTCGTGTTCACCAGTTAGGCGACTTTCATAATTTGCTCCATACCCAGCTAGACAGTTTACTGTGTGATATTGTAAGTGGCTGCAGAGATTTTTAAGATACTCAACACCATTTTTATTTCTACTTTGGTTAGTTGAGAAGTTACTATGCATACCTGCGCCGTTCCAATCTCCAGCTACTGGTTTTGGATCGTATGAAATATCTACATCATAGTTTTCTGCAATGCGTTGCAATAGCCATCTGCCTAACCAGATATCATCTCCTGCTCGAAGTGGATTTGCAGGTCCAATTTGGAATTCCCATTGTCCTGGCATTACTTCAGCGTTTAATCCACCATAAGCAATTCTAGCAGCAAGACATAATTTCATATGATGTTCAGCAAGATTTCTGCCATGGTTATAGGTACCCACAGAACAGTAATAAGGACCTTGTGCTTCGGGCTCACCCTCTTCTGGGAATCCAAATGGCTTATCTCCTTCAAAGATAGTATACTCCTGTTCAAAGCCAAATATAGGCTCAAGACTATCTGCACCTTCAGCTAGTACTTTGCGCAAACTAGCTCTGTAGTTTGTTTTACTAGGTGTAAGATCAGAATTGAAAACTTCGCATAGTATTAGTGCACCATTAGGCCTAATGGGATCGTAAGCTACTCTTACTGGCTGAAGTATGCAATCGGAGCTATCTCCTGTGGCTTGATTTGTAGATGAGCCATCGAAGGTCCATGCTGGTGGATTAGATAGTTGTTCTGATGTAAGAATTCTTGTCTTGGATCTAAGTTGTGCTGTAGGTTCGGTACCATCGATCCATATATATTCTGCTGTGCAGATGATAGGTTCTGTAGCAGATTCAGTATTTATTGAGTCAGGTGTTGAAGTCATATTTTTCTCATCAAGGTGGCTGAGAGAGCAGGACTCGAACCTGCAACTTCCTGGGTAACAACCAGGCGTTCTGCCAATTGAACTATCTCTCAGTAGTTTAAGCTTCTTTTAAAGCTTGCTCTCTATTATATTCGTATTCTATTAAACGATTACTAGTTTTAGTGTAAGTAGTAGTTATATTGGGCCAAACTTTATGGGCTATAGCATATAGAGTATAGTATAGAGCTGTTAGTTCTGGTTCTGCAGGATGTACCTTTAAGTCTGTATATTCAAAAAGTTCAGATAAGGTAATAGTTGTTTGGTATTTAATATAAATATTACCAGGCAGCACCATAATTGCTTGGCGGTGGTGTACTCCAGAATCAATTAGTCTTCTATATAATTCAATGCTTAGCTTGGCATGCTCTCTAATAGCGCTTGATGCTGTTATACAAGCAAAAAGATCTCTTGGATAACTTATCAAGGGATCTACCATATATGAAGTATTATCAGTTTTAAGTGTATTAGGAGGAGTATAGAATTCTTCTTGAGTCAAGATTGTAGTATTTGCTGAAGGACACTTGTCATAGATAAAGTTAGGCACTACTAATTCAATAGTTAGTGTATTAGATTTGAGGATTGAGCTCAGGGGAACACTCAGATTAGTTTCTGACGATACTAGATCTAGTCCGTCATAAGAAATGCAAGATATGCGTCCTGTTTTGTCCCCATATAGATATATTGGGGTTAAGTTGGGCAATAGTTTGTCCTCAACTGTTTTACTTGAGTTAAAAGAAGAGGTAAATCTAGGTTTGCACAATCTATCTTATCTAAAGAGATATTATAGTGATTGGCAAAACCTGAGAAGATACCTGTTTTAGTTGGTGGGTGAATTGTAGTACAAAATTCTTCTCCTACTTTAGGATATTCTAGAGGAATTCTATTATTAATGTGTATAGCTTTCCAAAGAGCTTTTAGTGCTTCTATTTGAATAGAGTAGAAGTCTAAAAAGGGAGAGAGAGTTTTGTTATGTACAGTAATATTTTTAGCTATTGGTCTACTACTAAATCCTTTAGCTATATATTGGGATTGATGTTTAAGGTAGTATGCATTTGATATTTCTACTCCAATGGCATTCTTATTAACAGTTCTATTGCCAGCATGCCATGCTCCATGTTGAGTATCTAATAATTGATATATGGTTCCATCATTATCTATACAGAAGTGAATAGAGATTTTTCTTCTATGTAAAACCTTTGCACAGATAGCTGAGGAAAGACATACATCCCAATGATTTATAAATTGGGTAGGAGTCCTATCTCTTTTACCACTGTAATCATAGTATGCATTTCTTCTTGTTTTTAGGCCACTAGGTTCTGACCATAAAATTACTTTAGGCCATTCAATAGGAGCAAAATTACTATTATGTACTATATATGAGTTTTTATTTGAGTATCCAGGAGTAAGTGGTTGATATCTATGGATGTTGCGTTCTCTTTCTAGCCAAAGCTTTTTATATGTGAGTGGACCCATAAGTCCATCAACAGTTAACTGATGAGTGCGCTGCCATTTAGCTATCTCATATATAAGTTCTTTATCTATTGTAATTCTACCAAACCAGCTAGGTTGCCAGCTATATAGTAAGGAGCTTGTTTTGTTATAGGCTATATGGTCCATTACCAATCAACAGGATCATTACTAAGATCTGAGCTACTTTCTTCTTTTTCTGGTTTGCTTTCTTGTATTTCTTTAAAGATTTGGGTTGTAAGCCGCTCTTCCTCCCAATCTTTCTTATCTTGATGTTCTTGAGAGAGATTTTCAAGATATATATCTTTTGTTTGTGACATATTAAATCCATAATCAGAGTATTAAGTAGTCTGATTTTATGTAAGAATATAACTCATAGAGTTGTTACTTTCAACAAGACAATTAAGTTGGCAGGATATTCGTTAGAACGCCCTCCTGCTAGGGTCCAATGCTGTGTTGCGCATTCCACTCTTATTACTACCCCGCCACCATACCTAAGCATAAACAAGAGTAAGTTTTCTTAGGATCCTGACCTATATTGATACCAAGATATCAATTGTAGTCACCACATTACTAATAATACTTATAATGCTTAGCCTGACTAGTTACCATTACCAGCCTGTACTCTTAAGAATATACTTGTACAGATTGTCTCGTTGAGAGTCGTGCCAGCTATATGAGAGTAATAAGCAAAGTATTTTATAGTAGTCTATAGCTTTTTATTGTACCAATATACCTCTAAAGCAATATCTTTAAAATATTTGTTTAGTACTTTATTAGCTTTATCTAGTTTTTCTTGTAATCGAATAAGTTCTTTGCACTTTTTCTTGAAGAGAGGTGTATCTTCTAATCCCCACTGATACATTCTTCTGAGTTCATCAGAAAGGTTGTGTATTTGGAGTTTAAGTGCGTCCATAGTTTCTTAAGTTAAGTATAGAAAACTATGAGTTTATTTGTAAGTGTTATGAGACATCCTTTTCAAATTCAAAGTGTTGTTGCCAGTACTCTTTTTTCCAAAGTATTGGGTTGATATCTACTGTACTGTTGGAACCTACCCACCAAGTTTTGGTCTTGGTTTTTTTGTTTTCTTGGTACCAAGTACCTTTTCCTGTTTTTTTAGCAGGATTATCGCAACGGATTATATGAGTATAAGTTTCATATTTCCAGTAGAGAGTGAGAGTCTCTTGTGATTGAAGAATAAGAGGAGGAGATCCACTACCATAAGATGAAATACTGTATATATTTTTAGACATAATATTAGTAGAGCTATGCCGGGAATTTCCCGGCATGCCCTATAATAATTATCCTTGTTAGCTAGTATAACTTTCTGGTGTAGTTTCTGTAACAATTTGTTCAGAGCAAAAGTACCACTCTGAGTTTTCATCAAGTGTTACCCAGCCATCCTTTTTAAGAGCATAAAGGACGCTGCTTACTTTACTCTTGTTAGAGGAAGAAGCATTTCCATACATGATACGAGCAAGATCTACTTTTGTATATCTTGTATCAGATGTTTCTCCTACTGTATGTTCTAGCAGAAAGTTAAATACCTTCCAGCGATAGCTATTGAGAGTGTAAGGGTTGTAGACAGAAACAGGCATCACAGTGCCATTAATAGAGCTGTCAGTAATAGAAACACCTGTTGTATCAAGACTTGTTTTCATTACTTCGTGAAGTTTCATGGTTTGTGATTCCATGGCTTCGTGAAGCTCTTGAATGGATGTAGCAAGCTCGACGATACGAGCAATATCAGTACTGTTCATGGTTTGGAATTACTCCAATTGAAGGATGTCCTAAAAGGACAGGATAAAGCAAAATGTATTTTGCTTTTGTGAGAACTTGTTCTATGTAGTATTTATACTATTTAGAATGGTATATCTTCGTCATCAATCTGAGGTTCGAAATGGGGGTCTGCGTCATAGAAGGCAGTTGGTATTCCATCTATTTTTATACTATCTGCATCTACCCATTTCCTTTCTCGTGTAATTGTATGCTCAATAAGCTTATAAAAGTGTCCCATAAATCTTTTAGATAATTCTATTATCTTAAAGTTTGACTTTTTAGGAGATGTAACTTGTGTAGAAGGGACAACAGCTGGTGAGCTACTATATGGCTCGTAGCCTTGTTCATCAGTTACTTCTTCTAGGGGATCATAAGGATCTTCTTCAGGTTGAATAAGTCTATTTACGGAGGGAGTATAAGGTTTATATGATGTGTCTGACATGTATTCCTTTTATATTGAAGGTGGGCACTCTCAGATTCGAACTGAGGACTGGCCGCGTATGAGACGGAGATTCTAACCACTGAATTAAGTGCCCTAATGTATATGTTGAGGTAGGCACAGTAGGACTCGAACCTACATCCACCGATTACCCGAATTATACTGGACGGTATATAAGACCGCTGGGATATGTGCCCATAACTTTATATGAAATAAGAGCAAGACCATTAGTGGCCTTGCTCTAGATTGTCTTGTATATTGTAATGCTATGCAAGACATCGCGTAAGCGATGTCAGCTAGAGTGATTCGTATTCGATTAGTTTTTCTCTAAGACTCATCAAATCTTTATCACTAAGGCTACAAAAGTCTACAAGACCATCACCAATTTCAAAAGCAATTGTTTGCTTCTTTTTCTCAGTACTATGAAAGGGAGACACAAGTGTATGTAAATACATATCTGTGAGTGCTCCATATGCTATAGACAAATTAATAATCGCTATGCCTGTAACAGTTGACATACTAGTACAATAGCTATGATCTGAGAGTAGTTCTCTATCAATAGGAAACTCTATTGTTTCTATATTTTTTACCTTATATTCGGTTTGTGTCTCTGGCGAGTCATAAGGTCGATAAGGAATAGAAATTTGAAGATAGAGGACATTCTCTTTCATAAAAGAGGTAAGCAATGGCCGGATTTCTCTGGCTGAGGTATTGATTAATTCTTTTATTAGAGTAGCTATATGTTCTTGATGTTTAGCTGTTACATCGTAGGGTTCTATATAATTTAAAAGCTGCTTACTATTTTCTACGTCTACGAGAGTAAGATACGGGCTTCCTGCGATATCGTCCATTATTCATTTCTATGAGAGGGTGACAAGGACAGCTATATGCTGTCTTGTATCAAAATAGATACAAGATTGTTCTTGATTATATTTCAAGTATGAGTTTTTTCTCTGAGTTTGTTTTTATATACAATAGTAGTTGTGTAAGAATTTCTTACTATTGTTGTTATATACTTATGAGAAAATTGAGTTGTTTTATTATTTTTAACTGGTTCAACAGTTGGAAGTTGAGATAGTTTATTCATATAAAGATATTTGTTGCAAGAGGTATTAGTTCATATACCTCTCACAACAAATAGAACTCCTAATTATTCTGAGTCTGTAGTAGTAGGTATTGAATGGGCGTGAGTTGCCCAAAACCAAATAGCCTTTGCAAACTGCTCTGCAGTATACTTTGTCTTAGTGCCGCCAGGCATATTAAGGTAATTGCGAGCCATTGTCATAGGCGACATAGGCTCGGCTTCTACTGTAGGAGAGGCTTCAATACTAATTACCTCATAATCAGCATCGGTAGTATTCATGTTCTGAGAAGCTAGAATAGTTCTACTGTAGATGATTGCTTGTGCAGTTTTAGCGGGGATCTTGCGACCATTAGCAAATACACTAATGGAGGGTGTTTCTGCTTCTATAGCGTTTGTACGTGTAGAATAAATAGCAGTAAGTTCTGTATTTTCATCTACTTCTACAATACCAGTAAAGAATCCTTCAGGAGGTACTGGAACAATGAAAGTACCTTCCAGTTCACCTACTTGTTTATTGTCCCAAGCTGCTGTAATGAGATCGATCAAACTATCGTTTGAACCATTATAGAAGCTATAGGGAGAGTTCATAGTATGGCGAGATGCAAACTCATTTATTCCAATAGTAATGGTAGGGGTGAGGGTGACTTCTGAAGACGAGATAGTCTCCATAATTTTCTCCTAGTCGGCAGGTGATGCCTTGATGGGTATAAGAACACTATTAGAGCAATAGTGTTTGAATGAGTTTCTTACTATTGAGCTAGGCTTGTATATTTAAATATAATATCTATGAAGTTAAATATAATTAGATATTAATAGTGTTTTATTTTTCCATCTATAATAAGGCCCCAAGATTTACTTTTGTCTTGGCTCATTATCCAAGTAATTTTCTGGCCTAATTTTGCTTTTTTAGCATAGTGGCTTGATTTGGCTTTGTTTTGCTCCATAAATGTTTTGTTTTTCCATCTAATAAAACGACAGCCATTAGTTCCTGTCTTAATAGGAATTGTTTGATTTCCAATGTTTACACTGGAAGCTGTTGAGTGGAGAGCATTATTAATTTGAAGCCATATATTTTGAGTGTTTGCTGTAAATTTAGAAGTGGCTTGAAGAGAAATTTGTCTTCTAGTTTTCTTTTCACCATTACATACAAAACAGGTATATTTAATGCTTCCGCCAAGCATACCTGTGCCATCACAAATAGTACATTTGTACATATTACATGCCTACTTATTGCGTGGCGTAAGCCGCGCTATTCTAAGGTTATATATTGACCACCAAGACCACAACATTTGTAAGTGATTCCATCTATCAAATCTTCTTGAAGAAGATGGTGATGTCCATATACATGATATGTGGGCTTATGACTAGAGAGTTTAATAATATTCTCTAAATTGCGTGGTGTTGGACTATTGTTTCGTTGATATCCTGCTATTGGCAAGAATAGAGGAGCATCATGTGTAACTACTACTTCAGGCTTATGATTTTCCAAGTTAGTAAAGAACTTACTAAATTCTTCATAAGAAGGTGTTTCACTTGCCCACCAACTTTTACCTTCAGTACGGTGGTGTTTATCAACACTTTCCGCGCCACCTAAAAACAAGTGTCCTATGTCTTCTATTTTAAGGTAAACACCCCTTTGTGCATAAAAGCAGTTAGGTGCTAGTTCTACTAAGTTGGGTTGACTTTGTTTTTCAGCTAAGCTAAACCATTTATCCCAATTGTCGTGATTACCGCCACAGGTAATCCATATAGGACTATTGTTACCAAGATAGTTTTGTTTTTTAAAGTATTTATATATAGGACAGGGTCTTCCCGGCCATCTAATTCCAAAATCACCTACTTGGATAATATACTTTATATTATTATTTCTAGCGGCATTGTTTACACCAATAACAGCTTCTACTTCTCCATGAATATCGCCAGCATAGTAGATCATCTATTATCCTAAAGGATGTAAGTAAGGTTCATATACTAAATAGTATAGTATATTTCTACTTACAAAGTGCAACCGCTCTGTGTTTTCAATATAAAGTGTGCGTTGCCCATACTAGAATATTAGTAGGCTGGTGTTGGTGCGCTACGCTCAGTGGCAGCATCTACACGAATAGATCGTCCATCAAGTTCAGAGCCATTTAGTTGAGTTTGAGCAGTAGATGCACTACTGTTTTCTTTGTATGTAATAAAGCCAAAGCCTCGTGATCGTCCTGTTTCTCGATCCATAATAACCTTTGCTTCTACAACTTCACCATACTGAGAGAAGTGACTGCGTAGGGTTTCATCGGTTGTAGACCAGGCGAGACCGCCTGCGAAGAGCTTAGCTGACATTAGTTACTTTCCTTATTAATTTTCAGGTATATGTGCCTGATTTGCGTTCGAGATGGGCATTACCTGCCCCGGATAAGCCTACAGGATGTAGGCTGTTATAATTCCCCGTTAGGGGAAGAGGGAAGCAGTTTAGCCTCTTACTTAGGAGATGCCTAGAAGCTGTACTAGGCGGGAACATCTTCAATCTTTAGAGATCTTGGGTAGATCCATCTGGCCAGATGATCCGCTCGACGCAGTCATATTCAGCGTCCAGGTAATCTGTCATCTTCTGATGAAGATAGTGATACAGCTTATCCTTGCCCTTAAGGGCAGTTCTGAACAGATCTGGTCCATCGCTATGTTCAAGACAATGAACGACGATGAACTCCTCCAGGATGAAGTTGTTCCAGGATCGAGTATGTAGATACTCGATGATATCGCCAGCAGTTATCTTATTCATGATAACTCCTATACTGGGGGTCCGTAGGGCATCCCTACGGGCTACATATAATAGCTGTTAGTAGCCCATTATTCGCTCTTGACGAGCTTGAGCTTCATATTCGTATTCAGCTTGTATCCAGCTAGCAATGGCTTCTTTTAATTTAGGAGGAGATATAGGAATAATTTCTATATTTTTCCCCTTACATTGAGGACAGGTAATGTCATACATGCCTATGTTGTAGTCATCTTCAAATCCTGGTTCTTGATCAAAATCTTCCTGAGTTAGACCATTACAATCAATAGAGGGATTAATAACTTTGCCATACCCATGGCATAGAGAACATATAATTCTTCTAATTTGAAGAGTATATTCACCTGTTTTTCTAACTGGTATTTTTTCTTCAATAAGATATTCTAATAGAGAATCATTTAGGCGAAAATTGCCAGCATATCTCTCTATTTCTAGTAAGATCCAAGGCTTTATACTATTAGAAGCTTTTACTCTTGGGTCATTTTCATAGTTTAATTGTTCAAGATGAGCATTTAACATATGTTTTTTATTTTTTACTATTTGTTAGATAGTTATTAGAGGTAATGTTGCAAGTATATAGACCCTCTCATGGCAAGGCTTGCCTTGCCATGTTCTATATGCTCAAGGATAAGCTGGCAGGGGGCTAAGCCCCCTGCCATTTCCATACCAAGTCAAAGGCTTGACGAGGATTGGCGCGGTAAGTAACTGTTAGTTAGCTTTCTGTACCCAAGGTATATCAGTAAGTCGCTGTAGAGAGGCTATTGTAAATCTTCCTGCTCCTGTACTGTGACAAGCACCTAAGCCACTACTTCTACCTGCATGACCAAGAATCATTTCTATTTCTTTATCACGAAGGGTAGCTTTAGTTCTATTTGATGGAAGATTAGCTGGTACTTCAATTAGGAAGAAGATACGTGCATTTTCTACATAATCATGTTGTTTAACAGCAGTTACAACACCTCGTGGTGTGTTTGCATGTACTACCATCTGATGTGTTCCATCAGGCTTAGATATTACTTCAAGCTCATGATTTTCATTGGACTTCCAGAAGTTGATTTGATCAGAGTTTTTAATATCAAGTGGTGTGCCTGGTGGTAAGCAAGCAATTAGTCTGACCAGTCCTTTAAGAGTAGCTTTGGTTCCTTTTCTTTCTACTGTAATCCCTAGATGAGACATTGTATTTCTCATCATTGCTTTTATTTGTCTTGTTTCGATATAAGGACCTATACTATTAGTTTTAAAGCCAGAATGTGTTTTTTTAGGTACTTCTTCTGAAGAAGTATTAGTATTCTGACCAAACATTTCTTCCATGCGTTGTTCAATAATAGATTCTAGTTCTTCTTCTGTAAGAGGTTCTTCTTCTTTTTCTAAGGAAGCTTTAACCTCTTTTTTTAGAGACATTTCAATATGTTTACGAAATACCTCTTGGTTATGTGGGTTTCCTCCGTAGCATCTGCGATTAAACTCAGCTTCTACGAAGTAAACATTAGTTGTTCTAGTCAGTCTTTCGTTGATGCTAGTGGTTAGATCTATAGGTTCTCTTAGCATTAGTACTTCTGCTTCCTTTTGTTACTAGTTGTAAGGAGGGTAAGCCCCCTGTCGGGGGCTTTTTGTTAGGTTTAGAAATAATACCTAAAGTACAAATCCTACAATTGTGATGGATTTTTATCTCTTTTCCTTCTTTTTTAGTCAGAATTGAGTTATTTCCAAAATGGAAATAGTTGTTTTTCAAAGTTATTAAAGCTAAATGCTATGAGGATGCGGCGTGTAAGCGCCGCTATTTATTTATTGGCTCAATTACTTGTTTACGTAATTTGTCTACTTCGTCACAAAGTTCTAATATTGTACTTGTATAGAAGATTGGAACTATATGTAGCATGTCCATTTTTGTTAAGCGTTCTCTGATCTTGTTTATATCAAGATTAGGTTTTTTATCCATGCTGTTTTTTATTCAAGTAATGATCTGCTCGTTGATTAGCTGCTTCTTGTTCACTAGTTGTCATTTGATTCCATAAAGATGTCATTTCATCTATATATGGTTTTAATGATATGTCTTGTATACAAGATATATTCTCTTGCATATCTATTAAGATATTTTCTAAGGTTAAGTAGCGGTAAGCGGCATTAGTCATTTTATTTCTTTAGATGTCGTCGACGTGCTTTTTCTCTTTGATTAGGTGTCATTTGTTGCCAGAGTATATCTAGTTTTTCTGCTATTAGATCTAATATAAGAGGATCCTTAGCTGTGCTGGCAAGAACAGCTTTCTGTGTTTTAAGGAACACTATTTCCAGTAAGTAATATTTATAAGCTATGCTAATCATTTTTCCTTTTCAACTACATACCAGCTACATTTATAGTACTCATATATAGATAGGTTAGGATGGGCTTTTTTTAGGTTGTGTAAATGAGCCGATATGATACTATAGGTGTCTATACCGCCTAAGAGGATCATTAAGCTGGGAGTCATTCTTCATCTCTTTTAGGTGGATTAACCATACGTACAAAGTGACCTGCTGCTGCTCTCCATTCGTCATGGGTGCAGCTAATTTCAGGATCATGTTCTATGGTAGATGGTGATGAAAAACCAACTTCACAAAGACCTAAAGCTGCTTCTTCTATGTACTGAAGTCGTTGTATTTTTTTATACATTAGTTCAATATAGCGATCAGCAATCTCTAGATCAGATTTTTGTTCTTCAGGTGTCAGCTCTTTATAAGGTGTATTGGCTTGGCGATCCCAGCGTCTTACTTTTGTTGGTGGAATAGTTAGGAAGGTTGTTCCATTTTCAACTTGTTGTCCTTTAAAGTCCATGCTTCTGGTTGAACATGAGCTTTGGTATTCCCACCATTCTGACCAAGTTTGGTGAACGAGATCGGCTATTAGTTCTCTTAGTTTCATTATTTATGTTTTGTTAGAAGTAAAGTTGTATCCATAAGATTAAAAAAGAGAGCATGATACACACTACTGTTTTAGGTGTGAACATACTCTCATTTAATAACCAATAGGTAAGTATGGGGAAAACTAGGTATGATAGTCCAAAAGCTATGAATCTTATATTCCAGGCGCTACCTACTGATTGATAGGTTAGTTTAGCTGCGTAATATCCAGTAAGAGTTATTGGTATAGAAAGTAATAGTGCGATTATCAGCGAGCTATCCGCCCATTTACTTGTCATAAACTGAGTATTACAACTAAACCATATCAATATATGTAGTAAACAATAGAGACCTATTCCAATAAGTAATTGCATAGTAGTTATGCTATCAAATTGTATGAATAAGTCTCTATTTATTTCTATCTCTAAAGTTTTTAAGATGGGTAGTTTCAGAGGTACTCTCTTTCAGAAGAAATCTCCAAGATCCACTTTGTGTATCAGAAATAGATACTGCTACTAATCCTACAATGTCTGCAATAATACTAACTAGAAGTATATTCCTGCCTGTGGGGCTAGGTAGGAGTTTTTTTGATGCTCCACCTTCCCAATATAAGGTTTCTCCGTCCCGAGCTACTGCTATTGTTTCCTCTATACTATATACTAGTATGTCTCCTGCTTGAAGAGCAGTTATTGTTGGTTTGTTGTTGCTATCGCATATATCACTATTATATATAATCATTGGTACTTTTCCTTATTCAAGTTTACGTATTGCATTCCACACTACGTCTCTCATGACATAATGATTTGCCCAGTGAGGATGTCCTAGTGGTTTTATTTTTATGATAGCTTGTAGTAACTGATACCAATATCCTGAGTCGGTTAGTTCAAGATTTGTATGGTAGGTTTCCCATTGTGCAATAAATTCTTCTTGTTGTAGTTCAGACAACTCAGAAAGTCTACCTAGGAATTCTACGAATATAGGTCGCCAATTGCGTAGCTGACCTACAGTAGCACATGCTTCTCTTAGTAAAGTATATGCATTCAATACTGTTACTAGGCCTGCAAGTGTTGGAGCACTCTTAGCTAGCTCAAATATATATTTGTTCCAAGGAAGAAGTTCTTGTGATGGTTGAGTGTTCATAGTTTATCTCTGTTGTTTACTTAGCTTATTTACTATAAAAGTACGTGTTTTATACAGATAGCTACGAGTTAGAGGTTGCGTGTGATCTAGCAACAAGAGGTAGGATGAGCCCCTATCGGGGCCCACCCAGTACTCTTTCTATGCTAAATATATTTACTTCACATTACGTGTAAGTAGTTGATATAGTTATTCTTTTCTGTAAGATCATTAAGATTATTTTAGTACTCGAATTCCCGGCGGCTGATCTTTTTATACTCTCAAAGTATTGAAATCACTTAAATATACATTTGATCAACGCCATTCTTTCTTATTAAAAGTATAACTATAATATGTAAAGGATTTTGTTCTAACTTTTGTTCCCCTACGTTAACGAGATTTCCCGCTAAAGATAGTCCCGTCATAGTTAATTAACATTTCCAGTACCATAATTACTCGCTCTGGAAGCTGAGGTTTAGTTATTGAGGCTTATGATTGCCTCAGGTGGTAGCGAATGCATACCATTTGGTATGCGGCTGTAAGGCCGCATTATCTGCCTGTTTAGCGTGTAAGTGGTGTTTGTAGACTAAGTTAGGTAGCAAAAACCACCGGCCCATTCTTTCTTCTTTGTAAAGGATATAAGATCTATTTACTTATAAAGTCTAAGTAGAGTATTACTCTAAGTACTCTCCTAGGTGTCTCTAGGGTCTTATAGGGTGCTGCGTACACTTAGGCACTTCTTACAGGGTCCACGTAAGGTCCCTGTACTCCACGTACTCCCCCACACACCCTTTTTATATATCTTTCTACCCATTCAGAGCAGTACACCCACCTTTTACCTTACTTATTACAACTATTACATGTATTAATACGTTATTAGTTCATGTATTAGGTGTTTTTGGTATATTTGCTCTTTTTGGGGAAATAGGTGTTTTGGGAAGACACTATTGGGTCTTTTAGGGGTGTTGTAATATTCCCGCGCCCCCCACGGCACGCACGTAACAATCGATTCCCCTATAAGGGATACTCTTTCGTTTTCAATTGTGACCTTTGATTCTAGCCAGTACAAAGGGGTTTTGGTTTGGGGTGTCTATTTAGCCGCGCAAATCACGCTATAAACACTCTTTCCTGCAAGTATGAAGGGGTTGGCCCGCGTACTTAAGACTAAGTTCTCTTCTATAGGCTTTGTTTTTATACAAAACCAGCCATTCCTGCACGTAAGAGCACTTTCCACCCTATACAAACACTTCTGTTAGTACTTATTCTCTCTAAGAGTAGTCGGAGTTAGTCTCTGAACAACTACTTCTATATAAGTCAATAGAATGAACCCTTGATTCCTGCAGTTAAAGGGTGATTCTTCCTTTTAGATGATTTAAATCATCTAAAAGCTATTATAAGACTGATAATACTTTTCTGTCAAGCCGTTTCTAATAAGAAAGATTAGTTTGTCTTAAATAAGAACTTATAAGTGTTATCTAGTAGATTCTATATTCTCTAGCAATAACATATACTTACAAGATAATGGTTGGTTTCTTACCAACAAGCTAATTAGAGTTTCTCCATCAATTACAGATAGTTAGCGGGCTTTTGTAGTGATTTTCCTTAAAAACACCTAAAAGTACCCAAAAACTCAATTTTGAATTCACCAAAACATAGTAGTTTTATTAAGAAACCATTACAGTATCATTACAGTGGTATTAATATTTGATTACAACAGTACTTAGTTTAATGTTTCTAAGCGTTTAGAACTCAACCCTTAATGTGATACATGAGGGGTTGTTCTTATTTAAGTAATAGAACCCATTCTCTTTTGAAGTTGAGCACGTTCCTTCACGGCCCCTGCTCCCTTCCCAAGCCTTTGATCCAGGAGAGCTACTTGTTGCTTTGGAGTACGCTTTGCATACTCTTCAGCTAACACTGCAACTCTTTCTTTACGATCAGCCTTTGCTGCTCTTCCTCTTCTAAATCTTCCCATTGTTTTCTCTAATGTGATTAGTGGTTTTTTAGTTAAGGTATACCCCCTGTCGGGGGATTGTGTTTCAAGTCCTTCTTGTAGGACTATACCCCCCTGTCGGGGGGAGAGATTTCCTGTCGTTCTTGGTACTGGTTTATTTGTTTTATGCTCTTATTCTTTTATCAAATAAAAAAGGGACACTACCATTACGATAGTGTCCCTATATTGGATTCTCTCTTAGAGAGGGTTCTCAGGTTCGGCTTCAGTAGCCTCCTGGGGAGCTGGTGCAGGTGCAGTAGTCCCTGCAGCTTGTGCAGCGACTGCCGCCTTGAAGCTTGCGGTAAGATCTGCGATCTCAGCACGCAATTTAGTGATCTCTTGCTCTTGTGCTCGTGGTTGGTTGACCCAAACACAAGGGAAAGCAACCCAGCCGTTCTTCTCACGGTTCTGGTGAGACAGAGACACATGCACAGAGTCTGCGCTATATCCTGCTTCAGTCAGAGCTTGGTGAGCAGCTGCGAGTCCCTGAACAACCTTCAGGTCATCCTTGCCTCGTCCTCCAGACCTACGGGTAATTCCCGCCAGGTCCTTGAAGGTAACCTGAACGTTACCTCGGATTTCTCTGACGTCGAATACGCCATCGCCAAGAACGCTCTGCACTGTTTCTACATTGATGTCCATTATTGACTCCTTATTGTCAATAGGATTGTTGTTTAGGATGCGGCAGCTACTTTATTAGCAGCACGCTCTTTGATTGCTTCCATGCTTTGAGAGAAGCCATTGAGGGCTCCCTCGATCAAGCCTTGGGACAGGATCCCAACACTTGCGAGCAGCATGAACGGAACCATCACAATGTAGAAAAACATCGTGAGCAATTCCAAGACGGGAGTGTACTTGATAATAGCACTAGTACCTACCAGTCCGATGAGAAGCTTACCCCACCAGGGGAGCTTTCGAGTTTCATTGGTTGTATCAGCCACTGATACCTCCGTGTATTGTTAGGGATGGCAGGAGTACCATACCTGTGGGAGAGATGGCCGTGAGGCCATCCTGACAGACTTATTGGCTGTCTTTGGGGGTTGTTTGCACCCTGTGCGGTGCTTACCGTAAGGTAAGCTTATTTATTTATAAAAAGGGGGACCACACCGCCGCTGTTTGCAGTGTGGTCCCAGGGTAGCCATGTGGTACTACCCTTACAACAACCAACCAAGGAGGAGTTGGTGTCTACGAGGTGGGTTACTCATTTGGTGTGAGACTAATGAGTTCCTTTTCCTCTAACATCACGTAGGAGTCCATGATGTAAGTGAGCCAGGGTTCATGCCTTACCTGGCGTGGCGAGCCTTTAGTTAATCTCTTGAAGGTCATTGAGGTTGGCCACCAAGCTTGTCTAGGACAACTATGAACTGGGACCATGATCTACTTTCTGGTTTTGGAACTTCACCTATTCTGTCTGCACAAATCAGCATATAGGCCAGAGGAACTATAGGCTATAGGTTGTCTGCGCATTACAAGTACTGTGTGTTTTGTGCATGTTCTTTCGCTATAAGTAGTTGGGATAGTTTTGTTTCTTATCCAGGAATCATTTCCCCTTGGTAGGAGAATGTAATAAGGGGAGAGTTTTAGGACCGTATCCTCTCCTAACAGTGTCCTATGCTACTTATATTTCGCATAGTATGTCCACGGGTAGATAACACCCTTCACTGTTTTCCCCACTGGCTTAGGGTTTTGACACCCAACTCATCCAGCCGTTGGTAACTTACAAGGACAATCTTGGCTTGCAATACTTGGGGTGATCATCCCAGTATCCTTACCATATAGATGCTAACACCCACGAGTGTTTTGTCTATTCCTTTTCAGGCGCTCATCACCTTGCGGTTACGGAGCGTAGGGGCTTCTGTCTATTGTAAGTGATTCCTGTTGCGTGGTTCTTTTTCGTCAGACTACCCGTTTACAGGTTGGAATCTATTGTGACCTATATCATATCTTTAGCACTCCTATAGTAGGTTATAGGCTCACTGGATATGTTACTGAAGAGTATTCAGGTATCCTACTACCCTTAATCTCTCCACCCATCAAGTCAGGTGCTGGATCCGTTGATACGAACCACTGGCCTGATCGGGCGCTTTCCTATCTCCCGAGGGAGTTGGCATTCCGGGGATTGCCGCTTTTGTGAGCCGGAAACAGGCTCTGTACGGTTAGTGGGCGTAAGCCCACTTGTTTGTGCTAGCAGAATGCTTGGGCTATTCCCCGGTATTTGAGTTGAAGTATACATATCCAATACAAAACAGAAGGAAGAGTATTGGTGGCATTCCATGGAAGAGTCCCATTATCTTATCCTGGTAGGAGTTGTGCAAGGAGTGTGGTAACAGTCATAGCTGCTCCTACACTTACGGTTATCAACAGTATCCTGCCTATAGCATATACTGGTGGATCGAAGAATCCATCAAATCCACGAACTGCTGGGTCATCCAACGGTTCATAATCAGGATCCATCCACTTTGGTAGCTCATTCATATTGTTTCCTTTTGTGAAGGCTACCTAGTAAACTCCGTAAGGAGTTATTATTTATGAGCTATTTATTTATGAGATACTGAAGTTAAGTAAAATAAAAGATACCCCACCGGAGTAGGGTTCTTTTATTGTTCTCAGTACTCGTCTTCAGACTCCATCTGTTCCATTCCTAGGGCGACACAGAGCATACGCTTTTGGTCTTTGCTGTATGCTCTTGAGATTGCTTCTGGACCTACCGCTTGCGCAGAGCTCTTAGCCGCACAACTCTTTCCTGACTCCCTCGAGAGTCAGTCCTGGCATGCACGCCCCGTCCCGGTAGGTGTCCGGACCCGTCTCATCGTTGCGCCCGACACGCAACGATCCGCACGTCAGCAGCTCGCGAGCATCACGACCGTCGAACTCGGCAGCGGCGTAGGCCTCGTCGTCCACCTCCGCCAGGTACCCGCTTCCCGTCTCGAAGTCCCACGGCTCCTCGAACGGGATGGGCGTCGTGTAGACACTCACCCCACTGGAGCCTCCGCCGAAGTAGCCCTCTGCAGCTTGCGCCACAATAAGGCCGTCCTTGACGACGAACCAGGTGACCTCTCGGTCACCGAAGGCATGATCGCGGAGCTCTCCCCGGACTGTACTCGAGAGTAGCTTCTTCGCTTCTGTCAGATTCATAGCAACCTCCTTTTGGCTATATATATTATGCCCCTAAATACCTGGATTTAAAGAAGATGACACAAGGTCAGAGAGGAGTGCTTCTCCACTGGGGAACAATTCCTGAATGGTCAGCGCCATCTGTACTTGTTCAGGGACAGATCCAATAGAGGTAAGATACTCAAGTCTTTCTCTTACTGATTCAATGTTGCGGGTTGTAAGTGCTGCATCATGACGCAAACTTGTTGCGTGGAATGTGTCTCCAGCTTCTGTACGGATACGGAGCCATTCTTCTAGGTGATCAGTAGTAGTACTGCCGATCTCTACGAGAGCTTCAAGAGCTTCTCTTACTTTGTTTACCAGGGACATATAGTCTCCTAAGTTAGTGAGTTGATGTCATGTGCAAGCATTGCTTCTGACAGGGAGGGTGGTGTCTTTCCTTGAAGGGCTTGTGCTACTTCTTGGAGGGTTCCAGCAACAACACAGCTGTTGACACTGGACAGGATCATGCGTGTCTCGTTGGGTGATTCATCTTCTCTCAACATGACTACATGGTTGGGGTTGATATATACGGGAACCTTAGCTCCGTAGATCAGTATTTCGAAAGCTACAAGCATGAGTACTCCTTGGTTGGTATTTTCAGCGCGGAATAGATCTTTCTGAACTATTTTCCAATAAAGGGGAATAGAATGGTTCTCCCAGGTGTTCAATAGTCACTATCAGGATCCTGCATAGGGACCCACATCGAGAATGGGAGTGTGGGTCCCAGACTTGAAGAGTATTGATTGGGCCCCTTACGGGACCCTATTGGTAGGGAGCGTCAGCGACCTTATCCAGTTCTCTATAGGGCCTGCCCAGTGTGTGCAACGAGCACGGCCCAATCATTCCCTTGAAAGGATTAGTACGCCCACAGGAGGCTTCCCCCAGAAGACTCTCACTGTAAGAGTACTAGATAGAAACAAAGAGTGTTGATAGGATATACCCTGGATAGGATCGAAGGATCTAATAGGACTCAAAGAGTTGATCCCTGACAGACCCCGGCCCACTCTTACCTGTACTGGATAAACACCTATACAAAAGAAATATGTATTTAATTTGAATAGACCCCTTGACGTTTTATAAACGGTGCTTACATATCTGTTTTTAGCTCGTAATCGAGTACACACCCTAAGTGTGTACGCACGTAGACGCGTATTGAACGCTACCTACATAAATAGAACTAATGCTTGATAGTAGAGATCTACCTACCCAATTGTAGGTAAGAATTGAGGATCTAAATAGAACCTAAGGATCCTAGGTAGGATACTAACGGAGTAGTCTATACCCCTGTGAGCTCCGCCCATTTCTTCCTCTCTATAGGAAAACGAGCCACTAACCATAGTGCACTATGATCTTTACGATGGTGACTCAACACCGCTCTACCTGTCCATATGTATAGTAAAGCATTCATTCAAGATAGACATACTGAATACTCTCCAGAGCCCGTGGGTTATAACTTACTGCTCATCTCACTGCCGGGAACCAGCTTTGTAAGCCCGCAGGGTCCTTGTTTATCGTCGCAGGCCCTTTGACTATGCACCTCCCCGTTAGGGGCGTTACGAGTGCAAAACTAATTACTCAATACGAAAGCCAACTGCTTCTGCCAATGAGATAGGCATAACAGTTCTCCTTTGTACGAGTTGACACCCTGACATAAGCCCGACGTGAGGAGGGATTATTTATTTATTGTCCTCACGGAGTCGTTAGCTGTTGTCCTTGAGATGGGAACGGAGTAAATAAAAAGGTCAGGGAGAGGGTCCGAAGACCCTCTCCCCTTTCTGCTTCTACCAGTGGAAGCCCTTGAGCCTCATCTGAGGCCCGTAGCACACGACCTCCCACTTTATTCCTCTCTCTTCCACACGCTTCTGGAGAGCCCGGAAGAATGCAAAGCACACATCCTTGTTCTCCATGTAGTACCCGCGATCAATCACAACTACCTGCTTGTGGAGGGTTTCGTCTCTCCTGAGAGCTGAGGCCATGGCATACACCTTCCTAAGGCGCTGCTCCTTTGCCCGCCGCGCTTGGGCCGGATTGACCCATCCGAAGACATCTGCCCAAAAGGCAAACGCTTCATTGGGAGCAATTGCTCCTTGTTGTCTCCTGCTTTCCTCAGTCAGAAGACTCGGGGGCATCCACACCCCCAGCTCGGCCATTGTCAAACTAATTGACTTCATCTCACACGCTCCTTGGTTGGTTATTGACACTCACCATGAGTGCCACTAAAACAAAAGAAGGGGAGAGGGCCCGAAGGCCCCCTCCCCTGTCTATACTGTTACCTGACTACTTCTTGGTATAGTCAGGCCATCCCAGTGTCACATTGGTCTTCTTGACCAGTGCACCGAGATGTTTGTCGAAGTCACCGCTTCGATCTCTTCGCTCTTCGGACACGACCTGTCCGACTACTGCCTTCGTACAGTGTGGGCAATCGGTGAGAGGAATTCCCATCTCATCCTCATGCTTCACACTACGACTCAGGCTAACCTGCGTTGCCAAGAATACACTTGGCTTCGCATTCGGGACCAAGCTCAGCATCTCTTCGCGCCCATGCTGTGTGGTAGCAAAGTTCTTCAGATACTGAGACGTAGCCCTCAGTCGCTCTGGCGTCATGAACGAGCACCCGCTCTCAGCGATGCCTTTCCCGTCGGGATCGACAATTGCCAAGATTGGAGACCCTTCCCACAACACGGCACGGAATGCCCTGTTGAGGTGAGATCTATAGTGCTTGTTTCCGACCTGTGACGTCTCCGTCACCCAGATGAGGAGCAGCTTGGTGGCTAGCTCTCCCTCATAGCTTGCGCTAGTAGGGTCGGCTAGTCCTTTCAACTGTTCCAGCAGCAGAGCCTTCTCTGCTTCAATCATGGTGTTGCGCTCTTCACGGGTATGCAAGCCAGGCTTACAAATCCGATGCAGCTGTGCACCATAATCATGCAGTCCAGACTGCTTCCTCAACTCTGTGTACTCGGGGGATGTAAGTCCCAATGGACGAATGTCCATCTTGACTCCAAGCCTCCTTTCTACGAGCTTCAGAAGCAGATCGGGGAGTTCTACTGTCTCCTCCGACTCGCTGATTGCATCTACCCTGAGCAGCAACTCAGAGGCCCTGATGGCACAATGCTCAACCAACGTCGTTGCATTCTCGACGTCTCCGTCAAAACGCTTCAACAGGTCTTCACACTGTGACAACGGAATCCTACCGTTGCTACTGCGCCAGGGCAGCAGGTCTGCCGATTTGGCCCAAGCCATCTGCTCTTTAACCCAGGAGCTGAGCATGTCCATGTCAATAAGACCATGCTCACCAACCCATACTGAATCAGATGCAAACTTGCACCCGTCAGTGAGTTGAACAGATCCGTTAGGGTTCTTGAGCCACTTCTTCGGCTCAATTGCCCATCTGGGATCTGTGTACTGAACAACCCGCTTGGCCATATCGATGAACTCTTGAACGAGTACACCGGTAGCCAATGCATGGAACGGCTTCCCGAGCTTCAGGAAGGAGAACTGCCACACAGTAGCAAGCCCTACAGGGCCTCTACCGTCTTGTGACAGAATATCCAACCCTTCGTCGGTATCCGTTTTGGCTGATGACTTAGCGAAGCCCTCGGCTTCCTCAGGCTCAATCAAGAACCGATGGTTCTTGCTGAACCCAGGGAATGTGAGTCTGTTCTTGAACAGCTCCACAGTCCGAGGATCCCAATCGACAATGACCATGTCTCCATCGTCATCGCCCATCAGACCCTCCACCAGATCGACTTCGGAGAGATAGACAGCTCCAGCAGGAACTGCTTTCTCTCCGCGATGGTCACCGATCAGAATATGACCCAAACCACATTGGGCAGGATCAATGATCTTCACAGTCCGAAGGGCCTGAGGCAGGACCAGCGGATACCTGGTGATGGCGACTTCGTCACCTGGCAGGTATTTCCACTCTCCGTCTATCTTCAGTGGCCTCATGACGGCATGACCATCGGGAATCCCGTTGTCAATTACCGACACAAGAGCAGGACTCTTCCGCCCGGCTCCCTGTACACAGAGATACCGAAACGAACTGACCCTCTGGTCCAACTGCTGACGGATCTCGGGAACCGCCTTAGGACTCAACCCTAGGAGTTCAAGCGCCTTTGCCATAAAGCTCAGGTGCTCGTCCTCCTCAGCCATCTGACGAAAGAAACCAATGTCTCCATCGTTCTTGATGTATCGGTCGATAGCCTCGTGGATGAAGCTATCGATGATCCTGCACGTCTCCTCGGTCCTATTGATCCATCCAAGGATCTCATAGTTCCAAGAATACGGCACAGGCCGATCAAAGACTCCGGTAACCCCAAGATCTACTACAAGTGTAGACATGGGATCGTCTGAAGCCTTTGCTTTGGTCTTTGCTGCAGCCTTCCAGCGCCCCTTGATCTGAAGCCAATCGACCCAGATGTCAGGGTTGCCGTCTTCATCCAGACACCTCTCGTCAGGAACGAGAATGCCCTTGATGAAGATACCTGTCTCCAGATTCATTGCACGAATCTGAATTGCACAGGCAGATGCTGGAACAATGTCCAGCATGCTGTACAGTGGATGCTTCGGATGGAGCCTTCCGGCTCCATCCGACCCAGCCTTCTGCTTTCCCTTCGTACGGATAGTCCGTACCGTAACATTACAGTTACGAATGAAGGTTCCAGCCCACAGAGGACCACACAGTCCTCCGAGGTATGCCAGGGCATCCACTGCCCGAGGGAAGATCCTAGACAACTTCCTAAGAAGTTGTCTAGGAATCAAGTGCTTCCCCGCAATGCTCACCCAACCCTGCTTACGCAAGGCCAAGATCACTTCACGGGGAACTTCCGTTCCACGGTCATCATCATCTGCGTTCACCTGATCCCTCAGGTGGATGACAACGGGAGAACCTGTCTCCACAGACCGGGTCAGCAACCCAGCCATGGTGACAGCTCTCTCATAGCGAAGATGTGGAAAGTCCGCACCTCCTCTCTCTCTAACACGAACGTGCATCACGAACGCCGTGACGTACGATGCAACTCGATTAACGAGTCGTGTCGCAGCCGCAGAGATCTTCCGCTGCTCGCGTGGTGTCATGCTATTATGCATAACTTCTCCTTGTTGTTGCACTATTAGAAACCCATGAGTGTCGTGCACTCACACACGGGGTGGTCATCACACCAATGACCATTAAAATAAAAAGGCTAGGGGTGGCAGGCCCGAAGACCCACCACCCCTCTGATTCACCTACCTCTTGAGCGGGACTTCCACTCAGGGTCATCACAACCCTGACAGAAGCCTCCGCAACAGGTACATAGAGTGAACTCTCCAGGACACTCACCGTGGGAGGTGGTCATGGTCACTTCTTTATTCTCGGGGACCACTTCCCGAGATGCTGCACACTTTTCGTGCACCCAGGGCCTGACAGACCCATAGCGCACGATCTCTGTGCCTGCCTTATACAGGCGACCACAGAGCTTGCAGCTACCACGAAGTCTAGCTTTCATGGCATCTCCTATTGTGTGGCGTTATTGCCATTAAAATAAAAGAAGTATGGGACGAGCCTCCGAAGAGACCCGCCCCATTATCCTCTACTTGAACAATCCCTTGATGAAGTCCCAGACCTCATCTACCTCTTCTCCCTTAGGAAGAACAAGGTAGCCTCCCAGCCCCAAGGCTAGGACTCCAGCTATCAAGATTGTTGTCTGCATCAGCTCACTCATCTCAGCTCCTTTGATGAGTTGATTGGTTATACGCCTCATACGTATAAGCCATTGAAATAAAAAGACTTATCCCCCCAAGGGGAAGCCCAGCCTACCCGAAGGTAGACCGGACTCCCCCACCGCTATGAGATCAGGGAAGCCAATGCTTCCCTGATCTCCTGGAGGACCACACCCTTGGTGCGGCCCCTCACGCCCCCGATGCCCCCTACATCGAGGTAGCTGGCCATCAAATTGATGGCCTTTCCACCCTGGCCAGGATGCACCTGCATCCCAACCAGGGTGGAGAGAGAAGCATTACGCTCTCTCGTCTCAATGACTAGGGCCTCCAAGACCCTGACCTCATCTTCCAAGACCGTCAAGCGACGATCTTGGATCTCGACCTCCGTAAGGAGGTCCTCCAGGAGCAGCCGATACTGCTCCTGGCTAGAGGAGATCTCAATGACCTCCTCCTCCTCTTGCCAATGGGGAGCGTCGAGAAGATTGCTCTCCTCGCACTCCCTGATGAGGGACGCTAGCGCCTCCCTCATCTCATTCTGGGCCTCCCAGCCCAGAATGAGCTCCTCCCGGGACAAGTCCCGGAAGGTCTGAATGTCCTCCGTGGCCAGCACAATGATGGCCAGGAGGAAAAGCGCCACCACCAAGGGGATGGTAGCGAGGAATGACACCTGTGCTACCGCACTAGCGGCAGCAGCAGTTGCGAGATAGGACATAAGTCCCTCCTTGTGCCCCGAAGGGCGTTGTTGCTGCACCTACAGGATTGTAGATGCAAGGGTGTGCTGATTAGGTCCGTCAGGGGTAATTGGAGACTCATGACACTCTCCTAAGAGAGCTACATGAGGGTTCCTGACAGTCCCTCTAGGTTCAGCACGCAACCCGAACCGATTCGTTTTGCATACGCTATGTGTCTCACGACATGATAGGGTCTGCTCAAGGTGCTCTTGGGGTGTCTCACGACATTCCCTTGGCACCGCGCTCATCGGCAAGCACCCCTTTACGCAGGGATGCGGGGCTACTTAATAGCAACCCAATACCACAGTAAGAGGTAAGTAGGTGTGTGAATCTCACCGCCTTACTTACTGTGCAACTTCAGCTTATTCAGCTTCATGTAGACTAGTTACCCAATAGGGTAATGCTCTACAAGGTCGAGGCAATTACTCTCTTCCCTATAGATCGTCTACATAGGACTGGGTCTTTAAACCCTACAACACCGTCCCTATACCGGCTTACGCCTTTGTCCCAGGTAACGGGTGCACACTGGCTACTACTAGCCATTAAAATAAAA